ATAAAAATCTTTCACTTCAGGATTGATCCATAGTTCAGGTGCTTCAAACTGTTCTCTTTCCATTTGAATTTTCAAATTGTCTATATGACGTGTGTACACATGGCAATCCCCAATGTTAAAGATATATTCACCAAGCTTATAACCAGTCACTTGAGCAATCATGCGCTGCAACACATTGTACTGGAATACATTGAATGGATTCCCCAACGCCATATCATTGCTCCGTGCTCTTACCTCGAGGTGGAGCTTACCTTGCTTAACATACCATTGAGTTTCGTATACACATGGCGTTAAGGCCATTGAGTCTAAATCATCAGGATTCCACAGCATTGTAATGTGTCTGCGTGAAGACGGGTTGTTCTTCAATTGATGAAGAAGATAGTCTACCTGATCCACTTTTTCTCCATTTAGACTTCTGTTTTTCTTCCCCAGCTGAAATCCATATGCATGTCCGATGGTGCCGTCTTCTTGTTTCCACTGATCCCAAATATGTACGCCCATCTTGTTTAAATCATTAACATCATTAGATTTCAGCTGCCAAATCCAGAGCAACTCTTTAATGGCTGTTTTCCAGGCAACTTTTTTTGTCGTTAAAATCGGAACCTCTGAGTTGTCGAATCTCATTTGCTTACTAATCACGCTTAGTGTATGAGCCGGTGTTCCATCTGAGTCCCACTTTGTTCTTACTTGAAATTCTTCGTCTGAGATTCCATTATTTATAATGTCATTTATGATTGAACTGTATTGTTTATCGAATTGAGTCATGATTCTCAGTCCTTTTGGAAATAGTATTTGAAAAAGCAAAGCATTAATTAAATATTTTATACGAATATATCTGCCAAATAAAATACAACAAAAAGAAAATTCCCACAAACAAATAACAAGTAAAAATATGTGTTTTGCTTGATTCTTTCACCTTCTAATGCATCTAAAACTTTGAACATTCTAAGGACAACATAAATAAGTGAAACTGCTGTCCACGCAAGCATTAGGATGTTATCGTGCATAACTAATCCAATATAAGCCAGAGGGACAATGAAAGATATTCCCTTGAGCAAAGTAAACAGGTAAATCAAATTCTTATTTCGTTTCACGTTTTCAATAGTTGAATTATCGAGCACACTCTTTACTTTTCTATATGTATCACTTTCTCCTCGAATAATCAATCTGACCTCATTAATGTTTAATGCAATTAGATAAGCTGCTAGAAATAAAGTTAGATACGCTATAATAAACATCTCCTTATTTTATATTTGTCTTTTGATTTATTACTACTCTAATCAAGTGATAATTAAGCATTTAGGCGAGTCATGGAAATCATAATCCCCTACTTTAAATAAATTAGTCGGTCTTGATCTATTCACTCGGCTAAGCTGTTCAAAGTTCCTCATTAATAAATCATCTTGCAGCATATTCTTATATCCATGTAAATTAATCAATTCGTTTATTTCTTCGGGCGTACCCTCAAATTCAATACCATTAATATTTGCTTTCATCCAAAAAGCTCCCCCTTTAATTCATTCACTTGATCAGCAATGTTTTCTTTAATTGTATATGGCAACTGATCAATCCCTTTTACAATCCGTTTCTGACCAGTTTTCCTGATTTTTGTAGTCATCTCTTTAAAACACTCTAAAGCAGTATCTGAGATTTCATCATATAGCCCCTGAATTTTCACTAATACACTTAAATATTCTTCGTCACCTTCTTCAAATAGTGACAACCCTTCTTCAAGTTTGTTGATCTTTTCAATACTCTTTAATAATTTATTTTTATCCTTTAACAATTAATCACCCGCGTATTTTAATTATGGTCGATCATCTTTAAGAAATTAGTTGCTGCACTTTTGTATCTCAGGTCTTTCTCGTACTCAGCGACTTGTCTCATATGTTCAATGAATTCATCTTCAAGTCATTGCAACTGAAGAAATCCAAAGCAAAGACCGTTCCTATAAAGCATATCATCATATTTTGCTTGTAAAGCTCTTTCTTTGTTGTTGATGATCTCTTTCCTCCTTATTGATTTTAGATAAAAGTATTCTTTATTTTCTAATTTAAATTGATATTTGTTATGAGGAAACCTCTAGGAGCATCCTCATAACATTGAAAACTTACTCACTACAATTCTTACAATAAACCTTATCAGAGTGTTTACTTAATACTTTGTCTAAGATACCAACAGGCATTTTCTTTTGACTTGGCAGGGTAATATGTACCTCTATTTCATCACCTGAATTTAGTACTTTACCGCAGTTTGAGCACTTTAACTCTGCATTAAAGAAATTCACCCCCATGAAGAAACCTCCTTATTCCCTTTATAAAGTACTACGTTAATGCTTTATAAAAGTTTCAGTCCAAAAAGAGACTGTCTACATGGTAAATTATTTCGTTCCAGTTGAACCGTGCCCACCTCGGTCATCGTTGCCTAGATAGTCTACTTCAACCAATTCAACCGCCGGCATTTTCTTCATGATTCTAAACTGACAGATACGATCATCTTTCTTAATTTCAGTATCACGCAATGCATAAGCAGGAAAGAACCAAAAATCGTTGTCTCCCTTATAAGACTCATCGATAACACCCATTGAGTTTGTTTGAATCACACCAAAGTTCTTATACGTACTCGAACGAGGAACGACATGAGCTTCATAACCTTCAGGCAATTCCATAGCCACACCTAATGGGACAAGTTTAAACTCATCTTTTTTGATCACTACATCTTCAGCTGCACGAAGATCAATCCAGTCTCCCTGCTCAATTTTGCTGATTCTTGTTTGTGTTTCATCTAGATACTTGATTTTAATTTGCATTATGTATTAACTCCTTTAGTTTTTGGTATGTAAGTTCTTGTATTGCATTCTTCAGTTAAACAAACTGTTCATTATTGATCGAACTTTGCCCTCAACTCTTCATATAGTTTACGATCACGTTCTTCTTTCTCTTTGAGATACTTTTCTCTTTCAGCATCTTGTTTCTTTTTTAGCTCATTCTCGTACTCTTCCCACTCTGTTTCATCAATCACTCCTTTGTCATGCAAGTCTTTTTTCAGAGGATGTAATATCTTCTTAGCTTCATGCGGGTATAATATTCTGGTCTCATAGCCATCATCCCAGTCAGATTGTTGACAAACCATAAACACGCCTCCATCTTTAGTAATAATCGTTGTTTGCTCACAAAATTGATTTGCCCAAACATAAGCAACTTCTTTTCCGATTAATCCTTCCTGATTTTCAATGAAATACATTTATTTGCTCCTTTAAATTTAAGTTTGTTTAAAATTACCCTTTTATCGTAATTCCTTTAGTAACTCATCAAGTTCATCAGGCTTAAAACCAATACTTCGTTTTACTTCCTCTCCTTGATCACTCAGCAAAACGGTTACCGGAACTCCCATAACACCAAATCTAGCTGCCACTTCTGGTTCCTGTGTAACGTCAACTGTCTCAAATTGAATATTTGCTTGCTCTAAGTAATTGGACACCATTTTACATGGATTACAATTAGGCTGCTCTAATTTAATTACTCTCATTGAATACACCCTTTCTCAGTAAAAATGAAATCAGAATCTTTTAAAGGCTCAACTGTCGCTTTTTTATAACCATTTCCTTTAGTTGAAAAGAAGTCATGAGACTTAGTTTTAGTGCTCAATCCATTAATAACAATTGGGTTAACGTCTTCTTCCTCGAACTGATGATCGAATCCCAGGTTGTTTAACGCTTTATTAGCATTGTATCTGATGAATTTCTTAACATCTGGAGCTAAGCCAACTTGATCATAGACATCTTCTGTATACTCTAATTCATTTTCGTAAAGCTCCTGCAGTAAGCTTAGAGCCCATTCGTACAATTCCTTTTGCTTCTCTGGTGTTTGCTTCTTATAAATCTCCTGAGCCAACAATCCAACATACGTTCCGTGAATCGCTTCGTCACGAATAATTAAATTTATGATCTCTCCACTTTGCATTAATTTTCCTTGTCCATAAAAATAAAGTGGGTAATAAAATCCTGAGTAGAAAAGAAAACTCTCTAGGAACACAGAAGCAACCATTCCTTTGAATAATGAAATGTCATCGTTTTTGTGAATTGACTTATAGATTGAAACAATTATTCCCGCTTTCTTTTGCAAAAATTTATTGTTTTTCACCCATTCAAAGACTTCATTTATCTGCTCGGTTGGAGCTAATGTAAGAAAGATGTTGCTGTAAGACTTTGCATGAACAGCATTTTCCATCATAGCCATGAAATTTAGAACTGCCTTTCTTTGATGCCCATCTATATGTTCAGCAATGATAGGCATACCAGTGTTGCCTTGTTCTGTATCTAACAACGTCAACCCAGCTAAGACTTTCATATAAGTGTCCTGCTCATTTTTTCCGAGGTACTTCCATGTGAGAAGATCGCCGTTTAAAGCAATCTCTTCCGGAAGCCAGAACTGTTTCACGTTTTGGTTATAGAACATTTGGGTAAAATCGTCTTCATGCTTTGACCAGTTAGCTGCGGTGTACAGCTTGTTATTGTTTAGTTGTGACAAAAATGTGACCTCCTAAATATTTTTCCTCCCTCAACACTTGTAAAAAGAAGGAAATATTTTATAAATGTTGTAAGTTTTATAATGCAACATATTCGCTATTAAGGGAGGAATAAAAAAATGAAAAAGAAATTTATTGCTGGTGCTCTTGCTCTAGGACTAATTCCTTTTATGGGAGTTACGGACGTATCTGCAAAAACAATTAAAGATCAATCATCCCCCACAAAATCTAGTTGGGCATGTGAAGGCACTTTTTTAAAGTGTGGCCCTTTTTCTGAAGAAAAAGGAGATGTTACTTTTACTTATGAAGGCGGCACTAAAAGCAAAATCCGAGTTTTTGTTGCAAATGATGGAAATAAAACTTTCGAGTTTTCAATTTATTATCCAAATGGAAATGTCCTTCAATCAGATCAGGAGTTAAAACCAGGAAAAACCTTCATCAAAGAATATACTGTTAAACAACAAGGAGAATATATATTCAACTACGATAGTGGAACTGGGGAAAGCGTTGATGGTTTCTTTAAAGCTGTAAAGTTGTAGCCCAGTGATCCCCAAAGCAAGTCGGTAAAATTGCTGGCTTGCTTATATTCCACTTATACTTCCTAATGTTTAGCTCGTTTATATCCTTCACACACCAATTGTTAACTCTTAATTGAAGATTGTGATGCTACTTCCGTTTTCTCCTAAACTACACATGACAAGCAACCTTCTTGGCCTGTATCCTTTGTGCGAGCATAATACAAGGTCTTAATTCCTTTATGATGAGCGTAGAGGTCTATTCTGTTTAGGTCTCTCGTTGTCATCGTATCTTTCAAGAACAAGGTAAATGAAATTCCCTGGTCAACATGCTGCTGAATCGTAGCAATAAGATCAACTACCTTGAACATGTCCATGTCATAAGCTTCTTTATAAAAGAACCAGTTCTGAGCCGATAAACCTGGCATCGGATAATAAGTCTTACTGTTACCGTAGGTACGTTCTTCAATTCGCTCCATAATTGGCATTACACCTGCTGTAGATGATTGGACATATGAGATAGAGCCTGTGGGCGCAATTGCCTGTCTATATGAATGATACAGACCATATTTCATAACATCCTCTTTAAGCTTCATCCAATCTTCAATGTTAGGAATATGTTGATTTCCAAACAAGCTTTTAACCTTTTCATATTTAGGGGTATAATCATTTGTCACGTACTTATCAAAATACTCACCTGATTTGTATGTCGATCCATCAAACTTGTAGTACGTCTCCCCTGTTTCTCTTGCAATTTCCATTGAACGCTGCAGGGAGTAGAAGTTAACCGTCATAAAGTATGTATTTGCAAAGTCCTTAGCTTCTTCACTTTCATAAGCAATATTATTTTGAGCCAGAAATCCATGTAGGTTCATCTGTCCTAATCCAATTGATCTCATCAGTGTGTTTGCTCTTGCAACTGCTGGGGCATTTACAATGTTTGTTTTTCTTGTAACAGTTGTCAGTGAGTCAATTGCTGTTTTCACTGTAGTAGCAATTGATTGATTACTCATTACATTTACAATGTTCATTGAGCCAAGATTGCAAGAGATGTCTAATCCAATTTCATCTTCTTGATCGTAATCTGTGTAGACTGATACTTGTGATGATTGGAGGACTTCAGAACACAAATTTGAAAACTTCACTTTTGAAATATGTTCATTTGGATGCACTTTATTTACATTGTCAGCGAACATAATATACGGATAGCCTGATTCGCTTCTTAGAATGGCCAATTGCTCTAACAGCTTTCGAGTATTCCCTTTAGCTTTTCTAACCCTAGGGTTTTCAACAAGCTCATCATACATTTCATTAATATCCATCTCATCAAGATACTGCCCATATTCCTTGTATACTGAATGCGGATAGAACTTGTAATAATCCTTGTCTTCCCTTGCAAGTTCAATAAATTTATCAGGAACAACTACACCAATAGACAGTGTTTTAACTCTGACATCTTCATCAGCACTTATTTTTTTGGTATCCAGGAAGTCTGTTATGTCTGGATGGAATACACTTAGATAAACTGCTCCTGATCCTTGTCTTTGTCCCATCTGATCTGCATATCTAAAAGCATTATCCAATAGCTTCATAACACCTACGACACCTTTAGTCGCATTCTCTACGTCTTTAATCGCTTCACCTTTGGCTCTTAGTTTGTTTAGATTTAATGCTACTCCTCCACCTAGCTTAGAAAGCTGCATGGAGATATCAATAGCACGTGAAATATCATTCAAACTGTCGCCTACTTCAAGTAAGAAGCAGCTCACCATTTCACCTCTTCGCTTACGTCCAGCATTAAGGAAAGTAGGTGTTGCCGGCTGATACTCTTGTTTCATCATAGTATGTACTTCCTCAACAGCTTTCTCATAATCGCCATCAGCGCAATATAAAGCCACAATTGAGACACGATCCTCATACCTTTCCAGGATCTTTGTTTTATCGTTTGTCTTCAATGCGTAGTCATTGTAGAACTTAAACGCGCTCATAAAAGATGGGAATCTAAATTTGTAACTGTAAGCAATCTTATAAATTGATTTAATCTGTTCAAATGTGTATTGATCTAAGAATTCTTCTTCGTAATAATCATTTTTAATCAGATAATCCAGCTTCTCTTTTAAATCATGGAAAAAGACTGTGTTTTGATTTATGTAATCAACAAAGTAACTATGTACGGCCTCCTTATCCTTTTCGAATTGATACTTCCCATCTTTCTGAATCATGATCTCATTATTGAGCTTGATCCACTTTGGTATTGTGTTTGTCAATAAGTTGTACCTCCTGAATGAGCTTCTGTAAGTCTTGTTTCGTTCCACTAAGTTCAAACTTTAATAACAATGGAATGTGGAACTTAGCCGAAAGCTTGTCTCCAGCTAAACCATAGTTATCACCCCAAACCTTGTTACCACTAACAACAACTCCTCTAATTTTATTTTTATTCTTTTTGATAAAATTCAAAGTCCTTTCAGGTACTTCCCCAAAGCCTATCGTATATGTAATATGTATGAACTTTTGAGTGATGATCGTATCATCAGTTATTTCAATTGCCTCAATGTCTAACTCTTGTTGCAACGCTTTTACAAACCTTCTTACATTGCCAGTTTTACTCTCATATGTAATGATCACTAATCGTTATATGCTCCTGTAATTAATCTTGTAGTTGCAGATTCAGCTTCATTTTCAACATGGTAATATGCTTCAGCTATTTCACTATTAATAGCTCCCATCTCAGCATAACCTTTGGCCATTTGAGCCTCATATGGAGACAACTCCTCTAATTCAACAGGGATATAGTTATCCTTTTGGCTTTGAGGAATAACCATTTGGTGTCCTTCTAAGTCAGTTGCAATAAGTTCTCCCTTAAATACTGTAAATGACTCACCATTTTGCATATGTATCTTCTTATTTTCTTTTGCTTCTTCCATAGTCACCAGATCATTACGCTTTACGTATAGCTGTCTAGCTGCCCCCATTTTACATCTCCTTATTGTTTGTTTTTATTTTGAATAAAGCTGTGATTTTATTTAGATACAAGCCGTATCTATTCGTCCTCCTTAGGAATTGTCACTCTTCTTCGATCGTCCATCCGTTTAATCTTGCGTACTTTAATTTTCTTGAATATCTACGCTTCCACTCGTCCCAGTCCTTCTTCTCTTGACCTGACGTTAGTGAGCCTCTGTACTGATTTTGTCTTCTTTTCTTGTCTAGCTCTAGTATATCGCCAACCCATCTAGGAACTGACGGTCTATAGTTACTTTGCGACATCTATTCATCCTCCAATTGTTTCTGCATAAATTTCATTGTGTCTTCCTTTGTTATTGTTTCGGCCACCCTTCTCCAAGGAGTTTTTTAGCCTCTTCAACATCTGTGAATCTTTCAATCTTGTGTCTATAATCATCGATCCACCGGTAAACACATACTGCATTTTCTTCAACTTTCATGACGGTGTACTGCTGCATAGGATCTTCTAGAAGGTGAAGTTTCTGATCTTTATAAAACCCTTGAATCATATAATATCCTCCTCTTATTTTTATAGAATTTCTCTTACTTCATGCGGTACTCCGCTTTCTTCTTGAGCATATACAGCGTCATTGTGAGCCTCAATAGCATCATCATAAGTGTTAACAAGTGTTCCCATGCAATAAAGTCCATATTTTTTATTCATTTTCATCAGCTCCTAATCTATTTTTGTGAATCTCTTTCCCATCAATAATCACTTTTCCAAAGAACATTTCTTTAGGTCTTGCCCAAAGAACACCATCTTGGTCTTCATATGTAACCAGATTTTCTTCTGTTTCAGTGTGAATGACCTCTCCAATAATCTTATACAGACCGCCTTTATAGTGTCTAAACCGGCAACCAACTACTTCGTATGTATCCATTTGAATTTATTGTCCCTCAAATTTCAGTTTTAGTCGTTCATATTCTAATCTTTCCTGCTCTTCTTTTTTCTTCTGGTATTCAATTTGACGAGCTTCTTCTGCTTTTTTAAGCTTCAGCTCATAATCAGCCCAATCCTTTTTTGTAATGATTTTTAGTCTATTAAGTTCATGTTTTGCATATCTGTTCTCATATAACTCTTTTTTTGCCCGGCATTCATTAAATACAATGGTATTTGTTTGATCTTCGTCCAAATCAAAAACCTGTTTTACAATCAACACCCCACCATCTTTGGTTACGATTATAGTGCTATCACAAAATCGGTTTGCATGAATGAATCCAATTTCTTTGCCGATCAGTTCATTCGGTTCTGATATAAAGTACATTTCCTGCCTCCTTATTTAAGACTCCTCTAAATGAAACAATAAAACATTTTCATATGGATCTAATTGAATTTCATTGCTTGTTTCTTCACCATTAATTCTGAATTCAATTGGCGTATCTCCGTTAAAATCAAATTGGTCTTGCAGCGCTTTAATTACATCACTAACTTTAGGATTAATTAATTTCCCATTGATCTCATCATAAGCCATTGGTTATTCCTCCTTTTCTCTTTAAAATCATCCTTTTATCCAATTTCTTTATTTTCATCCTCAGTTAAATATTGAACAGTAAGTACAACCTTTGTTATTGGGGATTGAGAATTTTCAAACTCAACATTTGTTACTTTTAAAGCGAGGTAAAGGAATTCTTTATGTTGGTAAATAGATAAAAATAATGGGAAGGAGCTTTTAAATCCTTTTTGAAGCTTTTTCAATTGACTATTGGTTAGATGAATAACTAATTTTTCATCCATTTCGGTTACAAAAATATCATTTAGCACTAAACATTCATCTGGCTCACACGGCAGCCACTTGTACAATCCCATATTATAAAATTTCAACTGTTCAATTTGCACTTTTATTTCCCCCTGTCAAATATCTTTAAAATAAAACTTTTATTTAAACTTTCAATCGTTCATCTTTATAGAGCCCTAGGTGGCTGTTGCGAACAATTCACACAAATAAGTCCAACGCATTTTTTGTTATAATCTTCTCCAAGAAGATAAGCAGACATTGTAAACCTTGGATTTTCTTCCTCACACTTAATACATTTCTCCAAATTAATCACCTTCACATTCCTCCTTATTTTCACTATAGTAATTAACAGGAACATAATCCGTTTCCATTTCTCCAAAAATCTCACCAGGTGGTATCTTTTCGTTAAACAATCTTTGCAGCATTGTCATTACTCATCTTGAGTGCCTCCTTAGATAAATAATGAGCTAACATACAGAACAATCAATGCAAAAGCTGAATGAAGTAAAGACTTACCGGCTTTCTTGAAAATGTTCTCATCTTTTTCCTGATCTGACCGTTTTACACCTTTGACAAATACGTTGAGTAAAACACCAATCACAAATGCATGAGGTAAAGTGATATGGACATTTTGAATGTTGTATGTATCAATAAGCAAAGGATTTAACACGTGATTCAATCCGTAATAAACAACTAGTGACATAGTCAATGCTTCAACAAAAATGAGTAACCCAACTACAATTAGAGAACCTGATCCGATTAAGAAACCGTTCCGAATATCTTTTGTATCCTTATTCAATAAATATCTCTCCTTTGGTCTTTTTTAGTGATTAGCCTCTTCCACCATGAAGTTTTACGTTTTTCTTCTTCCTCTATAAAGCGTTTATATTCTTGTTTAAGTTGCTGATTAAATTCCTCTATTTTTTCTTGTTTTTGAATTGCTTTTTCAAGGCTCTCTTTATCTTCAATTGTTTTAATTACCTTGTCAGTCTGATATGTCCATTCATTTTTTGTGTTGCGCTGCCTGTCTGTTACAACTACGTATTCGTTAAACCCTGGGATATACACTTTCCCTTCGACTTCAATTGGGTCTAAGTCGATGACACCTTCAAAAAATGGCTGATATTCACATTGCTGCTCAATTGGGACAAGTGCATCACACAGACCTAATGTCCAACTTTTCTTAATTACCTTCCCTTCAAATGTTGCTTTATGTCGTCCCACTTATTCACCTCCTTAAAAGTCTCTATAAAAATTGAATTTTATTTAGACATTACTGATAATTAATAAAACCAAACCGGTTAAGAATAACATTCCAGCTAGAACTAATAACCCTAAAGCGACCCGAGGTTTTATTCTCCTTTTCGATCCATATGTATCTATTGATACAAGTCCAATCAACAAAAGACCGATGATTTCAAGAATATTAATTGCTAATTGCACCATGTCACTCCTCATTATTTGTTTTGATTTGTCGCATACTGCGCTTCCCCGGGAAATTAATTTCTATTTCCAATGAGGATTTCTTATACCTTCCCACCTTTTCGAGTTAATCCAATCCATCGTTACTGGTTTAAAGTCGGTATTTTCAACACTTACACAAACATGACTTAGCTTTTCGAGACCAGTTTCTTCACTATGTGTGTGCCCATGTACATTACAGCAAAGTTGAAATTCCTCAATTAATCTGTTCATATTCACCTGAGAAATTGGTTCATGAGTAAGGATGTAATCCTCATAGAGATACATCCTATGTGGATCAAAACCAAGTCTTCTAAACTTTGTATCTGAAATTCCTTTGTCATGATTTCCTCTAATAAGTATGTTTCTAGTTTTCTTTAACCGACTCACTATGTACTCAATTCTTTTTGAATTACAGAAAAACATATCTCCAAGCCAAAAGACTGTATCCCCTTCGCTAACCGTTTTATTGAAATTCTCAATAATCACATTGTCCATATGTTCAGTATCTTTAAATGGTCGTTTATCACCTTCATATTTGATGATATTCTTATGGCCAAAGTGCGGATCACTGATGAACCATGTATTTGTCATTAAAATACCTCCCTCTCTTTACTCACTTATTCATGAGTAGATTCACGATTAGCTTTCATTGTAGCGACAAAATTGTTATCAAAAGCTTTTTCAGTTAATACATGCTTACTGTACGGTTCAACCAATGTCCATAACCCTCTACCTTCTGTTTCAATTCTCATTGCGAATTTTTCTGCTTCTTCCAGGTTTGTGAAAATCAAATCTTCTCCAGTAACAAAATTGTTATATACTTTTCCATTGTTTTGATCTCCATCACGTCTAACTACGATTACCCATTTTTCTTGATTCACTCATCATCTCTCCATTCTCGATAAAAGGAATATTTTATCCTCTTATTTTGCATTTGTTATTTAATCCTAAACGTTCTAATGTCTTCTTAACACTTAAAATACTGCATTCATTTTTCACTTTATCGGAATAACCCTTTGCACAACCTTCACAACAATTGAAGTCTACATAAGTTTTTTCATCGCTGATCCTAAGACAAATTGTTTTTCCACTTATGTACTCTTTACAGATGTCACATATATGATTCATTAACACTCTCCTTTGTCCTAATGTAAATTTATTATATACATATTATTTGTATTTGTCTATCGGTTTTTAAATAATTTCTTTAATATTTTTCAGCTTTGCAAAAACAGACATTATATCTTTATCACACCGCTCCCAAACACGCTTTTCTTCAGGCCTTAAAGTGTTTTCTAAATAAACATAGAGTTTATCTAATACTTCTTCGGCAGCATCAATGTCATCAATAACAAGATCTCTTACAATATCCTTAATGATATCCTCCCCTTATGAAAATATGATTATTGCTTTTCCATTGTCATTTTTTATGTACGGAGAATGATTTCGGGCAAGATAGTTCCTTGACTTTCCTTCTCCCAGACTTACATTATAAATATCCCTTACCTCATGTACTTCGTATGCTTGTTCTTTTGCATGTTCAGGTGATAGCGCCTCAATAACTAGAGACGCATTTTCACCTTTGCTATCTTTACACCTTACATAATACTTTTTCAATAAACATCCCTTTATCCTTTCATTTTTTCTTGAAGCAATTTAATGAATCAAGCCTTGATATGTATTTGGTTTAATATTGTGTAGAGTGATTAGGTTAGTTAACCGCTCGATTTCCTTACTCATCGCATAACATTGATCAACATAAAATTTCTTTGGCATAATCACAAACTGGCCATCTTTAAATCCTTCCGCACCGGCTTCTTGCATTGCTGCTGGAAAGATATCAATTAGACTCCCTTTTTTAAAGCTCTCAATATACTCATCTACTGAAATAGTGTGCAAAACCCTAGCTAATACTCCATTGGTCTTTTCATCGTTATGTACGTAAATGCTTTGTGTATGTGGTTCAATAACTACAAAATCAAGAGCGTTTACCAAGTCAATTTTTTCTTGATCAGTTAGCATATTCACTCTCCTTTTAAATAAGATTTGAAAAACTCACTTAAGTTATCAGCCATAGCTGCAGCAACTTCAGAAAAGTATTTATGTCTTTTCTCCTCTGATTTCAAAAACTCAACTGTCGTTTCTGCAATTTCTTTAATCCTGTCTTCTTTGATATTTCCATTCCTAACACGCTCTTTAATCTCCTCTGTCTCTCTTTTTAAGGACTCAGGGTAACTTTCCAATCAATACACTCCTCTTATTTTACATTTGTTTAAAAGACAAATTTTATTCAGATTCTTTATTAACGTATGTATGTATTAATTCCTTGAATATTGATTCAAGCACAGTTACAGTAATTGAATTACCGGCTTGCTTATATAATTGTGAGTTACTTATTCCCGCTGCAAAAGCTTTTTCAAAATCTTCATCATCGAAAGCTTGTAGCCTAAAGCACTCTAACGGTGTTAATTTTCTAATTCTGTATTTTGGATATTCTCCAATTGCTACCCCATGCCTGTCAATAGTATTTACCGTAAATTCCGGTTCACCATCGTCTTTAAATCTTCTTCCATTTTGTCGCTTTTCTTCCCTTTCAAGAGTTAAAACTGGTCGAACCTCAACTACAGCATTTTGTTTTTGATTTCTGTTCAACCCTCTCCAGTCAGAAGCAGAAAGTGTATGAGATACCTCAAGTTCTTTCCCAATCCCTGTTCTTCTTGAGTACTCTCTAGTCATTATTTCTTTCTCAATAATGTGTGTTCTTCTGCCCTTCCCAACTTCTCCTGGTGATGTTCCTTTTGTATAATTTGCATCTAAACAACAAGATACTCCGTCCCCAAAGGAAAATTGTTCTATTGCAATTTTAGGTTCTCTGTGACCAATCATGATCGGGTCTTCCACTTTGTATAGCGAAGTCTGCCCTCCAAGACCACCGACCGATTGGGATGTCAAAGTTGTTGCAATGCCATTTGAATCATAGACTCTATTGCCTTGTTTAAAGTTTCTGGAATATGTTTTTCCGTTATTCAGCCACCTCTTTCCTACGTTAATGCCACCAACAAACACCACATCTTTTTCTTTTGATTTTTCAATTTGTTCAATCAGTTTAGATGTTTTTTCTTCGCTTAAGTAATACTTCTCATCTACATATTCCTCAAGAATTTCTCGCAATCTCCTTCCAACAATATCTTGTGCAGACCATTTAAAATTGAAACTTTTTATATTTAATTCTTTTAATCTCTTTTTTCCCTTACTTAAAACATCGTTCCTTCCCTTTTCGACAACCCATTCGTCATTTTCAATTAAATCCTCACGAACTCCAATTATGTATATACGCTCACGATTCTGAGGAACATTGAAAAATTTTGAATTAAGTAGCTCTAAATCAATTCTGTACCCAACTTCACTAAAAGATTCAGCCATAATATTTAATGTATTTCCTTTGTCATGATTGATCAATCCTTTAACATTTTCAAAAACAAAATACCGTGGCTGCTTCTCTTTTAAGGTATCTATATACTGAAAAAACAATGTACCTCTAGTATCTTCGAACCCTTTCCGATAACCGGCTACACTAAAGCTCTGACAAGGAGATCCTCCAACTAAAAGATCAAATTCAGGCAGTTTTTTCTTATCAATCTTGCTTACATCACCAAAATTTAATTGCTCATCAGCGTTGTGAATCGCACAATATGACTTAATAGCATATTTATCAATTTCACTAAAGCCAACCAGTTCATATTCAACCCCAATGTTTCTTAGTGCAGCTTCAAACGCACCGATTCCACTAAAAAGACTCATTACTCGTAGTTTACTCAATAAACAACCTCCATATATTTTATTTTTACTTTAAATAAAATTGATCTTTTATCTAAATTTTCATATTTTGTTGTTCATTTTCTCAATATTCAGTTATCATTAAATTAAGGTAGGGTGAGACGATGAAACTTAAACCATCTTCCATTTTTAATAAAGAATACAATGATGAAGCGACTTATTGTCATGATGTTGATAGGCTCAAAACAAATTTAAGTACAAGCGCTTTAAGCCTTTTGTTATTTATTGCAGACTTTTGTGACTCCAACTCTTACATTGAGTATTCTGATTTACTTAAAGTACATCCGTATCCAAGTAAAGTGAGTGAAAACTTAAATGAGCTTTTAGAAAATGGGTACGTGCTTGTTATTCATAAGATTTAATCAAACTCTATAAATGAGATATTTTAAAGTAATTTTCGTTCAATCTCTTCCCAGTTCATAACACGAATAAATCTGTTGTCATTCCTGTTATGGGGAGCATCAAATAGAATCTTCATTCCTTCAAATGATTCTAAGTTATGTATTCCGTCATCTATCATGATGTCTGCTTTAATTATGCTTTTATTGCCACAAAGCACTACATTGCTATGTGGGATAAATGAAAAATGCTCAGTAAGCCATTCAAGCTTTGCTTTAAGGGACTCTGGATGGTTTGTTGCAGTAGTCACAACATAAACTTCATATTTCTTCATCAGCTCTTTTACTACTCTTTGGCTGCCTTCTATAACATCAAGATTTCTGAACAAATTGTAATCTAAATGTCTATAAACATTATTGTTGGTATTTGTATATTTTTTTATATCCCAGCACAGGATGTCCTCCTCTTTGAGAAAAGGATCATCGTGTGTGTTAATGTTAGCTACCCAATCACTTAGTAAATCAGCTAAGACCTGATCCATGTCAATTGCAATTACTTTTTTCATAAATTCCCCTATTCCACTAAAAAGATTATGTCTTTAGCAATTTCGTCACTTGACCATTGTCCAGTATCCCATGAATATGTATGTAATCCCGCATTGCTCATAACTTCTCTATACAACTCTAAAATTGAATCAATGTCTTTTCCTTCTATATACTCATCTCCCCGTACGTTTAACCGTTCCTTAATAATGCTTGGATCAGCATGTAAATATACAATCTTCGCTTTTATTTTAATTTTATCCTCAATAAATCTAAGCTGTTGCTCTGTAAGGATCGAGTAATCTTTAAATTTCTTTGCATATACCAAGTTAGAATAAACAAACCTGTCAATAATCACATTTTCTTCGTCAGCTAATTTGTTGAAGTGCTCGAATAATTTCTCATTCCCGCTTGTGGCCAACTCAAAGCTTGAACCTTTGATAATTGGATACTTCAGTTCTTTGCTTAGCTTTGCTGCAACTGTTGATTTAAAGCAGCAATCAGGCCCCTCCAAGATAATCAATGTCATTAATCCTCCACCTTTCTTATTTTATGAAATCCAACAACCTGGTAAGTGCCATCAGGGTACTTTACTTCTACCTGGTTGTATCGATAATCGACTTTCGCAACAGCTCCAATCTCATCTGTAAAATCAACAATTACCTTTTGACCTTTTTTAAACATAAGTTAAACCTCCCTTTAGTGGCGTTAATTCATGTTCTTTAAAGTAAGTAATGTCACCTGTTTCATCGCTAACTGAATAGTCATATGTAGCTGAATGCAAATGCTCGATAATCTTTCCTTTTCTCCCCACATGATGTGGGCATCCATATCGTGCATTATTGTTAATTTCTACAGCTAGTCCAACAGGATAACTCCAGTATTTAGGCAATTTAATACCACCTCCCCTCAATAAAAAACCTCTTAATCTTCTGTTACTATTCTAGAAACCTGTTTTTCATTAAACCCAAGGGACGACAAGAACCTCTTAAAATCATCTAACAACAATCCAGGGATTTCCCCTTTATGTTCTTCAATAATCGACGGTCTATAAGTCTTATTTAATCTGGTCACCTGTCCATATTCGTCTGTGAATGACATTTCAATTTGAATACACTTCATTTATCTCACCCTATTTTTTAATTTTGTCTTGAAATTTTAACTACTTGTTGCCATAACAACATCATCAAAACTCCTTTCATCATAAGTTCCATCATAATAACAAAGTTCCACTGTCTTTGTTTCAGGGTAGATGGCTTCAATAACCCCACACTCCCCAGTTGATTTGACCTTAGCCTCTTTATCTAAAATGAACATTCTCTTCACTCTCTCTATGTAATAGTTTTCCTTGGGATATATTTCATGTTATGTATTGCATCGAACGAATTGTTGAAATGTTTATACCTTTCTGTCATTTGGATCGATTTACCAGCTGACTCTGACAGTTTTACGACCAAATGCGTTTGCTTCTTTTTCGCTATCCATCAGAATATCAATACGATTATTTTTAATGTCCCCTCCTGTATCTATTGCATATGCTTGAAAGCTATTTCCTTCATATGAAACTTGCACTAATGAATACAAAGGAATTACTTCTGGATCAACAGCAATTATTCTTTTTCCATTGTAATAGGATGTGTTTGATACATCGTAGCCGGTTCTTGTTTTCCCTGTGCACCCTGTAGAGCAAAATGCTGTATAAGCAGTAGCAACAACTTCATGACTCTTCACTGCCTTTGCATTTGTACTTTTTGAAACTGCTTTATCAACATTTCTCTTTGTATTGGTTTTTTGCACTTTTTTTGTTTTTGTATGTTTTGCTGCTTTTTTATTTTCTTCTGTTAGATATGTAATCGTCGCATTAAGATACTTTTTTCTACTTTCAGCCTGCTTTTCTTCCTCACTCTTTAGCCTAGGAAGGATTCTTGGAACGTCAATTTCATGAATAAGTTTTTGCCTCACCTCTTTTTTATTTAGATAAAATGACTCTTTTATTGAGACTTGATTGTCCTGATGTGTATACAAGTTTTTAGCGCTATATACGAGCCCTACTCCTAACAAACCAATTGTAGCAAAAAGTGTCATTTCGTCAATTCTATGATATACATATTTTTTGTGTTTGTCTATAAGTTTTTTGAAAATTTTCATCTCTCCTATCATCAGCTAAGATTTATATTTCTGCCCTTTTAGTTGTCAAACTCATATTTCCTTCATTATCAACATTGTCTATTCTGCAGACAGTGTGATTATATATGCTATCTTTATAGACTTTCGGAATAAAATTGTTACCTCTTCTGAAACCAGTAAACATGAGCAATGTTCCTCTGGTATACCAAGATTTCTCGACTACCTCTTTCTTTCCGCCACCAATGGATCTAGAAATCTGTTTATTGTAATGACTAAAGCTGCCCGACCACTGTTTAACTGTAGCCACCCCTGTTGGTGTTAGAAGAGTAATTGTATGTTTGTTTTTATCCCTATCTAAAACAGTGCCTATAATCCGTGTAGTCTCATATTCATAGAGAGTTTTCCCTCTCCATTGATAAGGTTTACCTTTGACCGGCTCTGCTGGCAGTTTATAAAAGTCAGCAATATCATACTTGGCAAAGTTTACACCAGAAAGCTCATGGTCATTATAATAATAGCTCAATGAATCCATTTCCCACTTACCTAATGATCCATCGGCGTATTTTTCCCACTCTTTTATTAATAAACAATCATTCAATTTCTTCAGTGGTTCTTCTGTTGTTATCCAGGACTTTATATTAAACATCTTGTTATCATATTCTTTTTTAAAAGCTTTTTCAGAAATGACAAGCTGCCCGTTTAACATGTCAACTACACTATCCTCACTGAAATGCTGGTTAAAAAACGAAGCTGATACATCATCCAATAAAAAAAGTTTATCTTTTGGCGACTTTAATGTTTTGTACACCTTTTTGCTGATGTAATCTTTAAAACGAAAGAATCTCACTTCTTGTGCAAATTCTGAAGGAACAATGTTGTTTTCAATTAGCATTTTTAAATTAGACAACGTAAGCTTACTTTTTGGTTCTGATATTAAGCTAATAAAGGCCTTCATGATTTCTTGCCTGTTTCCAAAAGAATCAAAGCAGCCTCCTTTTATTAATTGGATTACTTGTCCTTTCTTAATAATGCCGCTCTTAAACATTCTTTCAATAAAGTCGTTAAAGTCACTATATGGTCTATTTAGAACTATATGATGAATAACATCGTCTCCAATTCCATTCATTCCTTTAAGTCCAAATAAAATTGAATTGTTGTTAATATCAGTCCTAAAACCAAAATCAGCCTTATTTATATCTGGGAGGTCTATTTTAATCCCTCTTTGTCTAATGTTTCCGATGGCTGAAGCAACTTTTCCGTAGTTTGTAGCAGCTGTCTTTTTGTTGTCTTTTGTATCCTCGGTATCTATTCCTCCGCTGTTTACCGTTAAACAAGCAGTATTCCAGTATAAAGGATTATATCGATAGTTTAAGTTCAATTCCTGTAATGCAATAATTGAATATGCCAAGGTATGAAGTAAACTAAAACTGTAGCCAAACTGTCTTTTAAATTGAACATTCCAGACATAATTCAACAGGTTATCAGAAGTGCCAATCTCCTTTCCTTTTTTAAAAAACAATTCTTCCACTTCTTTTAGTACATCTTCTTTCTTTTTTGCTATGGATTTCCTAAGATAATTTGATTCTTTAATGTCAAAGTTAGCTATATCTTTATCCATAACCATCTGCATAACCACTTCTTGAGTATCAGCAACACCATAAATGTCCTTAAGGTGCCTCTCCATTACTCTGATTTCCTTTTCGCTTAGACCGTACCGTGTCATTTCTTCATACCATTTATTAAGGTTATTTTTGTATTTAACATATGTATCTACAGGCTGTTCTTCACCGTCTGACATAAGCCTCATTAAAGAATTGGTTACTGCTGCTTCAAGTAAATTCTTAGGTTTTACTTTGACAACTGATTGATGACCGACTTCAGTTGAGAACTGGAATAAATCCATGATCTCCCCATTACCAGCCATTTCCCATAGCTTATCATCTTCATACTCAATTACGTCTGGATGGATGTATTTGTTGTATGTTTCCTTCAAGCTTCCTTGCCATTCAATTTCTTTATTCTCGATTAATTGGTCTAATGTTACTCTAATCTTATCTAAAGCTTCAATTGTAAGAAGGTCAAACTTTACTGAGCCCATGGCTTCACTGTCACCCATATTAAACTGTGTAATATAAGCTCCTTTAGGAGTTTTCATCATTGCATTCGACTTTGTATATTCATCGTTAAAGATAATTACTCCGGCTGCATGAGAAGAGCGCTTATTAGTTAACCCTTCAATTTTTAAAGCTGTTTCTTTAAGATTAGGGTATTGTTCAACCTCTCTAATAAACTCTTTAATCGGCTTCCTGCCAGTTTCTTTGTCACCATAAAAACAATGTGTTAAAGGCCAGTTAGATCCTCTTTCAAATGGAATCATTCCACTTAAATACTGGGATATATCATTATCGATTCCTAAGCCTCTACACGCTGTCTGAAGCGCTGATTTTGAACCCTCAGTTCCAAAAGTAGCAATTTGAAGAACACGTTTGTCTCCAAACCTTTCTCTAAGTGCCTTAAGAATTTTTTGTCTTTTTGATCCTTCAGTATCAATATCGATATCTGGAAGGTCAGGTCTCGATTTATGTATATGTCTCCAATGTGGTAAATCATATTGCATTGGATTAATTTGAGTGTTATCGAGAAGATAATTAACTAAGTAACCTGCAGCACTTCCCCTGGCTGCCCCAACTAAACTGTCTCCTCCACACTCATCATCCCAAATAATATTAATGATTTCTCTAACTGTTATGTAATAAGAAGGCATAGACTGGCTCAGCTTTTGGCTGATTTCCCAAAGTTCACCCAGCTCAACGTTAATCCTATTCAATATTTTATGAAAAGCTTCTCTCGTTAGTTCGCTTGTCTTTAATTTCTCTTCAAATCCGTCCTCAATTAACTTAAGGAGATATCTATCTTGTTCATCTACTGATTCAGACATCTTTTTTATATATTCATATTGATCATATGCTGGTTTAAATAAATGTCTTAATTTAAAGTTTGGAAGATCCATTTTAGGGATAATTGGTTCGTGCTCTATAGTATAGTCTTCAATCATCTCGCCAATGAGCATTGTATTTTTTATGGCCTGATCGATGACTTCTTTATCAATGTAGTCCATTCTCTCGTGAATTTCATCAACGTTTTGAACGAAACAGGCTTCATAAAAGGAATCAACTTCTCTTTCTCCATCCTTAGCGTTTAAAAAGGCTTGATGAATTGCTCTATCTTCGGGTCTTAGATAGTGAGCATCTGTTGTAACAATCATTTGTAAGTCATACCCGTTGGCTATATCTATCAGCTTCTTGTTACAGTAAATCTGTTCTTCACTCAGTGCAGGTTGAAGCTCGATAAAAAACTTATCCTTCCCAAAAACCTCTATACACCAAGTTATAAACTCATGAATCTTTAGTTTGTGCTGCTTAATTGACTGAGAATCACCAGTTTCTTCAAAAGCCTTTATCTTTAACAGGTGAATGTTTACCTCAGACCCCAAGCAAGCTGTGGTAGCAATGATGTGTCCTGGATCTTTACTTAATAGCTTCTCTACATCCTTTTTTACTGTCGGCACTCTTTCCATTGTTCCTGTATAAAATGAGTTTTCCCAGGCTTGAGAAGACAGTATTCTTAACTGCTCATGTCCTTTTGGATCAATTGCCAACATCAAGAAATGCGGAAATTTTGTCACTCCCGATTTATAGTTATCTCGAACTTCCTCTAAAGAATCGACTAGGTACGCTTCATTACCCAATATCAGTTTAAAATCTTCTGGCATATCCCCCTTCTTTTTCATTTCTCTAACTGTTCGAATAGCATCTAAATGTGCTGAGAGGACTTCATGGTCTGTTATGGCCAGTCCCTTATATTCCATCTTCACTGCAGTTTTGAGCAGTTCTTTAACTGAGTTTGTTGAATCAAGTAGTCTTATGTTACTTTTATCAGTGTGACAGTGACATCCAATCAACTTTTCTCCCCCTTAAAACACAAGTTCTTTTTGTTTTGTGCGAACCACCTCCAATTCATAAATCTCGATTTGAGGTGTTTTCTTGCCTTTGTATTCATTTGCCTTTGCTTTACCAATTACATTAATGACTAACGTTCCATTTGATGCAGTAAGCTGATTAAAGTAATTCTCATCACTTTTAAACCTTATGTATTCAATATCGCCATGCTTAAATTTAACAGTTGTCTTATTCTTTTTCCCTAAATGCTCAATTTGTTCGACTTCAATTTCAAGATCCGTTATAGCTATTAAGGGTTCTTCAACTTTGTAACCCCAATAGTTTTTGTAACCATCAAGTTGAAGGATAAATTCTTTTCTCAATCGTTTTGCTGGGATCTCAAAATCAACATTCTGAATATCTTCTTCGATATTTATGTCTTTAAATTTTTCATTCAGCACTTTGTTCACCAGGATTAAGTTCTGTCGTTTAATTGCAAAGCCAGCTGCATTTGGGTGACCTTCAACAAACTCAAATAATCCAGTATCTATAAGCTCTTTCTTAAAATCCTTTATAAACCCTTTGTCATATCCTCGTATAGAGCCACTCAAGATCTCTTTGCCTTTTTCGGGATCGTTTCTGGCTAACAAGACCGGCTTTTTATATTCTTCTGCAAGCTGATTGGCCACCAGTCCAGTTAGGCTTTTATCTAGAATTCCTTCAATGTAAACAATCAGTATTTTATTCGCTGTTAAGCTTTTCTCCTTTATTCTATTTTTAATTTCCACTCCAGCTGCATCTGCAATCCGTTTCTGCTTTGCTTTTAGATTTCCTAGAATCCTAACTGTGTCATCATGTATTGGCACAAGCTCAGTTTCACTTTGCCCACGTTTTTTGTAGGGTACCTTTTCTTTAGAAAGGAGGAATGCTCTCATCATTTGATCTTTTTCTTCACTGCTTCCAACCCTAATGGCAGCGTTAATTAAAGGGTTAATAAAGAACTGTGTATTCTGTATGTTCTTGTCACCCTTGGTTGAAAACTCTTGCTTCTTAAACAGCTTCTTTAATAATGGATGCTTAATTTTCTTCAAGCCTTCATTCATAAAATACCTGGTTTCAAGGTTTCTTGAATCAGCCGAATCAGCAATGTTACCAATTGATACAAGGTCTAAGAATTGTTCGGCTTCATTTTTATTTAGTTTTTCATCAACTGCCTGGCAAAATTTATAGGCCATTCCTGCACCTGTCAGAGTTTTATTCGAATAATTAGGCGAAAGTTGATTATTTACTACGATCGCATGTTCAGACACTCGTTCACATTCCTGGTGATCAATAACAATTATTTCTGTGCCTCTCTTATTAAGAGCCTCATGTTCCTCAAATTGACTTGAACCTGCATCTGGGATTATGACTAAGTCAACATCATCAGGAATTGTATCAATAAAAACCCCATGCTCTTTCCCATCTTGAATTCTGTAATGTATATTAGCTTTCGGACAAATCTTCTTTATGTAATTTATAATGATTGAGCTGGATGTGTATCCATCAACATCACTGTCTACCTGAACAAACAATTTATTTTTATTATTTAAATGCTTAATAAGACAATCTGCAGCTTTATCAATATTATTAAGCTTTGAATAATGAATAACTGAACTTTGATCAACATTAACAAACAACTTTGGATCTTCTATGCCTCTATTTTTTAAGATAGTAGCTAAAGGATCGAAATTATAATCATTGTCGCCAATTAGCCTATACTCCATTAATTTCCCCCTTCATCTGTGCCAATCTCAATTTTCCTTCTCATTAGCTCCTCTAGAGTTTCCTTTCCCTTGTCTGCTGGGCTGTCCTTATAATCCAGTAAGCCTTCATAATCCCACAATACATATACACGAACATAAGGAGTAAATTTTGCTGCGAGCTTTAGAATTTTCTTCTGATATTCAACCAGTTTTTCTTGATATTTCTCCTCTGTTTCATGTTCTTTTGGTGGTCGGTATTTATCAAGAGCAATAAAAACTTCTTCAACACCAAGAGACAATAAAATGTCCCGGTGAAAATTAGAAATATTACTTGAACAAACAGCACAGGTAAAGTTTGATTCACCGTAAAAATCTTGGCATTTTAATACTGATTTTTCTGATTCGAAAATCAATACTTTCTTAAACCTTTCTATCGAATTTTTTGTTTTATGTAATCCATATAAATTCATCATTGTTTGATGGTTATATAAGGTATTGCCAACTTTTAAAGGCATATATTTATAGCCTGCATCTACTTCTTCTTTAATCATTGAGCGCCTACGTATACCAATCAACCTATTATTTAAATCTCGATGAGGAATGGTAATCCCTTCTGTATGAGTTCTAAAATAGTACCCAATCTCAAACTCTTTTAATGTCTTGTGACTTATTCCCTCACCTAGCCACAATTGGTGAGGATAAGGCACAAATATATCTAGAACCGTTTCATTAAAGCTGGGGAGCTCAATATGTATTTTTTTCTTCTTTTTGAACTTCCCCATCCATTCCCAGTCATCAATCAAATCATTGTTTATGTATGTCTCTCTATTCCCAAATCCAAATGTTCTTCCTGCTATTTTGGCAACATATTCGATAGCCTGATTAAAAGAGATATTAATACCTTTTTGACTTTTTGCTCTTATAACAAGTTCAAATACATCAAAATTATCTCCACACTCTGTATAACAGTGAAACTGTTTTGCTTCATGATAGTAATACAGCTTATAGCTCCCACCAGAAGCATTGTGACAAACAGTTCTGTAAATCGGATTTCCTTGTTGATCCCACTGATTGTTCTCGCTACCTAAGTCTTTTAAAATCTTATGTATATCCTCAATGGTCAGGCTTTCTTTTACTCTGTCTTTATCATACTTCAAAGGGCGCTACACCCCTCATCCTGCTTTTATATTCAATTTCTCAACTGTAATTAGTTCATTGTCAAGATTTGTTGTGAAACAGTCCTTTATCCGCATGTTGCCCATATTGATATGGGAGAAGACTTTAACTTTGTCATACTCATTTCCCCTATTTTTAAATACATGTGTAACAAAATTTGGCTCTGGATAAAATCCTTCCTTTAAGATTGGATCAATTGCATCCTTCTCTTTTTTACTTAAAGGAAGAATTATCATTGCAGCATCTGTTTTATCTGCGATAGCCTTACTTCCTCTCAAATAAGAAGCATCTATTACTTGTCCTTTTAACCATGCTTCTTTCCAATCACCATTCAACTGAGTTGCGCTCATCATATAGACATCATATTTGTTACATAAGCCCTTTAACTTATCCGACATAAGCAAAAGAATTTGGTCTTCCCTTAAATTGACCCCACTTTTTTTGCTCATCTCTGAAAAAATGGTTACTGATGAGTGAATATAATCAAAATAAACGTACTCTACATTGTTTTTAATGACGTTCTTTTCAATTGTTCTTTCAATCTCCTGAATATTAAAATCAGGCAGATGTTCGAACCATATGTTAGACTCTTGAAGAACCTTAGCAGCCTTACGCACAAGTTGTTTTTCTTGTTCATTGATTGTGTTTCTAAGGATTTTTTTCTCTTCTACACCACTAATGTAGGCAAGTGCTAAACTTTGCAATTCTTCGGCCATCATTTCTGTTGAAATAACTGTAGAACTTTCACTCCATGGGTTTGATACCCATTCCTTCTTTTTAGGATCATAAAGTTCGGTTGCACTTAAGCGACAAGCGTCAGCGACCATGTTTCTTGTTTTACCGCCACCTGTAATACTTGAGCGCAGATAGAACTTTTTCTTCCGTGATCCACGAAATATTGAGGTGAGCATTTCGCTATTTAATGGAACTCCAATATCCGGGGACTCTTCGAATGAATCCAATAATTCATTAATACCTTCTCCGCCCTGGATTCCCACACTTTCAGATGAAGTTCTGAATTTTTCTTTTATGTCTACAATCTTCATTTCATAAGCTGCTAAAATCTCATCAATCGACTTCTTATCAAACTGTTCTTGCATCTTTTCTTGTTCTTTTGGGTCAATCAGAGATTCATCATATATTTCCTTAATATCGAATCCCAAGCCATCCATTTCTCTAAGCAGACTAAACTTTTTTAATCTTTTATAATGGTAATCAAAGTTTTCGACAACTGCCAACTCTTGAATTCTTTCTATATATTCAAGACCGTTATTATCATGGAAAATTTTATATTGAATATCGTAATCCTTTAGATATCCATCTATTTCAACCTCATTCAATACTTCAGTTCCTTGATGAAATAGGTTGCTCATGGCAAAAAACAATATTGAATGAAACCTTGAAGGAAAATCATCCGAAGTTATCTTATATTTATTGCTCTCTGACAAGATTGTGGGATCTTTTAGAATGCTCCCTAAAACTTGAATTATTGCCTGTTTGTCTTGTAGCAAATGGACTCTCCTTCCTATAGCGTTGAGATATCAACTAGCCCTCTTTTCTTTCTCATTCCTTTTTTTACGACTAACGTAATTTCTTCTCTTTTATGATTCTTTGGGTCTTCAGCTGATTTTCGGATGGCCTTTTGTCTAATGTAATGCCGCTTTGCTTCATCATAAACAAATGGAACGATTCCAATGCCATCTCCTTCTCTGGGTTGATTATCTAAAGTTTCATAAAAGTATCTAAGCGCTAGCTCAATGCCTTTAAGCTTATACCCATATTCCTCTTGATACTCTTTAATTTGTTTCAACATCATGCCAGTTGGAGATGTAAGACCATATAGATTGCATATGTATTGAATTAACTCTTTTCTGTGATCTGATTCTTGCTTCCAGGTATTAAAACACTTTTCATGGTAATATCTTTTTTTATAAGGAATGGCTGAGTCTTTGTCTAACTTGGTCTCGCAATAAGGACATTTAACTTGTCTCCCCAAATAATCACTCCTAATAAGGAGGAGAGAATAATCCCCCCTCTTTTATTCTGCTAGAAGGTCTTTTAGATCATCTAGAATTACAGACATGACACCTACTTGCTTACGGCTGCACTCAGTAACTTTTACACCCTTACCTAAATGTTTCTCTGTAATCTCATTAACTTCTTCTAAACGGCCTTCTTCATTAAGCTTCATGCCAATTTCTTTAATTTGATCCATTAATGAGTTGAAATCAAGTTCTTCTGAAGCGTTGTTTTGTTTTTGCTCTTCGTATGTAACAGCGACAATTCCTTCTGCTTGCTCCTGTCTTTCGACTGCCTCAATAATTGCTTTTTCTAAGTTTTCTGCAGTAAATTCAGGAAGGTATGTGTCAATGTAATCAAATCGGCTACGAGCAAAATGCTCTTCAGTTTCAGCTAACCAAGCACTTGATTTGATTACTTTTCTATCTTCATCAACACCATTAGAACTTAGATAAAGAACAATATCGCTGTTATCAATTACTGGAGCTAAAACTCGTTTATCCCCCTTCGGATATACTTTGCCTTTTTTGTCTTCAGCAGCATGAGCAATAAAGATAACCGTAAATCCTACGCCAATTAATTTATTGATTTCTTCCCATACTTCAGTTTCATACTCTTTCCAAAGGCCAAACCCATCATTACCATCTTTAATCCGTTCTACATCATATTGCTCGCATACATATCTAGTCGCATATTTAGCAAAAGCGTCTACTTCATCAACAATGATTGTCTGATACATTTCTTTGGCTTTTTCAGCATTTTTAGTTAACTGTTTGTTTACCTTTTTAAAATCAGCCCAACTATTGATAGGCATGAATTGGACACCGGCAATGGCATTTAATCCTTTTTCGAATGGCAGATATAACGGTTTCTTCATCCGAGTGCTTTGCTTAGTTTTACCTAAGTTGTTAGAACCGTAGATTGTGATAACTTTTCCTTCTAATCCTTTTGCTACTACAGAAACTTGTGGGTTGAAAATATCGATTGCCATTTAAGTTCTCCTTTTATTTTGAATTTGTTGGGTGAGTCGGAGCTCACCCCAGGTATGTATTAGATTAATGATCTATTTTATTTTAGAAAGGGAGATCATCATCTGAAATTTCAACCGGCTTTGAAGGCTTGTTATTAGGAGCACTTCCACCAAACCCAGATTTTTTATTGTTTTCTTTGCTGCTTTCGTTCTTAAGTCCTTCTAGATAAGTCTCTCTTTCAGTCAATGCTTTTTTAATTACTTCTGGATTAAAAGCATTTTTACTATCTTCATCATAAGGATCGTTCCCACCTGTAACTAGATACTCTCTTTTTGTAATGGAGGTGATTTCTTTTTTGTCTTCTCCAAATGCAGCAGTTTTGGTTGTTACTTTTTGTTCTTTATAATTAATAATCTTTCCGAAGACATTAACCGTAGATCCTTTTTCATAATTGTTTTCAACATATTGAGAACCTTCCTTAGTCACTACAAATGTAAAAGGAATGACTTTCCCGCCATACAAAGGGATATAACCATTTAAATTAACTCTTCCTGTTTCTTCTCCTTTTACTTTTTCTTCAGTTACATTTTTAACAAACAGTTCAACATCAAATTCAGCTTTAGGATTAAATTCTTCATTAGCATCCAGTCTGTTTACAAAGTTAGTGGTTAGCTGTGGGTACGCCTTTAATACTCCTTGAGAGTAATATTCATTTAATCCAATCTTACCTTGGGTGATTCTCACTTTATCAGCTTGATCTCTTCCATGTTCTGCGATGGACTTATAATCACTTATGATAGTTTGATACCCTTTGGCAATAGCATTATCTGTACCATCAGCTTTCTTATATTTTGAAAAGCCTTTAACTGTATGCACTTCGTTAGGTGCAACCTCAATATCTAATTCAATATTTAGTCCATTTCCATTTTTCCACTCAGTGTGTCTTACTTCTGCCAGGGTTCCTTCAATTGTTACAACGTTTGATGCTTCACGTAATACCGTTTTGTTTTCCGTCATATATTTTTATCACCCTCTATTTTTATTTTTGTCTATTGTGATTTTTCTTTGAATATGTAATTTTGCTAAACTTGCAGTCTTTGATTCCAAGTTCTTTACTAAGTTCTATGTACCTTCTTTTTGGGAACTTCCAATCATTTTGGTCAGAAAAGCATCCTGACTTATTTACAATTTCAAATACCTGCTTTTTTCTGTTAACTTTGATTGTCATGTTTCCGTAAGCATACTCTGTGAAGAATAAACGTTTTTTAACTCGCTCAGGATGAGTTTCTTTGACAAGTGAGACATTCCTTATCATCTTTAACAGTGCCTGATCAGGAGTAATTGTCTTGTTGCCTTTAACGTTTTCTCTGTAATAGCTTAATGCCTTCTCTGTTATCCCCAGTACCTCCAAGTAGTTCGCCTCCTTCCCTTTAACTTGATTTTATTATATACATATTTTTTATCTTTGTCTATATGTTTTATAAACTTTTATATTTTTTATTTTTGTGTTTCATTCGCAATCTTTCTAATTCGAATAAAATTATCATTTTATTGAGTTACAAGGGTCAAGGAGCCACACAATGGCAGCTCCTGAGTTGATCAGCCTCCGACTCTAACTCCCATATTAGCTCATCCCCCAATAATATTAATCACTTTTTAACCCCCAAAACCATTTTAATACTCTCCCTTAGGATTAAAGAGAATTATATCATGAATTTATAAAATTTACACAATTTCACTCCATAACCATACATCCATTGTTTGCAATGTAAATCCGTCGGGCAGCTTCTTCATTTTTATATTAACATTAAATCTCTTTCCGGTTGTTTTATGTACAATAGCCAGTTCTTCTCCATTAAAGAATCGCACAATGGCCTCATCAAATGCAATTGGCTGATTAACCACATAACCTTCCTTTAAAGCTCTAATAAACAAATAAGGGTCGTTTTTATAAAGCTCGTAAAGGACATTGGCATATTGTTCGTTTTTGTCTCTAAGTAGTTCAAAATTAATCAACGGTATGTATAAGTCTTTGTCTGATAAATTTAATTTGTTTCTAAAGTATTTAATTGCTTCATCTTGCTCTTTAGAAATGATGTTTGACATTCAGTTAACCCCTTTATTCGTATGATAACTAGGCTAATCTTAGAGACTAGCCCAGCATTGCCTTATAAATATTCTACTAGACCATCGTCTTTAGCTCCTTCTGCTATTAGACTATAGGCAGCCAGAAGATGCTCTTTGATTTTCTCTTTTGTTTCTTCCCCGAATGCATCAAAACCAATTTTAACATCGCTTGAGTAATTAATTTTCCTCATTCCCCTTACCTCCCGTCCATTGGTCTAACATTTTCAAAATCCTCTATGTCATCAACATATTCAACGTATTCTATTTCGATATTTCCCGCTGCATCTTCATGTACCCATACTTCCATTTCGGCTACCGCTTTCACTTTCGCTTTGTATCTCATTATTATTTAGATTCTTTTCTTATCCATTTTCTAACCTTCACTTCTTTTAACTCCACTTCATAACAATCCACTTGTTCTTCAAATTCCCAAGGGCTTTCATACTGGTTTTCAGTTGCGCCTTTGCTATAGAAAGTTTCAAAAAAGCGCCCCTGATATGAGAACACAATTCTATAGTGAATGCTCCACCTAGACGTGTCAGTGATTTCTTCTAAAATTGAGGATTCCGGCAGTCCCAATTCATTTACCATGTAATCTTTGTCCAATTTAATTTTCATTTAAAATAACCCCTCTTCCTTTGCAGCATTTACATTCGACTAAAGGCTCGTTGATTTTAGCCATCAGATCATCTAAAAATTTCTTAATATTACTCTTCAAATCCTCAACGTCCTTACCACTAAAAGGCTCTACAATTGGGTTTGGGTAGCTCTGATAGGCTTTAGGTGCAACATTGTAAATTTCAACTTCCCGCTTTGTTTGAAACCTTTTCTCAAGTTTAGGCTTTCTCCGTTTGTACATTGCATTAAGATCAACTATATACTCGTGAGGTTTGTAAAGCTCCAGAACCTTGACCACAGTTAAACAGAAATCATAATCACTCGTGATTCTTGCAAATTTAGGGTTTATATTGGCTTTTATATGGTTTCTGATAATCTTATAGCTTTCTTCATGGGACAAGTAACACGGCTTTGTTTCAAGAAGCATTGGATGAGTTTGAATTCTATCCAGTAAGTTATAATTCAAGTTAAAATTTTGACTTTGTAGCTTAAGTTCTCCGTCAATTTCTTCAATTACATTCATTTCGAATTCAATTTTTTGGTTCTGTTGTGGGACTTCTTCAAATTTCAAATCATATAGCCCCTTCACTTCATAGTATTCACTGTCTTCACCTATGTAAGAATCTTTAATTACTTTAGGAGTTAATTCAGATTCTTGGAATCCCTCTTTTAATTCATACCTATGATTGATTTTTTTAGCTGGCATTTGTTTTTCAATAACACTTGGCTCCTTTTCAAGCTTAAACCAGTCCGACTTATACGTTTCAGTTGCTCGTTTCCCATCGAAAAGCAATTCATCTAATTGACTATGAAAATATCTCTTGCCCTCAATATTGTCTGACACCAAAAAACAGTTACTTGTTTTAATACCAATTAGCTTCATCAAAATTCTCCTTTTTAATTTTATTTTTATTCTTATATCATCTCTGTTTTATCTAGATCTTCTAATTTTATTTTTATCCAACAAATCAATAATGTAAGTCTCATACATGTCATCCCAATAAGGATCTGTTCTCGCTATGTATTTCTTTGTTCTTCCGTTCTCCTCAATCTTAAAGGTTTGTCCCTTTTTAATATCGGTGAACTTTTTCTTTCTCCATATTCCCCTGATCAACACATCAACTTCTTTAACCTCAACTGTTTGCTGCAGCATCACATTCCTCCTTTTTGATTTTCATGTATCAAGCCTGTACAATATTCAAAAACCCTAAAGGATGATGAATATGTGTGGCAGGTTCACTTTATTTTCTGAGTTTGATGACATCATTGAGCAATTCAACATAGATCAATTCTTACCTGAAGGTGAATATCACCCTAGCTATAATGTTGCTCCTTCACAAAACATCCTGACAATCATTAACGATGGATCCAATAACCGTCTTGGCAAACTTAGATGGGGTCTTATCCCTCCTTGGGCTAAAGACGAAAAGATCGGTTATAAAATGATTAATGCTCGAGCTGAAACATTGGCTGAGAAACCAAGCTTCAGAAAACCGCTCGTCAGCAAACGTTGTATCATACCGGCTGACAGTTTTTATGAATGGAAACGCCTTGATCCAAAGACTAAGATTCCTATGCGTATTAAACTTAAATCGTCGAATCTCTTTGCTTTTGCCGGCTTATATGAAAAGTGGAATACACCAGAGGGCAATCCGCTATATACATGCACAATCATTACTACAAAGCCTAATGAGCTTATGGAAGACATACATGATCGAATGCCAGTTATCCTTACTGATGAGAATGAAAAGGAATGGCTAAATCCCAAAAACACCGATCCTGATTATCTTCAAAGCTTATTGCTACCGTATGACTCTGATGACATGGAAGCTTATCAAGTTTCATCCTTAGTTAACTCGCCTAAAAACAACTCACCAGAGCTTATAGAATCCCATTAAGTACCACAGTCATTTTGCTTTATATATCACCTCCGCTTAGCTATTATGTTCTAAGTAGGAGGTGATATTTTGTTTGTATCGCCAATGTTATTGCATTCAATCAAAAAGCCATTTGATGACGATAGTTATATTACCGAGCTGAAATTCGATGGAATTAGACTCATCCTCTCCAAGTTTGATGATCAGATTAAGCTTTACACTCGTCACAACAATGAAGTAACAAGCAAGTTCCCAGAACTCTTGGATCTCGATATACCAAATGGCACTGTTTTAGATGGTGAACTCATTGTAGCTGCCCCAGGCGGTGCTCCAGATTTTGAAGCTGTAATGGAACGCTTTATGTCTAAGAAATCAGCCCATAAGATTGTTTACTGTGTCTTTGATGTAATTTATATCGAAGGGCATTCAATCGCCAATAAGCCACTCACTGAACGTAAAAACATACTTTTAGACCTTAACCTTGACCATGATAATGTATTTGTTATTGAAGGCCTGCAAGGAAACGGATTAGCTTACTTTAATCTGGCCAAAGAAAAACATCTTGAAGGAATCATACTAAAGAAAGCCAACTCCCCTTATGAAATCAATAAACGTTCCCATAGCTGGCTGAAAGTGATTAATTATGATTACACAGATGTGCTTATCACCGGCTACACCAAAGAGGATATAAAATTCCTTCTGTCCTATCCTGATGGTACTGCAGCTGGATTTATGGAGTTCATGCCAAATGCGGAACGAGGTAAGTTCCACTCTATGAAACAAGTAAAGTCTGAATCTGATGAATATGTATTTGTAGAACCGATCTTATGTAAGGTTAAGCACAGATTTAAGACTAAGCATGGCAAACTCCGTATACCTTCCTTTGAATCCTGGAGAGTGTAATCTCTCCATTACATAACTCCTTAGAGCCTAGCTTTTAAAATCCGAGTGAAAATTTAGTTCATTGATCAATAAGTTATCATCCAATCGTCGAAGCTATAAGGATAATCAACACTCTCTATAAACCCTATTTCTTTTGCCTTCTGACGGATTTTCATACATCCTTCATAGCTGTAAGCCCATATTTCTTTATAATCTCTCAGCTCGCCGCATTTCCCTGTTATGATGAATTTTCTGAAGCTGTTGACCAGTTGCCACATGTTGCCTCCATGCGAAAAGCCGTTTGCACGCCCGGATCCCAATTCATACGGGTAAACGTCAGCGCCCGTGTAATCATCAACGAAGAAGAGTTTTTTCTTAAACCTGAAATACGCTATCCGATTCTTTGACTTACAGTAGAAAGTACATCTATCAATACTTGCGATAAGCTTGATCAAATCGTTTATGTCGTTCATTCGTTTCAATTGCTCTGCTGATGCCATCTGCACCCTTCCCTTCTATAAAATAACTATTTTATTTTGATCTTTATATTGGTGATTCACCGGCAATCATATCTATAACTGGTTCTTCTGTAGCCTCAACTAGCTCGTCCATAGCCTTAACGAAATAATCCCTTTCTAAATACAATGATTCATCTTCAAAGCAAGAACCGATATCCAATTTGTCAGCAATGAAGTTGTGAAAATCAAGCTTTACTTTATTTATTACTTTAGCTATTTGGGGCTTCTTCGCTAAACGATGTCCCGTTACATGAGCGCTCTTCTTTGAATAACCTGCTTTAATGGCAGACTGCTTTGCACTGTGTCCGGTGAGATAGTAATAACAAAATAAGCGATGCTTATTCTTTAAAAAACTAACTTCTTTTTTCTCGCTCACCCCTTCTTCAACTACCTCAGAATCTTCAAAGCGCACAGGCAAAGGATCAAGTACAATATCAGTGTCCGTTTCCCTCCATGTCTTTACAATAAAACAGGAGCTTGAAGTATCTACATTTATTAATTCATAAGCATCGCCAACAAATTTTTCATACCAGCTGCTTCCTTTTGTAATTCGAACTCTCAATTACCTTCCTCCTTTAATTCCACATTAATATTCAATACGTTGGTAATACGTTTACCTACTTCATCGGAAACTGTTTGTGACACCCTTTCTTTAAATCCATGTAGTAGCCGATTTCCATTTCTAAAACCTTCTTCAATAAGTGATTCAATCTTTTCTCCCGCAATTCTATCCAATTTTCCTGACTCAGACATCTTCTGAACTTCATTAGAAACCGCAATACTAATCATTTCTTGAATATCTTGCCTCGTGATACTTAATTCATTATGTATGTAGTTTTTGACTTCTTTATATGTATTATTTTTATTTTCAAGGGTCTTCTCATGTTTATCTAGTGGGACGAGGACACAGTATTCATCGCCAAACACCAACCCAATAGTTTCTACGCTTACGTCTCCAGCAGAATGGCGTGATTTTACCGTTCCAATTCTCCCTGTATCATAATCGTCCCCTATTACTTCGTCAGGCCTAACAACGATAACCTTCTCGCCTACTTTTGCGTTGCGATCGACCATTTCGTAGCGCTGACCGTCAATGTGAACGATGTCGGTCGGTTCGAGTACGTGATATTCTTCACGAAGGATAAATCCGTTAATGTTATCACCGCATCTAGCTGGGTCACTTTCTACGTGAGACTTTCCCGGGCGGTCTCGATTAACTGTAAAAATAGCGCCGTTCTCGTACCAATCATCACAATCAGCCTTCTCCACAATTACGATCTTCTCGCCAACCTCCGCTTTCCGATCGATCTCCATGTATTCGCGTTTAATGCCTCCTAATTTTTCGTCGACAAGCACATGAATCTTCTCATTAGTTTTTGTCATATTTCCATCCTCTCTTATTATTTTTATATTTTTTTCAATTCTTTTTAGATTTTCACATTGGATTTCACTCTTTATATTGCAAAGGCATTATGCAAGACAGCTGCCAAATATTCTTGGAGGTGAAATCTAATGAATTTTCTTCTGGATCTTTTCACAAATTGGACTTTTGATAAAGTCATGGATTACATGCTAGCTGCTGTAATTTGGTTTGTATTCAAGTCCAAGTCAAAGCAGAATGAGTATCCCGATGACTTTGATGAAAGAAGGCGTTATAGAGATTAACATCCCCTTCTGCGATCGTTATCGATGCATGTACTTTTATCGATAACGATCCATCCTTATATGTTTAGTTAAAAACTATCTTTTATTCAATCTCTATATTCAACCCAGTTGCTCCCACTTTAATTTCCTTCATCTCTCCAATCTGTGGCATATATAAATGTTTCTTTTCATTCACCGAAACAATTTCACCCTTCCAACAACCGTTTTGCACAAAGAATTTTGTCCCAATTGGTAAAGTTCGAAGATCTGCGTTCTCTATGTATTCTCCTTCCTCTCTATACACCTCGCCTTGTTCAGAAACCCTCCTTTTAGAAACTTTAATATCGATTTTGTATAGTGAATTTTCATCTTCAAGCATTAATATATGTAACCAATCAGTTACTTTTGATTGCCCATCAATAACGTTAACCGTATCGAAAATCTTTCTGTACATGTCATTCCTCTTCTCTTGAAAAATACTTATCTACCACTTGTTTTTCTAAGTAAACGACACCGTCTATTAATATGCCTCTATGTACATCTACATCTTCAACAGTAACGGTTCCGCCTTTCCAGAAGTTATTTAGGCAATCTTCTTTAACAGTTAATGTTTGACCCTTATAATAATCATTCAAATCTTCTTTATTACTATTTAATTCAAGAATTTGGTCATTAAATTGAATTGTCACACCATCAGCAATTATCTTATCTCGCCCAACTTTACTTAGCGATTTCGCTAAAATTACAAACTCCTGATTATATTCTCCTCCATTAACATCTACTGTAATTGAGTATTGATTTCTTTTATTCATTGATTTCCCTTCCGACTTCATCAGCTTGTCTAATAGTATCTAACAACTCTTTCTTCTTGAAATAGGTCTTTTCCAAACGATCTACTTCCTTTTGCAATTCAGTAGCAGCATCATACTTCAGAATCCATGCTCCTACTCCACAGACTTCTCTTTGTTCTTTTTCAAATGTTTTTATGTGATTGCCTTCGAACCAAACTCTAACTCTTGTTCCATTTTCAAAATCATTGTCAAAAGCAGATTCTTTGTTAGTTCCCGCATAAATGCATTTATATTTACTGTTGTCGACTACGTATGTATTCATTTTGCCACTCCCTTGTGAATTCTATTGACTGTCTTTAATTGAATCCCAATCAAACGTTTCAAGTATGTTAAGCAGCCGCTCAACTTTTGGTGCTCTCCAAGCTGTCATTGCGTAAGTATGAGCTTCTGAAGTGTAGTGATGCCTATTTAATTTGATATGCGCCTTCGTTTCTGCTTTGGTCAAAAACATTGTATCCGGCCGTACAATATGAACCTTTCTTTCTGGAATTAATTCTGCTTCTTCATCAATGTATTTTTGAATCCACTCAATAGCATCGTCAAAGTCGTCCTTTTTCAACTCTGTTAAGGCTTCCTTAGACAGCTCACTATCTTCTTTTAAATCTTCTAAATAATCATCTAAAACATATGCTTCTGCAATATATGGCAGGTATACAGAATACCGTTCTGCATTTTCCGCTCGAGCTTCGACCCATTCATAATCACCAACTGTCCAGAAACGTGGTGCAGCTTGACCGTCGCTGTCTTGATTTTTCAACTCTTGCTGAAGTTCTTTTAAAAATTGAATATCTTGATTCATTCGTTTCCTCCTATCTGTTTAAAAACAAGATTTTATCTAAACTCTAATGGTTCATTTCTTTCATGTGCCAGTCTACATCCCTCAATAAACTGCTTTGTAACCGCTACCCATCCGCCATCACGCAATATATGACCATATGATGGTTCTGATTTAGCTAATTCCTCTACTTGTGGCAAAATGGCTTCCAATTCATCAGCAACAACTTTACACATTTCAGGTGTAATTACACCATCACAATCTGAATGACCGAAAAACTCTGTTAGTCCCTTATGGGTTATTGTTGAATAGCCTTTACCAAAGTACCAATAGCCATCTTTAAATTTTTGGTTATCATGAGGTGGCCAACTACCTCCAATTGATTTTAATAAAAATCTTCTAAGATTATTGAATGACGAGTATGCCCCATCGAATGCTCCGTGTGTTACATATAAGCCCATGTATCAAGGCCTCCTATTCTGTTTAAAATCACGATTTTAATTTAACTTTAATGTGTATCATCTTGAGAAAATCCCCTTTAATTGGTAAACTCATACCTAACTTACGTAAGAGTGGGTGATTCCTTGAATAAAACAATCGGTATTACTGGGTTAATCATCAGCATAGTAGTGCAATCATTTTCGGCCGATGATTCGTTATCCCACAGGATTGCTACGGGTTTGTTATTTGTATCAATAATGATTTATAATTTTGAACACGCTAAAGATTATTCTAAAAAGTCACTTGTAATTTTAGGAGTTTCCTTTATTATTTTTATGCTAGGGATTTATAAAATCCTCTCTATTACCAGCGATTACTTTGAAAAGCTTAATGTGAATTTTGGATACATTCTCTTATTTGAAATAGCATTGATTATTGCATTAGTGTCGATTGCAGTAAACGTAATGAAGTACATTGCGAATCGGTTAAGGAAAACACCTAATGATAAAGAGCTTTGACTCTTTGCCTTTTTTAAGCTAAATACTTCTTCTTATGTGGTCTTCTATGTATGAAATCAAATGCGATATCAACTTTTACCGGTTGCTTCTCCTCTGCTATTCGTTCCGTAACAACAATCAATTGTCCATTTTCCTGGTGTTCAATGCTATGGACTGAATATCCTTTGCCAGCGTAATATTCACCAATAATCTCATCAACATGGTTACTAAGCAGATTCCTCTTTATCACCCGAATAACCTCCAATTATTTTATTTTTATTCTTTAAAAGTTTATATGTATTCCATCCGCAGCCATCAAATATGCTTATATCCGCTCCAAGATGCCACTTAAACCAAACTAAGTTAAACCAGGCTGTATCAATTATGTATTTGATGTATCCTATGCTAACGACATCCTTTCAACTAATTTTTCAATGAATTCTTCTTTTCTTTATCAATATCTTTCTTAAGCATATCCTCAATTTCCTCCAATTTATCAACCACTTCAAATGTAAATTCATCATCATTGGTATAGCGAATCTGATCACTTGCTTTCTTTACAAGCTCAAGCTCAACTTGTCTCGGATCTTTATAGTTCTCACTCAAATTCCCACCTCATTTCATTGAAATAATCCTTTTAGTGTGATTTATTTTCCAACGCTTTTAATTCTTCTTCATACAAAGGTAGAATAGCCTTTTCGGCTTCGCCCCTAGACACACCATGCTGCTCCATATATGTAACAATATCCATTCCAATGTTATTTCCTAGCTCGGTTTCCCAAACTATGTAATCAGCCATAGCAAGATTTCCATCCATTAAGTAGTTCATCCCCTTTCTATATAAAACAGTCTTTTTATTCAGTGTAAGAATGCTTGACAGACCCACTTGTCTACACCATCATAAATTTCGACTTCGCAGTGTTGTCCTTTTTCATATTTCCAAATACCTTGATATTCATCATTAAGTACATCGAATTCTTTATTTTCTTCATCAATCACTTGTGAATCCGTTAGCTCACACATATAGTCTCCAAACTGGACTACGACTGCTTCCAAAGTTTTGTTTCTATCATATATCACTCGGATATCCTTCACTTCATAACAGCTCCTTTTTCAATTTTATTCATAAATCTCTAACCTTCCCCAGCAAGATTCCCATTTAAACTTTATTCCTAGAATATCATTAATGTCATCATGAAACTTATTCATCATTCTAGTCGCAAAGTGTCTTGCATCTCGCTCGCTTTTCTGTGCAAAATAGCCAGGTTGATCTCCATCTACATAATTCGAATCTTTAATCCAAGTCATAAACTCATCTTGGTAAGCGTGTCTAAGTTCATGGTACAGCGTTTCGATAATAAAGAGCTTTATAGTCTGCTTGTAGCAAGTTAAATCTTTTGGATAATTGAATGGATAAATGTGAATAATCCCAAACCCATTTAAACCAACCAGTTGTTTTCTAAGGATGATTCTTATGGTTTTTAAGCAAAAAGGTGCTCCAAGGGGGTTCAAAAAATTAAGCACTGCTTGAATTTTATTTTGAAACACAAATATTCTAATCCCTAGGTTATGATAATCCTTATGTAGCAGCTGTATACAGCTCTCAATCTCTTTTGCACTTATTACAGATGATTTATTCTCTATCAAATTACTTTTTAGGTCGTGCCCTGTTAACAATCGAAAATGATCTTGATATAACCTTACTATGTCATCCTCTAAATACATCTTTACTGAGGCATTAGTTTTTTCAGCAATCACTGATCACCTCCTGTATTTCATTTAAAGCCTCAATTTTATTTAGTTTTCTAATGCTGCAATAATCTCTTCTAATTGATCTCTACTGATCCGGTAATATCTAGTGCCATCTGTTCCCCTTTGTGAAATGTTATTTTCAATCATTTCCTTTAAATCAACAACCAATATTTTATTTTTCATTCTTGAGGCCTCCTATCTGATCGTCAGAAAGCTCTTTAATTAACAACTGTCCGAGTTCATCACTAATATATCTCCAGTCAGCTCCTTCAGGCGTTCTAATACCAAGAGAAAAACCGCCACACAGTGTATCTTCAGCCAACCTTAAAACACCATCACTTGTTTTAAGTAGCTCATGTTTAACCATCCCTTTAATCATTTCTCCTCTTCCTTTCTCTTTAAAATTTTACTTTTATTGAAACTTGTGCTTATTTTTTAACAGCTCATCTTTGATCTCTGCGTAATCTTTGCCCAATTGAACCAATACTGAAATAGCTTTTTCAGCCTGTACGACTTTTCTAAGATCTTCTGTAGTCATCGCATCTCTTAGCTGATCCTTTTCATCCAAATCATATACCTCCATTAGACCCTTTTTGTTTTTATCAAAACACACCATATACACTAGTTGGGTAAAGTTTGTGTATGCATGAGAATCCTTCATATTTCCTTCATAAAACTCCTTAATTGCATCTGTGAGTTGTTTTCTTTCTGTTCTTGCAATTTCTCTTTGTGCTGCCCAGATAGCAATTTGCTTTGGAGTTGCTTCCTCTACATTCAACAAGTAATGTCTAATTGATTTCCCGACTTCTGATTCAGTAAGCAACATACCTAGTCTAAGCAGGCCTCTTCGATTAACGATTTGCAAACTTCTGACTTTTGGGCTTATTAATTTGCGAGGTTCATCATGAACCTGACAAAATTCTTTTAAACTCTTACCTTTCAAAACTCTTATTTCAGCATAATCATTAAATTCATTCCTGTTTCTTTTGATGACAGTTTTAATCGTATCAACAGGAACCATGTAGTACTCCGCTGCCATCTCAACTGTTATCTCTGTAGAGCTCCCTAGAAGAGGAACAGCTTTTATCCGATCCAAAATCTCATCCCGATACATGTGTTGTTCCCGGATAGTTCTGTGTTCAAATACTCCCATTTCGTTATTTTCGTTAATGGTTGCTTCAATTTGCTCACTTTTAATGTCCTTTCCCACCTTAATCACTCTCCACTTATTTTTAATTTAGTTTAAAATGCATCTTTTATCACTTCTTTGCAGCATAGCTCTCAAAGAATTCTTCAACTGATCTTAGATAACGGTATTTATTTGGATCTTCTGGGTTTCTGAATCTCTTCGATAACACCAATGACCAATTAAACATCAATGGGGAAAATCTTGCCCATTTGCTAAAGCTTAACTGTAGGCCTTTCCATTCCCTACCCGCTAGTTCTGCTAATTCTAGAATCTGATCTTCTTTTATGTTCACTTCGTCTTCAAACATCACTTGAATTTCTTCGTATGGTTTATGCCCAAAACAACAGTGGCGTGTTTTTAATCCAATTTTGAAATTTAAAATATCAATTAAAGTAATCATTTGTGTATCAAGTTCATCATATGGGATACCATTTCGGATGAATTTTTCTCTTTGGTTTGTTTTCACATTAACCTCCAATAACAGTTACACCTCCTGGCCATTCCACGCTTCAAATTTCTCTATTGCAGCCTTTTGTTTATTTTCGTGATTAATTTTCTCCTTTATGGAGTTTTCATAGATAATGACTTCATTGATTGCCATCTGTATGTAATCGTAATCCCACTTTTCTTCGAAATAACTCGGAGCGAAGTCTCCTTCTCTTGTAAGACACTTGAATTTTTCTTTCCTGAAAAAACCGCGTACCTTTTTATATAAAGATACTTTGACAAAACCTTTTGAGTGTCTATCGTTATAAATGCTAACGGCATACTCATTCCCTTCAACTGATGTCACGGGATATTTGTGCAAATGAAATTCCTTCATTCCGCGTCCTCCTCATAAAGTCGTTTGAATCTCTGTACTGCTTTTCCTTGCGAATATAAAAATTCAGGTTTATATGAGATTAAAACCGGTCGTTTGTCTATTGTCAGAACAGTGTTGTCGTCCTTGTCTATGGCTAATTCAGCCCGTCCAATTGCTTCTTCCAGTGGTACGTTACAGTGTTCAAATGCCTTTTTAATCTCTGCGTCGAAAACCTGTTTCTGGTCATCAAACGCTTTCCAAATATCATTATCCCAATTTTCAATGGGTGAAGAGTTAACCGGAAATTCCTTTCCCTCTGGCGTAATCATTCGGAACTTCAATTCGTTACTTTCTTCAGGATTCACTTCACACCCTCCTCAGTCCAAAACAATCTCTCATTCGTTATTTTTTCCACTTTATAATTTATGAGGTTGTTATTATTTACGTATTCCTCCGCGTATTCCAATGCAGTTTTATCATCATTGGCGCCGAAACTGAAATGCTTCCAACCGAACTCAACTTCGTACCAAAGCTTATATTCAATACGCCTTATTTCAGTATTCTCTTTGGCTTCTAAATACTTATCAACAAAATGAATCAAAAACATCCTTTCGATAATATCTGCCTGAATTTCGTCTGGCATTCTGTATCCCGGTTCTTCACAAAATTTATCCCATTCCTTTGCTAATTCTTTTTGCTTCTCTTTTATCGATGCGAACATTTCTTTATCCTTATCATCCATCACTCCGCGCCCTCCTTCACAGGCATAACAAAGTTCACTCTTTGCAGAAATTGAGCCAAAAAGTATCCTGAAAATCCTTCTAAGAAAACAACTTGATGTCCAGCTCTATCTGTGAATTCATCACTTCCACACACCCAAAGCCTTCCTTCATAATGCTCTGCCTCGCCGCAAGTGTGCATGACAACTAATTCGCCCTTTTTAAGTAGGTTTCTCATTCCGCATCACCTACAATCTGCAGATTTTTATAATGTGCTACATGTCCGCAGGGATTTTTCCAAATATGAACTTGTCCGAAGAATCCGTCCTCGGCATGCTGCGTCAGTTGAGGATTCCCCATTTCCCCGCCACAAGTAGGGCATTTCCAAAGTGCATTAACTTTTTTGAACCTGATCAGGAAACCATTGGTATCGCGGGCGGGAATCGTTACTTTTTTTGTCTTCATTCCGCATCACCCTCCCATGCAGCAGGAAACTGACCGTTTAAGGCCTTCCTTACAACTCCGAAAGGGTCGTCCTCTTCATCGGTGAATGTAGCAAGCAACCTTCTGAAATTGTCATTCTCGTATTTAAGCCGCTTAATCTCTTCTTGAGCCTGCCGAAACTGAATGACCGTGACTTCCTGCTGGCGCTTGTGCTCCTCGATAGTAGCCTGCTGCTTTTTCATAAAGCCGATAATTATGTCTTTGACATAACTTTGCTCGATGATGTAACAAGGCCCTGCGTTTAAATCAAATGGCTTCAACTCTTCTTCAGAAGCTAAATGCCACAATGACAAGTCACATATAATTTCCTGTAATTTACCCATACTCTTCCTCCTTATTTGAATCTCGATAAAACTTACATTTTATCCACTAATTTTAATTTTGTTTCCTTAGTGAAAATTACACAATTCAATATGTACTTACTTCTTTGCCCTTACTTTCTTCTTCTCTTAACATATCTTCAGCTATATACATCCCCTCGTAAGCATAATCAATTATTGAATGAAATTCTCCGATGACTCTTCGTAAATTTTCCTCTTCTTTGTATGCTTTTAATCGCAGAATCGTTTTCATTAATTTATCGAGCTTTTCATCAAGCAACATAGCTCCTTTTATCATCTCCTATATACATATTATTTGTATTTGATTAAACTATAACCCATCATTTAATATCTGTCAATTAGATTCGGCCAATTTATGTGACCGAATCTAATTTTAATCTGAGAACATAAAGATCAATTCATTGATGTCATCCCTAAGCTTAACGAGGCTTTGTGGTGTAACTGAAATTGTAACATCTAATTTCTCTCCCTTGAAACCAAGTAGGAATTGATAATGTTCTGAAGTCAGCAATTTTTTTGTAAGTTTCAGACTAACCTCTTTGTAATTATCTTGATCAACAAATATATTCAAAACAATACCTTCATTCTCCTCTTGCTGCTGATTACATTATGTTTAATGGAGTCTTTCTTTTTTTTATTTTTACTCAGGCAATTCTTCTGTATTTGTTATTTCATATTCCATATCACTTAATTTAAAATTTTCAACTGATCCGTCAGCTTTTAAAAACGAGACTTCTTTAGATAAAAGTAAATTTTCACAAATCCTGGTTACCAATGTTTCAGAGACTTCTGGACTATCTGCTTTGTTTTTGAGTACAATCTCCAGATTCAGTTCAATATTGTTTAAATAACCTGCCATCCTCATTCTCCTATGTTCAATTTTCTGTGATAAACCCTTAAGGTGTTAAGGGAACGTGCGTTCTGTTTTGTATAATCATTATACATAGAAAGTAGGTGTTATGCTAGTGGTTATTTATCGGCTTCGTATGGTATGATATGTATTATGTCTTTCCATAACAGAACGCAGGAGGATGTCCGATTATGATTAAAGTTGAGATCGGGCAATGCTTGATACCTGAATTATGTAGAAAGAAAGACATTACAATCAATGAACTTTCAGAGATAACTGGGATTAAGAAACAGCAGCTGAGCGACTATAATCGATTAGTTAAAGTAGATATGTCTATTCGAACTGCAAAAAGAATTGCTGCTGCTTTAGATTGTAATGTCGAAGACCTCTATGAATTCAAGGTTGAAAGGCATTGAAACGACTAAGACTTTGGTCTTGGTCTCCTCCTTAGTAAACCATATGGTTTACATGACCATCTTACTACATTTAAACATGTATTTAAAGTGATTATTTTGTCTATTTTTGTCGAAATGCGAATTTTTTCACAATTTTTTGAGATAAAAGAAAAATCCATTTAACCAAAATAGTCAAATGGATTTCATATTTAAATGGTCGTCTCTTTTAGACCTAGTTCTTCTGCGTAATATTTATTAACTTCTTCCTCATTAATATAATCTTGCATTGAATAAACTGCTCGATATTTGGATTTCACTCTTAAATTAAAGTCATCTATAATCTGATACCTTACAGAGTTATCAATAACCCCTTTTTCTTTATAAAGCTGATATGCTCTATACAAATGACCAGATCTAACAATAGTATTTGGTGTTAAAAAGTTAATTTTAAAGAACTCAGATATATCAGTAATTAGATTAGTTATGACAAATTTACTTGCTTGGCCGTCTCCTTTGTTGGACGTTCTTTTTGTTTTAACTACATAATCATTTTCAACTAAAAAGACTTCTTTTGTTTGGCCTTTTGCCTTCCCATTCTTTAATTTATATTTAGTTTCCTGAGCTGCATTTAAGGCAATAACAAGACATTCACTACTAACTTTTAGTTTTCGTTCACCGTGCTTTGAATCATAGAGGGTTAAAACGTTACCATTTAGCATCGCATCCTCAACTTGCTTTTTCGTTAAACTTAGCAATTCAGAATGAGCTAAACCTGAAACCCCTTCAAACAACAGCCTTAATACAGCCTTTGATTGATAATTAACTAATTGACTTTCCATTTCTTCTAATTCACTATAGGTAATATATAATTTTTTATCCCCAAGACACTCATAAAGCTCTTCTTCTGAAATAGTTCTTGCTAAATTGGTTAATCCTTTACTTAACTTATATGAAATTGCCCAATCAATATACAATGACAATAATGCTAAGGTTCTCCGAACACTACCGATAGTGGTTTGATCAAATGATCGTATAAGTTCTAAAATTTGCATTGATGTGAAATCATAAATGTCCTTATTATATAAAGTCTCAGTAATCTCTGCTTTAGCAAAAATAGGCCTCATCTGCAAAACCATACCCTCAGATAAGGTATCTAAATATTTTTCCTTAATCTCACTATTGAACATTGCAACAAACAACTCCTAAGTAATTACTCGTCTATTTTTAAATTATTGAAGAAATTCCATATCTTTTGTGGTGATTTAGCATTTCCATTCTTGTCTACTACACCTAATTCATCCCACAACTTATTTTTCTTACTAAAGTCTATAGAGCCTAAAACATCAGTAATCTTACTTTCCAACTCGTCCAGGCTTACCCCATCTAATTGCAATTTCTTAGCTAATCCCACATAACCATTAAAGAACAAATAGTTGTTTACAAAACTTCTCTTCCGTTCTTTTGCTATATCACCTAAGAACTCATCTACATATTGTGTAGCTAAAGCATCAAAGAAAGATGTAAGGTATCTTGCAGTTTTTAAGATGTCTGCCTGAGTAGAAAAATCTTTTTTAGAATAGCTTCTTTCAATTGCCTTTTTGAAGTCAGAAAAAGTTATAAGTAAGTTCTGATTCTGATTTATCCAGTCTCCATTTGTCTTTATATAATCACCAATTATGCTATTATCCTGAATGAACTTAACAATTTTATTAGAATAAACATTTTGACTCATCTCAGCTACTTTAGATTTCTTCACTGGATTTATTGTATTTTGTTGCCCAAAATGCTCTCTCGCCCTTTTTTGAGTGTAGTTATAGATGTCCACTTTAAAGGTTTCTTCAAACAAATGATCTAACTCAGGATGCTGTCTTATAGCCATAGTAATGCCTATTAGCCGGTGATACCCGTCTAAAACGTCTAAAATGGTGTCTTCAGTCACTGTAAGCGACATAGTGTCGTCATCATATTTTAATTCTTCGCCACAACTTGCGCTTCCAACACGTGCATTAAACGTAAAAACTGATTTAATTAATTTCCCATCTAAGAACAGTTCCTTTATTTCTTCAACCGATTGTTTATTGAGCTGCGGTACAGGTATCTCAATATCTGAGCCCTCTAGTTTTTTCGTTTTGTTCGTTCTTTGAGCATTAGGATTATAGTGCAATAACTTATTTTCAAATAGCATAAACAACTCTTTAGCAGTGATGGGGAAGAAATAATTATCATCCGAATACTTTACAACTTGTTTGAATGTATACGGAAATTTTATATCTTCCTCCACAGATCCTTCCCATAACGTTTCAATTTCTCTCATATCCGTTTTTGTGAAGTAATTTCGTGGATTAAACCTTTCACTTTCAAGAACTGAGTATAGGGACTTGGCTAAAAAGTACATATATTCTTTAGAAATTTCGACTTCTGGATTTTCTATATCATAAATTAATTTTTGTGTTGTCCCTGGAGTAATTTTATTTTTAGCCATCTCTAATTGAATATCGTTAATAAAAGATCTTATGTGTTTATTTTTCGAGATAGCATCTTTCATTTCTGAAAGCAGTTTCTCATTTGCAGACTGATCAAAGATCACTGTCATATAGCCTTTCACCTCATGTCATGTTGCTAAATTTAAAGTTACCAAAGGCAATCTGGTTAATCAAGAAGAATTATCATTTGAACTGAGTAATATACCGAAAAAATGATTATCGCTCATTTACATGCTTTATAAACTTTTTTAATGTAACAAGATCAGCGTTTTCAAAAAAACTAATAAAATCCTCTTGGGTTGCTTCATATAGTGGATTTAAATCGATTTTTTCATCCATTGTTACACCAGCAGAGTTCGCTATGTTAATCTTTCTGCTCATATATCTCTCTGTTGTTAATGTGTTTTTATGATTTCCTTGTTCTTTTGCTGCAAGTAAATCGTGACCAGAATTCTCATAGACATAGTCAATTCCTACACCCTTAAATGAGTGTAAGACTAATTCTCTTTCAGGAGGTATTCCTAACCTTTTTTTCGACCTTTTTAAGGAGTGTCGTAAAGATTGTTCCGAAAGACCCTGAAAAACCAATTCAGTTTCGCTGTCATCCTCTTCCTTCAGCTGCAACAATTCCTCATAAAATACCTGGTTAATGCCTGTAGACACAACCTGAGATCCTTTATCAATAACTGTTACTATATAATGGCCTGTACTTTCATCAAGCTGTATGTCTTTCCATCTTACTCGCAAAATCGCACTTACACGAAAAGAAGTTCTGATGGCGAATTTAACAAACAGCTTTTTCATTAAAGGTTTCTGTCTTTCATTTATATACATATCCTGAGCGATTCTTTCGGCTTCTGTCTGGGTTGTTTTATCCCAGTTTTTAGTTACTGTTTTAAGCCTTTCGACAGTATTAAACACCGACAAGTCAATATAGTCCTTATAATCATGCTCCAAATATGTATAGAGCATCTTCAGGGAGGTCATTTTTCTGTTAATACTATTATTAACTAATCCCTTTTCCTGAAGATACTTCACATAGTTGCTTAATTCGCTTTTACTTACAACTAAATCATCGGGAACTAAACTTTTGACATCTTTACCTTTAATCACACTAAAGAACTGCTTAATATCCCCTTCATAATTCTTTCTGGTGTTCGACACCCTTCTAGTTGATGAAGGCATCATATAGTTAGAATTCCCTGAGCTACTTCTTATATCTTTATTGATTAAAAAGCCCTCGATATCATCGTAAACCGCATAATTTTTTAATTGTTTAACTTTATTTTGCATTATCTTCTCCTCCTTTCTCATCCAATAGCTCATCAATAGAGACATTCAATACCAGAGCGATAAGCTTTATGGTTGTAACATCTGATTCATCTGGCATTTCAATGATTTTGTTTAATTTTTGAATATCAATCATTGTCTCCCTCGACAATTCCTCTATTGTGATGCCACGTTTGACCAATAGCTGTTTTATTCGCTCTGACATGTCAACCTCCTACTTTTTATGTATACTATAGACTGCAGTGCGTATATGTTATGGTTGATAAATAAACTCTTCAAATTCAATTGCAATGTGTCGTTTTAAATTCTTCACAAAATGTATTAGGGATATAAAATGCGGATTATTTTCAATGCTTCTTTTTAATCCATCTCCACCTAATAATACTCTATTTAGATCTTTTAATAATGCTGCTATCTCTATTTTTGCACCATGTAGATCATCTTCAGTTTTTGCATTAACAATCATTTTCCTAATGTTTAGTACATTCTCTATGTAAGTTTGTTTAGCACTTAAAACAAAATCGGCATCAATATCTTTATGATTTGTAGACCTAAGTTCTACAACATGCATCATTAATCCTCCTTGTATTCGCTTAGCAATTTCATGTATCCTTTAGTTAGTTGTTTTCGAACATTTTCATTCTTCATTATTTTTGACTTTTCAATGCTTTTTTCATGAAAAAACAAATCATTTTTAACTAAGCTTTCAACTTTCTTTTGGTAAATGGTTTTATGCATTGTCATACTGTTTTTTAAGTAACTAATTGCGGACATACCACCAACCTCCTATATACATATTTTTTATCTTTTGCATCTATAGCAATTGTAATGCATTACAAAAGGGAAGTAAAGATTTTTTTAACGACAAATAGCACATTCTACGCAATTTTTTTTTGCGAATGTGCTGCTTTGTAATGCATTTCATTTAATTAGGGTGTATGTATTTGAAGTTGATCACTAGATGTTATTAAAACCTAATATTTAAGTGATGGCCTTAAAACTACAAAAGACGCTTAGCTCAAAAGAGCCAAACGTCTTCCTTTTCTCTGTTTAATTTAATTAAATAAATAATAATACTAATAACTTTATGTGTCAATGGATTTTATGCTCCACGTGGCATTCCAGCAACCTCATAATCACCTGAAGCTTGTTGGATTGAAGAATCTGCACTTATGTAAGAAGTGCCTAGTGCGCCCAAGATAACTAAAGCCATAATAAGTTTTTTCATTGTCTCACCTCCTTTAAAGTAAAAGTAATTCTAAAAGTTTTTGATTTTCACCCATCTTTTGCAGTTCTAACAGTGGCAGCCTAATAAGGAATTTGTCATTAGACTTTTTAAAATACTCGATTGAAGAATAGAAACATGCTTTATTTTGTTCGAGTCTTCCTTTCAAATAATAATGCATTGCAAGCTCATTATCGTTGTGAACTAAAAGATCTAGTTTATCCAAAACTTCTTTTGCTTTGGAATTTTCATTAAAGTTGATAAAACAATGAGCTTGCTCCTGCAAATCCATAATTGAATCAGCTTCAAAATTAATCCACTTATTTTCTTTGCGCCATACATTATTTAAGAAGCACAAAGCCTGCTGGAAAATCATGTTGTAATTTTCATTTTGAACAGAAACGCTTAGCCCTTTTAAAAAGTTTTCTTGAGCCAATTCATAATTCGAAAATAATAGAGAGTTGCCAATAGTTAAGTAGCTGAAAACCTGAAATCTCAGGATATTTGTACTTTCCAATGCCTTTTTAGAGTACTCTCTGCACTCCTCTAATGAATTTTCATTTAACTTTATATTAGACATTAGAACATGAACTCTTGTTTGATATGTATTTCTAATGTACATGTTCTCAGAAATCTCACTTAGGTCAATTTGTTTTATAAGTTGGGCCATCGGAGAAAAGTTACCAGTGCTTAAATAATGATAAAGCAGCAAGAGTCTTGAGAAAGAATTCATTTCAGGTGTTTTTATATTTAATTTGCCGAGTCTTTTCACTGCCTCAAATTCAGTAATAACACTGTTAGACAGTTCTCTATGTATTTTATACACTTTTCCATATTCTTTACTTTTCATATTGCTGCAAGAAATCATTGAATCTATTAAAACATCTTCTATTTCAAAAAACATATTTGCATCAGCATACTCCAATGCACTTCTAGCTGCCTTTGTCTTAACATCTAGGTTAAAACAGTAATCTTTCATTAATTCATATTCACGGTCTGGATACTGACTCTTAACAATGTTGACTATTGAAGAAAATTCATTAAATGTTTTCCCATCATGGTTTAAGAAGTCATAAAGAGGATTGGGGTTTTTAAGGCCAGCTACTGTTGCCCATTTATTCATTAAAGAGTTGTCATTTTCCAAGTCTTTCTTCATAGCTATCCTTATTAACTCCATTATTTCCCCTCATTTCTTTTTGTTGTCTTTATTGGTTAACTTAATAATACTATAGATCACATTACGAGTCAATTATTTTATACATATTTTTTGTATTTGTATTCTCTTTAAAATTCCTATTTTAACTAGACAAGGGCTTCAGCATGTAAAGTGCCCTTGTCTCAGGTTTTCTAACTGTACTCATAATAAACATCCTTTTGCTTCAGTCTTTCAATCACTAAGTCTTTGAAAGGGATATCTCCCAAAATAGCAAACCGAATATGATCAATTTTTGTTCTGTTGCTTTTCGTCTCTTGCGACAATATTCTTTCTATATTATTTCGTTCAAAAGCATAACTTTGAAGTTTTTTTCTATACCGCTTATAATCCTCAATTGAACAATTATTCACTTTTGTAAAATGAATTATCAATCTATCAAGCTGCTCGGGTGATAATACTGATAGCGTTCTTTTAAAATGTTGGAATGCATGACAGTTTTCACAAATTAAATCCAGGTCAATTAACTTTACAACCCCATTATCAAAATCGTATTCTTCAATTTCATGTACATGTAATTCTTTATAATTGTCTTCGTTTGGACGGTGTTTACATATAGCACATGTATAGTTATTCTCTTTAAGGATATGCGGCCTAATCTTCTTTAGCCACAGTGTTTGAGTTAAATTTTTTCTGACTGTTTTTCCATGAAACAAAGTTGGTTTAGCATCAATTTTTAACTTAAAATGAGAAAATTCGTCCATAGTCCCTTCCTTTTTAAACAATTATTTGTTATTTGTAGCGTCTTGATTAAAAACCTTATCCAGTCTTTCTAGTTCTTTAAAGGTTTTTTCCAATTGGGTAAATTCAGACATCTCTCCTGAAAATATTTTTGACATTAAATCAAACTGCAAATCCGTCTGTTTATTTGCAGCATATAATTCAGCTTGTTCTTTTAGTTCCGTCTTTATTTTTCCGATTTCTAGCTCATGTTGCCCACGTAATGATTTTAGCTCGGCCTTTTGTTGTTCTCTCGCTTTTTCCAATTCATTTTTAGACTGATACCTTGATGCGAAAAAAGAAATTAAAGCAGTTATTATAGGTACAGCAACTGAAACTAAAATTGTAATTGTAGTAGTCATTTAAATCCCTCTCCTTTTGAATAATTCTTCTTATAATCCGATTTCATCAATATACACAGTTGTTATTTCAGGATTCTTCTTTAAATATTTCTCTGTCCAATCATCTATCTTATAAAATGATTTATTTTCCCCCTTGCTTTCCTTCAATTCTATTATCATTCCATGATGAACTAGTTCGTTAACTGCCCAACTTTCATTATTTAAAACCATTGTTTTTCGATCATGCATTAAAAATTGATTCAGGAGATTTCTTTCATTTATACTAAGCTTTTTCTTAAGCTTAATTTTAATTTTTGCTCTTACATTGATTTTTTTTATAAATCTATAAAGTATTATAGATATAATTAACAATTGCAATATTTGTAAGTATTGCAAAGGAATCTGTATGTTAAAACCTAAAGTTATCTGCATGATTTGAGGTATACTAAAAACAATGAATATTGTACTCAAAAACTGTGTATCAAATTTCTTAAGGGAAATAATGTACTCTGCAATTTTTTCCATTAAAAATTCTCCCACTCCCTGACATCTTTTTTAAACACAAATTTATAATCATTTACTGAGTTTAAAAGATTCTTTTAAACAGATATTTCACTTTCAAGTTTATTCAAGCTATATTGTTCTAGTATGTGCATATTCTTCTTAGAAACATTTATCCCATACTCAGGTTCCTTATAGTTAGGCCTATATTTAAATACTGGATCATTTTCTTCAAGGAAGACGCTCCCTGGTATTAAAAAAGATTGTGGTAAAGATCCTTCAATAAATAACATTAAATAAATATAAAAGCCCTTCTTATAAGGATTGAAATGTTTTTCTTTTAAAAATGTATAAGTTGTTTTAGGAAAACTAAGTGACTTTACTTGTATTTCTAAGAATTCCCCGCCAGCCTTCCTTGCAATGAAGTCAATTCCATGATCATCTACCTCGCTACTAAAAATTTGATAACCATATGAGGCAAAATCCATCATTGCGTAATATTCACCATATCTACCTAATTGTAAGTTATTTAACTTACTCCAATTCATATTTGGCATTTCTTCATCTCCGTAAATAAATAATTATGCCGTTGCTTATTTAATCCCTTTATATGTAGATGGGTCTTTATCAGGAAAATTCTTTTTCCAAACATCAAATGTGCTAAACAGTTTTCTTGTCCCATTTTTATGTAAGTGCACATGTTTGTATCCATAAACATTGCCATTCTTATGGCGAACATGATTGTTCTTTTTGCAGATTATTCTTCCTGATACAGTAATCCAATATTTCTCTTCATAGTCAATTAAATCTCTTATCTCTTCCTTCATTTCTTCACCCATTCTGAATAAAATGATTATTTTATTACTATTATACTACAATTTTCCATGGTCACACTAAACAAAAAGCAGTCTATTCAGATCTGCTCTTTAATGTTTTCTTCTTTTAACTTTTTGTGTAGTTTGAACCCAATTAAGATATTGACAATAGCTACTGGAAGATATAAAACTCCTGCACCTATTATTCCTAATGCAGTACTTGAGCTCACTATAAATGTCTGCATTTCTGTGTTTCTTGACTTCAAGCAAAGTAATACTAGGAGGCCAGCTAAAACCCCCATAAGCCGTGCGATACCTGGAATAAAGAAATCTGTTAGGACTCCAAATAATTGCCCTATAATTGATAGCATAATCCCTAAAAAGCTGGACAATAAAACAAAATTTTTAATGGCATTTCTCCCCTTTTCTAAGCTGCTTCCATTCCACATACTCAAATCGCTTTTGATACAAGTCTTCAAGTATAGCAGCCCATTCAATCCATCCTTCAGCAACAATGCTTTTCTTTTCCCCATCCTCAATCCACTCTATCCAATACACCTGAACACTCCTAACGCTTTACAACTTGAATTTCCCTTACCTCACATTGGACATTACACTTTGTTTTAAGCTCGCTTGCAACCTCAATGACTTCGTACATTGTTTGCAATTTAGAAGCGCCGTGGAGGTCACTAGATGTCAAATAACCGTCCTCATCTAACTTAAATGATTTGAAGTATTCCTTGTTTTCAAACTGCAGTACATAAAAATAATCAATCAAAGGCATAAATCAACCTCTTTTAAATAATTTTGTAATCCTCATTACTAATGGCAGCAAACCAATTAACATGAAAAAAGCAATAACGTTAAGCTTATTTTTGAAAAACAGGCTGGCCAAATTCCTTTCCATACCCGTTGCTGTTTTTTTATCCATGAGTTCTTTAAACTCATCATCATAGACCTGATCAACAAAAATAAACTTAATGCCAGTCAACAATCCAACTCCTAGCCAGATAATTAAAAAATAAGCAAAACCAATCATTTGTTCCCTCCCTATATCGAACGGAATTTGATATTCTTGAGTATGTTGAATAAATTATGTAGGTGATCTTGTGGAAGAGAAATACGAAACAAACGGGTATGATACTTCAATCGTTTATGATTACAAAGAATATCCTGATGTAAAATACGGTCGCTGCGACAATTGCGATTACACATTGTTCAAAAGCTCTGTAAAAAGTGGTATATTCTTGCGCGAATGCCGGCGTTGCGGTATGAAAAAGAGCATTTAGTTTAATGCTCTTTTTATTTAAAACACTTCAATTATTATAAGCTTTAAATTAGTCCTCAGTTTTAAAATAAATTAACATTCATCTTCAAAAAAACTGCTTATTTTTATCGCTATGTCAAAAATAATTAATACAATCGTCATTGCTGTTACGAAATAATTTACTATAGGGAGAAAAATAAGTAACCAATCCTTGCCGCTAACTTTTCGTCCAAGCCCTGCCCATCTGTTCGAGATGTTATACTTATACAGTAGCCCAAGATATGAAACTAACGCACAACAGATATAAAAACCTATCATCACGAAATCCCTCCATTTGTTCCATTGTAGTTACCATGAAGTCTTTTATTTTAGGTTTTTAGTATTTCTCATCTTGATCACTCGCTCAAATTGTTACAATATTAGTACTCATAAACCTATAAAACAGGTTATTAGAAGAAAAAAGTGTAAATTTGAGTAAACAAATCTCCAAAGTTATCTTTTGTTTCCTCACTTAATTGAATGTAAAGTGAGACAGCAGCAATTAATGTAGCAACGATAGACAGAATTACAGTGATTATCGTTAAAGAAAAAGTAAATCGTCTAAGTGAATTATTTGTTTTAATCTCTAATAAATCTACAGTATCATCAATCATTTTTGAAAAATGTTGTGAGTGGTTATATGTTTCCTCCACTAAATAACTAGTATTATCAACAATCATTTCAGCAACTTTTATATTGTCAAACCGTGGAGATTCAAATCTAAACGTTTCCCTTATAAACTCTTTTATTCTATTAAAATGGTTATTATTAATTTCATATTTAAAACGTTTAAGGATCTTTATATTTTGTTCCAACTCATATCTAACATTAATTAATTTTCGATATTTTGGTTTTGCTTTTTTAATTGATTTAAAGGTTTCACTTTGTATAACCGCTACCTTCTTACTTGTATCCTTTGCATATTCTCTCATGACCAACATAGGGAGGTAAGCGTCAGAAAAGTCTCGTAATTTGTATACAATTTGATGTTCAAGGGAACTATACATTGGCTCTCTTTCTATTTCTGTGTTACATGTAACTTTCAATGAACAGTCAATAAAATGAGATCCCCTCTCATATGGGTATAAGCTCCATACACCATCTTCTGAAATATCTTGATAAGAATTATCCATACCAACTGAACCCCAAAAATGATTTTGCTTAATACCTGCCTCTTCTTTGATTTTGCAAGTTAATTGTTTTAATTTATAAACATTTATACTAGGGGGAATTAAATTATTACCTATGAAATACATATCAAAATAATTACTGATTACTTTCATCGTTCTCCATTTTAATTCTATCAATAAGTCCTCTAATAAATTCCTCTTAATTGTATAACTGGGGACTCTACTTACCCCCCAAGATTTGAAAAAATTCCTAAAATAAGGCGTAAAAGGAGTAAAAACAATGTGATCCTTCACGTCATTTTTAACAACTTTTTTATATTCTTTTAGAAAATGATCAGCAGGAGTAATCACAAATTGTAAAATCACAGATGAAGAAGTAATTTGGCAAGCTTGAACATTTAATTGTTTAACAAAGTTAGTCAATGTCGTTTCTTTTCCGATATCGATAAACCCAAAGTTGCTCCAGCGTTCCCCGTGAATGCTTTGCTTTACTTTGTTACAAAAATTATCTATTCTCTCTTGTTGACCATGTTCATATCTCGCAGGGAATTTTTTTATCAATTTTTTTAAGCCTTTATTTAGTTTATCAATATTCTCAATTGGAATATATTCAGCAACATATAATGATAGTAAATCCAGCTCAATATCATTTGGCATTTCTGTTGTCCATTGGCTAGTCTCCCAAAAGCTAATGTCTTCCCTTGCTGATTTTAAAACTTTAGGAACAAATTTTGATTCAACAGTGCAATCTTCCTGCAGTTGTATTTTTTTAATATATGGTACTAGAAGATCAGTGAATTTCTTATTAAATTTTTCTTTATGACTTAGCCTCTTTTGGCTATGAGGGTTTTTTATCTCTATCATTTAAACCTCCAAAAAATTGTGGTGCATCTATTTTTTAAAAAACCGATATTCAAATAAATGTACGATTTTATTGAAACTTAGTTTATTCATTATCCCTAACAAACTCTTGCAACGCTTTAATAACACGCTTAGCTTGCTCTACATTTAAATGAGGAGGAAAATACTTATCTGGATGACTACTTATATCGTTATTCCCAAGAATGAAAACGCAATTCTCTTCAGCTAAAGAGCTTTTTTGAACTTTAACAATTGTTTGTTGAGTGTCACTGAACTCTTCATATATGGCAAAGCCTCTTTCACTATAATTTTTTGGCATATTTTAAACCATCCTCTTAAATAATATGTAAATGTTTCCTATCTCTGCAACTTTAGTATACCATTTTCATCTTTATCCATCGATATGGTTATGGCTTTTTTCGAATATCAGCAATTCCTGCAGCTCGATGTTTAGGTATGTACAGACTTTATCCAGTAGCTCTCTTGGATACCGCTCCATTTCGTCATTATAAAGCTTTCTGACGGTCGGATACTCATGATCAATATCTCTGGATAGCTTCCGTATACTGATCTTTCTTTCGTCTATTATGGGCTTTAAATTTGATTTAATCATGTTCTCACCTTTGGTTATTTCTGATCACTTAAAATGATCATTAAATAAATAATAATGGCCAAGGCTTTTTTCTCCTTGGCCTCGCTGAATTTAATACTCATCAGGCTCTTCATGTTCAAATCCATAAATACCGTTTATCCAAACATCTCCACAACCTGGATTCTTTGTAATCTCTAACACGTGATTACGATTAGCATCTCCTTCTACTCGGTCTGTAGCAGTATAGTCTAAATAATTTCCGGTAAATTCTTTCTCACTACGTGGGAATACCCAGCCAGCAAGAGTAATTCTGCTGATTTTCATATTTAGAGTACAACCTTCAGCATTGCGAATTGTGAATTTGTAAAATAGCCAAGTACGGTCATAATCACGATCAAAATAATCTGCCATAGAAAAACTTTCTGAATCCTCACTCATGTGAAAGTTAACATTTTTGTACTCTAATGTAAGCTTTGCCTCGGCATTTGGAATACTAAAACTCGACATAAAGCCAAGGCAAATCATAGTCAGAGCGATTAATTTTTTCATTCCCTCTCCCCCTTTTATTCCAATTGTAATATAAATTGGTAATTAAAGGATAGTCTTTTTTCTTAATAAGGAAGAAATTTTATGACGTTCTTACTTAGCTGCTTTCTTTGCCTTGTTTTGCAGAAAAACTGAATCCCAGATCCAAAAGATTACAGCAAAGGAAATGCTAAATAAGTAAATTTCATATCCCATTAGAAAGTCTATTGTGGTTTTTGGGTCAGTAGTTATAGCAAAGATTAACCACACTAAAAAGGAAAAGAATATGTATGTAAGCAAATAGTTCAGGCTAAACCTTTTTGGATTGCGATTCAAGAAATATTGAACAGGTGCAGCAAAGATTAAATAGAAGATAAAGAGAATAACACTTATTAAGAAGTACGGAATATAACCATCATAATCAATGCCCAAAACATAAACAACAGCAGCTGATAACGCAGACAAGACATGAACAATAAAGATCCTTAAAATTTGCATGTTTATAACCCCTTTCATGTTAAAAGCTTCTTCAACATTGTCTAGACGCCTCCTTAAAATCACTTTAAAATCCATGTTTTATCGAACATCCTGAATCTTATCAATGAATGCTGAATTTTCATTGGCAAACCTTTCCCAATCCTCAAATATCATTTCTGGATAAGTCAGATAATACACAGCTTGACTGGTGAATAGCTCAGACCTGTCGCTTATATTGACATCTTCTAAAAATTGTTCATAGTCCCCTCTAAACACCCTTCCATCAAAATGTTTGTTATCACCCTTTAATTCTTTTAAAAGTAATCCATGTATCTTTTCAGATAATTCATTAAGCTCCAACTCAGAAGACAGACATAGTGCAGTATTCAAACGACCAGATATTTCATCACTCCAGTTTAGTCTAATATCATATAACAGTACACCGAGTAATAACTTTTTATCTTCTATAGGCATTTCATTTCTGTTGATTTGATTTTTCATATCCTTCCCCCCGATTCTGTTTAAAATTGTTGTTTTATTCAGTTATTATTTCAGGATTTTTATCTGCTTTGTTTTCGACTTTCCCTATCCTTACAACCGAGATCAAATCCCCATCCCATTCAATAACACTAGCATAATAGAATAACTGATTGTCTTTTTCATAAAGCTCTGTTCTGATACGTTCATACCACTTATGACCAAGGTAAGGATAGTCATATTTGAACTGTCCTTTATATGTAAAACCCATCTGTTCCATTGCTTCGTCAAGTTTACCTACTGGATTATCCAACCTTATATCAATCATTATTTCTTCCATCGTGATTCACTCCATTCTGTTTAAATTACTGTTTTATTCATCCTTAGAAAATTGTCTATTGAAAAGTTCAATCGCTCTATCATAGGTTGCTAATTGTGCGAGATGTTTGTCAATATTACTGCCATTTCCTTGCAAGCCATCCGATATATATAATTGCTGATTGTTTTTTAACTTTGATTCTAAATTATCTAACATGTTACGAATGCTTGAAATTTCATTCTCTAATCGCATTTTAGCCTGTTCTCTTTCTGCTTCAAGTATAACTAGGTTCCTATTTTCTTTCGTCATATCATTCTCTTTCATTTCAATCTCCCCGTTCTTCAATTTGTTTTATGCATATTATTTGTATTTGTTATTTATATTATAACTTGATAATCTATAATAATCAATAATTAAATACATATTTTTTGTATTTGATATAGCGTTAATATTAATTGCTCATGAGGGGGTTTGGGGGTGGTGTGAGCAAAAATTGTTCAGGTGAGGAACGAACCGTTTTGAACAATTAGCAGCACCCCCATTCTCTTATTTTATTATTTAATTTATTTTTGTCTCTCTTAAAGACTTAGACGGGAAAACCCTTGGTATTATTGAGCTTTTTTTAGAGTTTAAGAGGTTTATTCTCTTTAACTACCCATTTAACCATTCAATTAATAGCTTCCTCATCCTTAATGAAGGTATGTATACTGTTATTTCTTCACCATCTCTAATTGCAGATCTCCAAATCCATTGTACTAATTCGGATAATGCAAATGCGTCTTGATCAATTGTTATTTGATATTTCTCTTTAAAATAATTATATAGAACAGTGTTAACGTATCTGTTTATTGTATACACTAAATGTTTTTTGTGCTTAAAATCATTTGTAGCTCTTGCATTACATGACACAAACCCTTTTGTATATCCATTTCCCTTTACTTTGTTTTTATGTTCTGAATAAGTCGTCCACATAGCTTCATCACTTGATGACTTAACAATGTTGTTAAAGTAATTGAATACATTGTTCTTTACCTTCTTGATCGCATATGGTGATTTATTTTTATACCAATTAGATGATAATGAATAATCCAATTGGCCAACTGTATTCAAGTTACCTTCATATATTTTTATTTTATTTCTTAATTGAGCCTTTAGAATACTCTCGTATTCAGTATTATGTTTTGTAAACCTGTATTGCCCATCTATAAATTCAGAAACGTATTTTTGATACTTGATATTGTTTATATCATAATAATATCTTTGTATTTGAGCATCAAACATGTAAGTGAGTATGTAAACCTCTTTAAACAACTTGAATATATCTGCAGGAAAATTCCAAATCAATATATTGTCTTTAAAGTACATCAGATTATTGTTTAAAGCCATATCACGGATATCATCATAGCGTGTTTCATAGTCCTTTTTTTCTTCGTTCCATTTGACAAATCCGTCTTCAACATATATTAACTTTGATTCAAATAGTGTAGTAAGATCATGCTTCTTAACGCGTAACTGTTCAACTACTTCCATAACTTCATCTAATATCAATGTATAGTTGCCTGAAAGGATCAGCTCCTTTGTTTCGTCATTAGCATTTTTGAATAGATTATGTGTAGCAACAATATTTTTGTTCTGAGATAAAAGTTCATGAAATGACTCAAACTTATATTGTGTTTTGTCACCTTTCTTCTTTACTTTAGGCTCATAAATTTGTTTACTGTTTATGCTCTTCTTAATACGATCCACTTCATCCAAATACGGTGTAATGAAAATAAAATTTTCATCTGTCCCTGAATTATTCATCATGTCAATTGCTGCAGATGTTTTACCGCTTCCCATAATAGAATCAATTACTTTAACCTTTGCCATATAGTCTCCTTATATTTTAGTTTTGTATCGAAAAATAAGGAACGATAATACTCTTACCGCTCCCTTATTTATAACGCATATTTAATTATCCTTGTGTTGCTGCATGATTAATACTGAATCATCTTGTTTTACTCTGCATATCTCTTCTCTGTACTCTAAAAGGTCTTTATCAATTCTGATAGTTGCTTCTTTGATGGAGTCAATATCTTTCTTGAGCATTTCCAATTCCTTTGTCAGCTGCCGAATAGCATCCAGGAATTTTTTCTCCAATCATCTCACCTCAATGATTTAATTATACCATGAGGCCTATATAATTAGTGTGACTTGTTTCTTAGTTTAAGGAATACAAAATAGATAATCCATAACAATATGGCAATGATACATGTGACTATGAATATTATATTGATTAGTGTTTGTGCTTCGCTGCTGAAGTAATCCTTAATGAGTTGAAACATTAAGAATAAGCCAATGAATGTGATATGGGTAAACCATAATGAGAATCGTTTCATGTTTACAATGTGCTTGATCATGTTATAATATGGGTAGGAACTAAAGGAGAAGTTCATTCCCCTTTAGCTTAGCTCTCATCGGCGTATACGTTGGCGTTGTCTCTTTGGTCGGAGCCGCTTGCGTATACGCTTTTTCTTTTTGCTTGTCCCATTCTTTAGGTTTCTTACCTTCTCAACTATTGTTAGACTGTTGATTGTAAGAACCGTTAAAGATATGAGGAAAGCAACTACGATACCCACTTTCTCAAGCACTATGTACACCTCCTTTCCTATGACTCTATTATAACATAATTCATGATTTTTATATACATATTTTTTATATTTGAAGTAAGTTATTTGTGTGTTGATGGATGGTATTAAGATGCCTTGTGTGCTGTTTGAATGAACAAGAATGTAAATTGGATTGGGAATTGATTAAGGATGCTTAGAGACGTGTTATATTGGTTCTGAGAGCGTGTGAGTGTGATGAGTGGTTAGTGTAGGATAATGATGGGATTAGGAACATTTAATAAGATGCTTTTATTGTATATTCGTGAATTAAGACTAATGCAAGCCATTCCCAGCAGTATTACTCAGATGAACGTTTTTTGTAATGAACTATTATTTTTAACCTATCTGCAATTAGTTCCAAGTCCCATGAACCATGCACTGTAATACTGATGCCGGTGTAAATTTTCCGTATTCTTTCCTCAAGAAGTGATAAATGATACAAGGTAAAGCCTCCTACCAACCAAACGCAAACATATGTTCGTTTTTGTTTTCTAAAGAAAAGCCCCAAAATAGGGCTTTTTATTAATGCTCTAAGTTAATTTTTAAGTCTAGCTTGTCACCTAAAGCCTTTATGTCCTCACTAAATGGAGCAGAGATTCTAAGACGAATTGAATCTAAATCTTTTATATCCTCTTCGTTATCAAAAACATAAATGATGGATCCACTATCATTTACTTTCCCCACGTACTCGTCAAGAAGCTCGTCACTTTCCAACAAAGATGGCTCATCGATTTGTACCCCAGTGCTTGTTGCTAATTGTGCTAGACTTGGTCTGAAACGAACTACTTCATCAGATGTATTTTCTGATTCAATTTGAACATCAATAAAAGGTAGTTGTTCGTTGGCAACAGCCGCAATTACTTTTTTTACAGTAAATTGGATCGGGCCAGTTTTCACAGTGGTTTCTTTATTGCTGATGGCCATTACTTTAGCTGTACCACCATCAATTTCATAAACATCCCCAACTTTTTCAGGACCATTAACTGAGATGTCTTGGCTTTCTGATGTGTTGGTATCAGTTGCATTGTTTGTGTCTTCTGATGATGAAGAAGACTCTTCACTATTTTTGCAAGCTGCGAGCAATATCAGTGAAGTGATTAATAGTAAAATCCCCAATTTTTTAAACAATTTTATTTCCCCTTTTTACTCCAGTTATTTTTTCTTTTTCTTTCGTCTAACTTAATGAATGTTAAACAGTTTGTTTTACAGTATAAACCCGTCCTGAACCCTTGGTATATCTATGTTTTTTGAGGGTGTCAAAACTTTAACTTTACACTTTGTTTTCTTTTTATTAAACAAATGTTTTACCAGAAGAATTAAAGAATTAAGAATAGCTACTGATGTTCGTCGAACTCTTTTTTTAAAAGATAATACAGTAACTCTTTAGCTTGCTCTTCCGAGATCATTCCATTACATCCAGCAATTAAAGTCTCTGGATCATTTAAGATCTCATCTATAACAAATTGTGGATGTGTGCCTTTTAAAAGAAAGTCAGTAGATACTCCTAATATATCGCTTAATTTAGTAAGGGTTTTTAAATCAGGTTCAGCCTTACCAATTTCATATTTCCCATATCCCTGTCTCGTAATTCCTAAGAAATCCGCCATCCGTTGCTGGCTATATCCTTTGGAGGTACGGCATTTTTTTAAACGTTCTCCAAACATAGTAGGTTCCTCACTTTGACAATTATTATATAAGCAAATAGTTTCGTAAACAAAAAGAAGCAAAAAGTTTCATAAAATATATCGGAAGAAACTAAAGGTTTCTTTAATTATTAACAGTGTAGAAACAAACTGTTTACAGAAGGAGATTTTGATTTAAAAAAGAGAGCCTTAGTTAAAGACAAGTTGCTGACTACCTTTCAAGGCTGAGATGGTCAGTAAATACAAGGGTTATATATGAAGATATGATATAGTAATGTAAGTGGATAAGAATAAATTATGTCTTCGATTCCCTCGGATTCGTTATAAATACGATTATTTTTAATGAATGGGTATTCATTTTCAAATTACTAATCAATTTATTTTTTTAAAATTAATTCTTGTGTTTGGCCTGGAATTATGTTAGCACTGTTGTAGACCTACCCAAGTCATCAAATGCACGTATAATGTTCCTTATACACGCATTACAATACCAATATATGGGGGTATATTTACATCTAATGGTAAATTTAAAGGAACAAATGTACCCATAGCACTTCCATTTCCACACCCTATCCAAATTTTCATTTTCCTAATCCCACCTCAAAATCAACCTTTTTCACATCGTAATCGCTATCGTAAAAGCCTTTTATATCAACGTTTTCCCCTTTTCAAATTACCTCGTTTTCTTCAATATTTAGATAAAGCAACCACTTCCCCCTACTCTCACTTATGCTTTACGATCGTTTATCCCCTAATTACCATTCGATACAGCAAATACCCTTATGTTTACTGGATTTTTAAGCTCTTTAAATATTTTTACGATAGGCATGTTTTTAGATTATGATAATCACTCCGTCTCTATATGCACAGAATGCACCTCAATAACCTGGAGATGTTAACACACTAGTGAAAAAACAATAGACAAATACAAATAATATGTATATAATAAATTCATGAGAAGGGGGTGAGATAATGCAAAAGGATTCAGAGAAAGTAACGTACATGTTTAGTAATTTAATTGGATTTTTAGAGACTACTATTATTGAAGGAACTGCTTCACAAGATGAAAACATTCTTTATGAGGACTATAAACTTTTTGGAACAATCGATAAACAGAGCTATACATACAAAAATCTTGTACATAAGTATCTAAAAAGCGACTATTAAATCAAAAAATATGCATAAAAGTAATGAGGGGAGAATTTATTGAAAGGAAAAAAAGACGGTCTAAATAAGCAAGTACATATTTACAGTATTGATACTTCTGCTTTTTATAATGATCAAGAAAACAAATTACATAACAAGATTTTAAAATCATATAGGTACAGAGATCATCTCAAAAAACTTGAACATGTTGATAAAAAACATAAGAAGTACATAACGCAAAGGATTATTTCCTTAAAAGAAAATCTTTATAACGCCTTTAACAATCATAATCAAATAAGAACACTTAGAACAGATTCCCTGAAAGATAATAATGTGATTTCATTATTTGATTCTGTCTTAACTCGAACGTTGGGAATCAAAGAAAACTCTCTCTCTGAAGAGATCATGGTTGTCCAAACTTATCACTTTCAAATTTTAAGGGACATTATTGATAAAGGATTCATACATAACAATGAGAAATACGTTTATTTCACTAGCAGTGCCGGTCAAATACGAACCAAAAAATCTTGTTTTATCAAGCAAAGCACCTTAGATAAGTATCAAAATGCTTTAACTTGTGGCCTTAGTGTGGAGCAAATCAATGCTCAAGGTGGAAGCAGCATAAACAAATGGAATAGCTACATGGCCTTATCTAATAGCGCCAGCAGTCCATGGAAAATTGATATTGATAAAACAATTGTCGTAAATGACTTAGAAACAAAGGTTACCAGCCAGGTTGATTATATTGACCGTGATACATATGAAATCACTCGTAAAGTTATGGATATTCCTATAGAACATACAGATGGTTGCGGAATGATGCTTCCTAGTTTGAGTCAGAAAAGCTTTATGGTCAGATTACCTTGGGTTAAGGGTCTACTTGTTCCATTTGATTTTAGAAAGTTTGCTGAAAAACACAGTTCATTTATAGTTAAGGACGTCTACGGTAAAGAATGGGACATTATTAAAGATGATATCCAAATAATTTTTACGAAAAGCCAGTTTAAGATGTGGAAGTACTATGATTCTTGGGATGATTATCGCTCTAAATTTAAAAAGTATGGATGTTTAGGAGCTAAATTAAATGAAGAAGATCCATCTGTTGAGGGAAAACTGACTTACCAGATGCTACAAACACTCACTGATATCACAGATGAGGAATTAAAACAAATCAGCTCAAAGACTGTTATTGAGATTACTCAATTAGGCACTGATAAAGAAACAATGATGAAAGTTTTGGGGGCTACCGAGAAAAATAAACATAAGACAAGCCTTCAAGAAGCTCTACTAATATATCCTGAGCTGCTAAATGATGATCATACCAAAGAAATCATTAAGAATAAGAAGAAGAGTATGATTAAGGACGCCAAATCAGGAAAATTACTTGTCAGTGATGCTAGGTATACATATTTATGTCCTGATCTATATGCTTTTTGTGAAAGACTGTTTCTTGGAATTGAGAATCCAAAAGGACTTCTCACCGGCAGCAATGTTTATTGTTCTTTATATGATGAAGGGCATATTGATATCCTCCGCTCCCCTCACCTATACAGAGAACATGGAGTTAGATGGAACAAGAAAGACGAGGAATATGAAAAGTGGTTCATTACCCCAGGTGTTTATACCAGCATTCATGATCCGATATCCAAGCTGCTGCAGTTTGACAATGACGGGGATAAGGCCTTAATTATTTCTGATGAGCTAATCGTCAATATTGCCAAACGTAATATGAAGAACATCGTTCCTTTGTATTATGAAATGTCTGTAGCCCAGAAACAAGAGATTAATAGCAGAAACATCTATGAAGCACTAACTCTTGCTTATGGAATCAATATCGGGGAGTACAGTAACAATATCACTAAGATATGGAACAGTGACAATATAAACCTGGACGTGATCAAATGGTTATGCATGGAGAATAACTTTACTATCGATTTTGCAAAAACCTTATTCATGCCCACCCGCCCTGATCATGTTGATGAGAAAATCAAAGACTACATAAAAAATAAAGTGCCCCACTTTTTCATCAATGCAAAGGATAAAGAAGAACATAGCGTAGAATCGATTAATGAAAGTACAGTAAATAAGTTAGACTCCATTATCCCTTCTGATCGAATTAATTTCGCAGCTGTTGCAGGAAAGTTCGATTATCGTTTCCTGCTTAAGAACAAGGAGATTAAAGTGGACGATGCAATTATTAGTGAATACAAACGTTTAGACCAGAACAAGAAATGGCTGATGAATGATGAAGACATTAAGCCTGGACAAAAACTTTATGTTTATAAGGTTATAAAAGACAGATTGATGAAGGTTCACAACGACGAGCAATATGTTTCTGATGTTTTGGTTAAGCATTTATATAAAAAGAAAAGCAAATTTAAATCAACATTATGGGAGTGCTTTGGCCAGACTCTATTAGAGAATCTAAGACATAACTTAAAGACTTATAGAGGATGCTGTAGTTGCGGTAAGATGTTCAAATCAGCATCGAACAAGGCGAAATATTGTCCAACCTGTGCAAAGAAAATAGCACAAAAGCAAAAAAACAAGTGGAAAAGGGATAAATGGAGGAAAGAAGAAAAATAGAAAGTCCCTTCAGCCTTACTCCCCCAAGGGGTACAGCGATTTTACCGAAAAAAGTTCAACAAAAAAAGTGCCTTAAACCCTTGATGCGACTGGTCTGGAAGCCCCTTTTGAGATAATCGCCATAAGGGAGAAAGAAAGCTAATTTCCACATATAAGGGTGAGTAAGTCTCCCGTTTTTTCAAAAAATCACAAACGTTACAGTAATTATACTTTAACACAAAAATAAACAAAATCACTAGGAGGAATTAATACATGAACAAAACAGAATTTGTTGGAGCAGTTGCAGAAAAATTAGGAGTTACTAAGAAAGAAGCTACGCCAAAAGTAGAAGCAGTATTTGATGTTATTGTTGAAACACTAGCAAAAGGTGAATCAATCAAGATTCCTGGAGTTGGTACATTTGAAGTCCGCGAACGTGCAGCACGTAAAGGGAGAAATCCGCAATCAGGCGAGGAAATTGATATTCCAGCAACAAAAGCACCTGCCTTCAAGGCTGCAAAAGCTCTCAAAGATGCAGTGAAAGCTTAATAATCTATGCGGTGTATTGCTTCGGCTTGCACTTAGGGAAGGTAGATGCGTCTCCCTTCCCTTTAAATAATGCCCTTGTAAGCTTTGATGCTTATTATGCGGTCAACAAAATTTTTCCGGGTAAACGAGGCTTTGAAATTACATACCCTCGTAAAATAAGTGATATGGTTTTGGGCGCTTGATCACCGCTCTCATTTCACAGAAAAGGATTATTTTCGGTCTTGCCTTTTCATTTTCACTTAGGAACATATTCGCTATTTATTCGCTACTTTTCCTTCAAGAAACTTACCTTTCGCAATGCACATACCTCCTTACACGGGTCAGAGAAAACTGTGCAAAATAAATGGCGAGCGTTTGAGACGCTTTGTTTCTCAATAAGGCGTGTAACCTGACAAGGGAGACTGAAAATGCCATTGAGAAGGCTTATAATGGGTCTTTCCTTCTCATTATTGGTGTTTCGCCACCATAAAGTGTCGAGGTTTAGAGTTAGTATTTCATTGTCTGATCGAGAGTAGCCGATTAATCCCGCGTGGGGGACACTAAAGATACCGCGATACGTCCACAGCTTTGGGATTCCTTCCAAAGCCGCTACTAATCAAGGCTTCACTGTGAATTCAGAAATTTTACACAGTTCTTAAATGAATTAGCTCAACTGCCAGGTGTAGAAGGAGCCAGCTGGATTTCGCACAGCGATAACCAGCCTTTTATGCTCATGTACCATGATGTACAAGGAGTTCCTGAAGACGTCATTATGACGTCTTTTGTTATTTTCTGATTTCCCTGTCAATCCGAAGGCTTGAAGTCCTATGTGAGCTACTGACGTAGGTGAGATGGGTAAGAAAATAATTAGAACAATAGAAATTAAAAGTCATTCACTCTTTTTTTTAGCTTTTATTTTGTCATAACCAAACATAAAGCCAAAAGCTATCATTATTGCCCCACCAAATCGAAGATATTGGTGATATTCAAAATCTTTAAAAACAGTAACCGCTCCAACTACCAACAAAACACCTATTATAATAAAGGCATTCAAAACTTTGTCTATCAAAAAAAACACCTCTTTTTCAAATTCATCTACACTTCATTATACCTATTGTGGATTATTTTACCATACAGAACAGTTTTTGATAACTGGAATAGGTCTGTAATTCAAATGTACGCAAGTTATCAATAATCTCCTTCGGGCGTTTCCCCAACGCCTATCCGACTTACCTTTTCATCTCCTTTATATCCCCTTTTCGGACGTTACCGATGCTTCGGATCATCGGGCTTCCGAAGGAGCTTATTGTACGTAATTAGAAAATTATTGGAGGAATTTATATGGCAAGCAAAAAAGTACATCAAATTAATGTTAAAGGCTTTTTCGATATGGACGTAATGGAAGTTACTGAACAAACTAAAGAAGCTGAATACACATATGACTTCAAAGAAATTCTTTCAGAGTTTAATGGAAAGAATGTTTCAATTACTGTAAAAGAAGAAAATGAACTTCCTGTTAAAGACGTTGAGTAAGGCGGTGACTGAATGATCGATCCTGTTCAAACTAAGCGTCACTCAGATGAAAACCTTAAAGAATGGAAAATAAGAATCTGCTCTAATAAAGACATTTATAATCTAAACTGGGAAGAAATCAAAGAGTTGATCAACAAGGAAACTGGCGAATCTAAAGGTGAATCAGCTTATAGAAAATGGTTCAATAACTTCATTGAAGGAGTTGAATACCAAAAAGAAAAGTCAGCTGAATCAAATAATTCTCTCCTTGAATTGGAACTGAAAAAGGTTGAAATCATGGAAGAGAGAAAAAAGCTTCAAGCTGTAAAGCATGAAATACATAAAAACACACGTGTCAAAGGTCGAACAGAGCTTCTATATGAAAATGTAACTGAAGCAATTGAGAAAGTAGGTACTCTCCCTCCCCCTTCCTTCTATCCATTAAATAAGAACGAAAGAAAAAGAGCTGCTGTTCTAGGGTTTGGAGATGAACACTTCGGGAAGCAATTTAAAAGCAACAACAATGAATACAACGAACAGATTTATTTGCAGCGTATGAATCAGATTCTTTCTGAAACTGTTGAGTACATTCAAGAAGAAAATTTAGATGAGCTGGTCGTGTTAAATGGTGCTGACAGTGTTGAAGGTATGGCATTGCGCGTATCGCAATTAACTGCCCTTCAGTACGGGTTTATTGACCAAGTGATAAAATACTCTAGGTACAAAGCTGAATGGCTTTTAGAACTTTCTAAGCACGTCAAAATTAAGTACATACATATCCCTTCTGCAAATCATACTGAACTAAGATTACATAATACAAATCGCTCGGAAATGCCTAAAGAAGATGTAGAGCGTATTATAGCTACTTATATCCATGACGTACTCAAAGACAATGAGCGAATTGAAGTTCCTTTATACGACGAAGGAATTGTGGATTTTAAATTACTTGAATTTGAAATTGTCGCATGTCACGGACACCAGATTAAAAACAAAAAGAATGCCATTCGTGACATCTCACAGATGAAACGAAAATTCTACGATTACATGTACATCTCCCACTTCCACCACGGAAACATGCTCACTGTAGGTGAAGCAGCCACTCATAATATCCAAGTTATTCAACTCCCTTCTGTAATGGGTTCCGATGAATACAGTGACAGCTTAATGACAGGTGCCAAAGCTGGAGCAAACCTTTCAATTTATGAGTCCGGTAAAGGTCGGATTATTCAATACGATTACATATTAAATTAAAGAAGGCTCCTATTAGGCCTTCTTTAATTAGGTTTATCTTGTAAATCCCTCTAAGTCTTTAACGTGAGTAGATACATCTTTTATAAAGTCAATTGTTTCAGGCGAATCATTCAAGTAATCAACTGTCAATAATTCCTTTTCTTTAATCTCACTGATGAGATTTCTAATAACATTTTGAAGCTCAGTTTTTTTATCTGTAATGAAATAATACTTAACTCGATTACCTTCACGTGAAATTCCTAATCGATCAACTGGCTGTGTAGATAATTTATTTAATACACCTCGAAGAACTCCATTTCTATATTCACCATTCTTAACAAGTTCAGGTATCTTTTTTGCTAGTTCTTCAAGCAGCTCTTTTTCTGTAAGAGGGTGTTTTGAACCCTTTAAAATCACTGGTATATTTTTACGTACAAGATCTGATAATGTAACTTTGTTTTCCATAACGTGATCTCCCCTTTAGATATCGTAATACATAAATAGTGTAATCCACTTTTTTATCAGATGTCAACATCCAATAGTGGATTTTTAAACCTAAAGTTATAATCTTTTTTGATAAAACTTTAATTTTATTTAGATTGGAGTCGCATTAATGGTTGACTGCAAAAAGGATTATTAAAGTAATACAAAAAAAACGATTGAGGATGAAGAAGAAAATGACGAATGAAGACTTTAAATATCTGAATAAGCACTTAGAAACACTTGCCCAACTCAAGCAGTCTGGATACAAATGTGATAAAGAGATATCTACTGTTATTAGTAAATTACATAAACTAATGGGACTTGCATCAAAATCAAAAGTTAATTTTTACACTTTAGGTAGCAATGTTGAAAACGAAAACATTCCTGGTTATAAAATAGGCGTAGATTTTCCAAAAGGAAATAGGTTGTTAATCGTTGATCCCCGGACAGACTATACAACAGTTTTACTTGTTAATGTTAATGAATCCAAATTTGAAAATATTAAAAGAAGAATTGCACCTCAGACATTCGGATATCAAGCAGACCTATTGGTTCAGATTTTAAAAGAAAAACGCCCTGACAAACTGTTGATTGATACATGTGGAATTGGTAAAGGATTAATGGACATGGTGATTGAAAAGTTAAAAACCCAAGATATCGAAATGTCTCCTAGTGGTGATTTGACCTATAGTTAAACACCTTTTTAGAACGCCCAGCGATGATTGCGGTACTCCCCTTCCGCTCTATTGCTGGGCGTTTCATAAAATGTGTTTACATCAACTTTATGGAGGTGAAATGGTGGGTCGGAAACCTAAAGAAAAAGAAAAACTGTTATGTGCTGCATGTCAAAAGGAAAAAGACAAAGATTCTGGCTTTTATAATTCCCGCAGCAAGCTTTACGAAAAAATAGGAAAAGTACCAATTTGTAAATCTTGTCTCAAGAAAAATATTGATTACAGCAACATGGACTCTGTATACACCGTCTTACAGCAAATCGATGTCAAATTTGATCCTTTATACTGGGAGCAAGCAGTTCAAAGAAAAACTGACACATTTAGTGCATATATGACAATGGCAAATTCCCTAAAGCAGTTTAATGGAACTGGTTGGAAGGACAGTATTCTAGAACAACAACAAGAAAAAGCTATTGCTGCCGAAACTCAGCGTGATTCAGTAGAACAAGTCTCAGATGAAATAATTGATAAATGGGGAATTGGATATACACCCGATGAATACCACCAGTTTGAAAGGAAGTACAACAAACTCATTCGAAATTATGGAGAAAAAACCGCTCTCCATACTGAGGGATTACTCTCCTATATTCGCTTTCGTGTCAAAGAAGAACTAGCTACAGCTAAGGGTGAAGTAAAGGAAGCTAAAGAGTGGGGTCAAATGGCTTCAAAAGCAGCTACTGACGCAAAGATCAACGTTTCTCAGTTAAGCAAAAGCGATATTAGTGGCGGTGTGGATGTGCTTTCACAACTCTTCGAAGCAGTTGAAACTGAATTAGGCATCATCCCTCTCCTTCCCCGCCTAACCGCTCAACCTTACGATGATGCTGATTTAATCATTTGGGCCATAATCAATTATTACAGAAGACTAGAGGATAAAGAAAAAGTAGCTTATAAAGACATATATCATTTTTACGATGAGATGCTCGAAGAAGATTTCAAATCGAAGGGGCTAACTACAGAAGAAATTGAAAACTTGAAAAAAGCACGAAATAACGTTTTCCGTGACTTAGAAGATGTGTATAAAGAGCCACTTTACGACACTGGGGATGAAGAATAATGGCAAGCTACAAAAACTTCACCTCCAAGAACAATAAACATACAAAAAATCGAACAGATATTTATGAATCCTCATTTGAAACTCCAGTAAATCCCAATGATAGCTCTAACTTAATACAGAAAAACATTTCAAAATGGGCAGAATTCACCTCCTTCATTCGTTTTTATCCTGATATTTTTTATGACATGTTAAAACCCGAAGTTGGTGGAATTGAACTTGATTTATACCAAAGAGTTATGATGAGAACCCTAAGTCGCTTCCCTCAAAATTACTTCTGTATTCCTCGCGGTGGATCAAAAACCCTCACTCAAATCATGGTTGCGTACCATACAGCAATCTGCTTCCCAAATGTCACATTAGCAATAACCGCTTCAACCAAAGAATCTGCGGTTAAAATTTGGAAAGAAAAACATGATGAAATTTTAAGGTTCTATCCTTCTATTGCAGATGAAATCAAAAGCGAAAGTTTTTCCAAAGATACTGGAAGAGTTGAATTTCAAAATGGCGCAATTATCGATAACCTAGCCAATGCCCAATCTTCAAAGGGATTACGTAGAAGACGTGGCTCTCTTGAAGAATCTGCATTAATCGATAAAGATCTCTATGATGATGCCATTGAACCAATATTCAATATTCCACGAACTACAATGACTGGTGAAATTGATCCTGCAGAATTAAATGGTCAAATAAACCGTTTTTCAACATCAGGATACAAAAACTCTGATGAATACGAAAAGATTCTTACTATGGTTAAAGAAACTGGTGACTTGAAAGGCTCCTTTGTGTTTGGATCTGATTGGAGAATTCCTATCCACTTTGGTCGTCAAAAAATGTCCACGATTAATAAAGCCAGACAAGGAAACGTTACCCGTTTTCGACAAAATTACCTTTGTGATTGGATTGGTGCAAGTGACGGAGCTTTAATCAACATCAGTAAATTAATTAAAGCCAGAACTATTACACAACCAGAGCTATCTTGTCCTCGGGATAAAAACAAAAACTTTTTGCTTAATGAGTATGTTATTGGTGTAGACGTTGCACGTTCTGCAGCTGAGTCAAACAACAAAACGGCTATTATTGTTTTAAAAATTATTAGGAATAGTAACAACCTTATTAGACAAGTTCAAGTAGTTAATATCATTGAACCACCTAATGGATTAAGCTTTAAGGAACAATCCATCATGGTGAAAAGAGTATTTAAAAATTATGGCGGAAACCAAGACCTCTCACTCTCTAGAGTCAAAGCTGTTGTTGTTGATGGTAATGGAGTCGGCGGTGGATTAATCGACCGATTATTAGAAGATGTTACTGATCCTGAAACAAATGAAGAGCTTGGATGTTGGGCTACAATTAACACTGATCAAAAACCAGACGTGCCTAATTCACCTGAAGTCGTTTACAATCTAAAATCACAAGGTATAAACCAGGATATTATCACCCAGTTTTTAGACTATGTTGAATCGGGGAAGTTAAAGTTACTCAAAGCTTTCGAAGATATCAAAAACCAAAAAGACATTGCAGACGATGTTATGGTTGAAGCAGCATGTATTCAAACTCAGTTGTTTATTGACGAAGTGGCCAACCTACGGATCAAGAAAAACCAAAATTCTTTTACTGTAGAACAGGTTGTAAAACGTATCGATAAAGACAGATACAGTGCGATTGCTTACGCCTTATATTACATTGCTCAATTTTTAGAGAAAGAGGAATCCGATGAAGAGTATTCATTTGGGTTCTTTTTTAATTAGGTGAAAAATGGATACCCAAAAAGAGCCGTCTTATGAATATAATACTGATTTATCAAACCTGGATTCGCTATTCTTCAATACCTCAAATACTTCAGTTTCATATGATCGAGTGAAAACTTGGCTTAATAATCACAACCTTTATAACAAACAAATTCGAAATGCCTCAAAATTTCTTTATAATTCAAATGGTATTTACAGAAATGTAATTGACTACATGGTTTCGCTCCCTACTCTAGATAGAGTTGTCTATGGGAACTCAAATGATCATAGTCAATTAAAATTGGACAAACGAACATATGAAATCGCGTTAAGAAAAATAAATGACAAAAATATTGTCCGAGATTCACTTAGAAAACTAAGTCTTTACGGCACATCTTTCCACTATTTTGAATCAATTGTAGCCGACAACTTTCCTAAAACACTTAGTGATTATGAAGTTGATTCCATATCTGAAATCAACGATGCACAAGAGTTCAATTGTTCTATCCTCTCGCTCCCTATCGATTACTGTAAAATTGTCGGGAGAAAAAACTCTTCTTATTTAGTGGCTTTTGATGTCTCCTACTTTGATCAATTCACAAGCAAAGGGAGATCTTTAAAACTTAAAAGGTGGCCAAAGGAATTTAGACAAGGTTATGTTGAGTACAAAAAAGATCTCAATAAACGTTGGCTCGTATTAGACAACAATAAGACAATCACCGTTAAAGGCAGTGCTGATATGGAAGATCAATGGGGACGACCGATTGGACTAGCTGCATTTGTTGATATGGTTTATGACGATTATTTTGTTGATACAAAAAGAAACATCCTTGATGATTTGAACAGTACATTAATTTATCAAACATTGCCCGAAGGTGAAAAGAAAGGTGTTTCTTCCTTAACGCAAAAGCAACAAGAGCAACAGCACAACAGCATCAAAAATGCCTTAGTTTCTAAAGGCGCTGTCAAAGGGATAAAATTCTTCTCTTTGGCCTCAGGCACTAAGCTAGACAAACTTGAGACAAACGTTGATTTCCTTAAAGTCAAAGGTGAAGATGAATTAATAAAACGAATATCAACTAACTTAGGTTTTGCAGGTTCAGCGTTAAATGGTCAAGACGGAAATTATTCCTCTCAATCTACAAACATTGAAATGGTGTCCTCACAAATTTTCTCCTGGTTAGAACAGATCTCTAGTGAGTTTAACAAAGTCATTAATGCAAATATCATTAATAATCCCAAGTCTTATGTGGAAGTTTACTATCTCCCCCTTACCCACGTTAACCGCAAAGAAAAAGTGCAAAATATGAAAGACTTGTACACGAGTGGCCGAGGAAGTTTGACTGCTTGGATAGCAGCTACTGGGTGGAATCCTGATGCCTACTTATCATTAATGGAATATGAAAAAGAAGAAGGATTCGATGAGAAGTTCCCTGTTCATGCCACCTCCTACACTATGAGTAAGAATGATAAATCTGCTGGTCGTCCCGAAGACGATAGTTCTCAAAATGAAAACACGATCAAATCCAAAACAAATAACAGTAACGGTACGCCCTCTGGCTTATGAAGGGAGGTGAATTAATATTTGAGAAGTGCAATCTTAGAGATTAATAATCAACGAAAAGTAAGTGGACGAACCTTTGTAAAGTGGGTTGTTCTTGAAATACATGAAAACAATACCCAATACAATAAAAACGGTATTACCTGGATCGAAAAACACGTTAATGCAAACTTAAATTCCATTAAGGATATGCCGCTGTGTGTAGAATTTATTGATTGTGAAAACAGTGAGCCATTTGGTCATGGCATGACAGAAATTAAAGATGGAACTCCCCTGTTTGAAAACAGCACTGTAGTTGGTGTTACAACCAATGGATATATCGACACTATAGAAGTAAATGGTCAACAAAAAAGAGTGTTAATTGGTGAAGGCTTTATTTACAACCAAAGGTACCCTAAGTTTGTACAATGGCTTAAATCGAAAATGTTTGATGGCGAATTCCCTGAGACCTCAGTAGAAATTTCTGCTGTTGAAGGCAGCTCTTCAATTGAGTATGACGGTGGGTATAAAGAAAAAGGTCGTATACCTATGAGATTTGATTTCACCGGCGACGCAATTCTCGGAATTGACCCAGCTGATGATGCTGCTGTCTTACTGGAACTAAATAATAATCACAAGGAGGAACAGTCAATGGCAAAAACACAAGATGAAGCATTAGTTGAATTGAATAATAAGCTAAACATTGAGAATAAAGCACTTGAAACAAAAGTGACTGAACTTAATGAGGCGCTCAAGAAAAAAGATGAGGAGTTAAATGCTGCAGTAAAAGCAGCTAAAGATGAGAAAGCAAAAGTTGAGGAGAAAGAAAAAGAAATCAAAAAAGCAAAAGAAGAAAAAGAAAAAGCTGATGCTGAGTTGAATTCACTGAAAGAATTCAAACAAAACGCAGAAAACGAAAAGCTAAAAAGTGAACTAAATCAAGATCTCAATAAATATACAGAGAAAGAAAAATCGGTCGCGAAAGAAAAAATCGAACTCTTCTCCAAATCCCCTTCGTTTGAGCTAAAGACACAAATTCTCTCTGAAATTAACTCTTCAATTGCTCAATCATTTATTGCACAACGTCAAAAGAATCAATCAACTGAAACAAATAGCACTAATGATAAAGACATTTTTTCAGAAATTAATGATGCTGGACAAGAAAGTTCAGTATCTATTGATGATCTCTATTAAGATAAAATAACACTTTTATAGAAATGAGGAATTTATATGTTCAAGTTTGGAACTATTGGTGCCTTCAAACAGGTGCGAAATAACCCGCGTTGTAAAGCAACAAAAGATTTAGTGCCTGGCTTGGTTGTGTTACCAGATGACTCTACTGGCCTGGCGCCTACCCCTGCCGATGCTACAGCAGCAAAGGGCGACATTTATGTTGTTGGCAATATCATTGATAAACCTGAGGTTAGAAACAAAGCTGATTTTAAAGTATTGAAAGATGAATACGTTCGTGCTTTCCGTGTAACTGATTTGGCTGACCTACCAGTTGAATTGAGTCAAGATACAGTTCAAGGTTTTGATGCTCTCATTGTGGGCGATGTTATTGTCCCAGCAGGTGATGGAACTGGTCAATGGACTAAAGCTGGAGAAGATGTTGCTGATTATAAAGTTAAGCTTAAAGTTCTTGAAAAAACTACATTCGGTGGTAAAGGTCTGTACTTAAAAGTACAAGCCTAATCCCTAACTTTTGGAGGTAAAACTTATGAAAATTGAACTTAATAACGTAAAACGGGATTCAGATGTGTTTGCTAATCCCAAGTTAAATTCAAAATCGCCAATTATTGAGATCTTCTCTGCAATTGCAACAGGAAAAGATATTTCTAAATTCGGTAATAAAGCCGATACAGTTATGAAACATGTCAAAGATTTAGCAGCTCAAGCTGTACTAGGAAACCCTGTGGCAAAAGCTGAAATAAATACAATTGTTAGCTTGGCAATTGAACCTAAACTTATTTCAGCTGTTAAATTATTTGATTTCATGGGTACTTTTAGACAAATCGGTTATGATCAACAACCAATGATGACTACATACGCACACGAATCAATTAGAAGTGGTTTCCAAGCTTCTCGTGGAGACGTTCCTTTTGCTACTACAACTTGGAACGAATACCCTATTGGAACACAGACTATTTCAGCAGGCTATGCTGTTAATTACCGTGAAATCCAAAGTGGAAACCTAGATAAAGTTGCTGAAGGTATGGAACAAGTTCAGACCGATATGATGAATAAAGCTATGTATTATGTCGTAAATGAAATGTACAACGCCATTAAGTCAGCTACCGGTGTTAAATATTTCTCGGAAAATGCCGGTATTCAAAAATCTGCAGTTGATGACACTATTAAGAAGGTTCGTAGATTCGGTCAACCATCTATCGTTGGTGATTATTCTGTTGTTTCTCAGTTAAATGATTTTGCTGGATTCCAAGCAGTCGCCGGAGATGCGACTAGTACTAAATTGCCTGAATCAGTAATGGATGAAATCCGCAAGACAGGTTTACTGAGTACTTATAAAGGTTCTTCTGTTGTTGAATTACCTAATGCATACAACCTCACTGAACTTAACAAGACTGGAGATAACTTCAAAACTTACCTTCCTGAAGGTCTTCTATTCTTCATTCCTCAAGGTGCAAAATCTCCTCTTCAAGTATTCCAACGTGGTGGATTAACTTCTATGACAGGTAACGATATCGTGTCTGGTACAGAGATTACTCGATTTGACATGGAAATCGGTGCAGGTGTAGCTAAAGGACAAGAATATCAAATCGGATTAATCCGTGATGAAAATTTCGAAATCACACCTGAATAAAATCATTATGGAGGGCATTGTCCCTCCTAAGTAAAATTATGGAGGGTATTATGTCAATTAATTTAGATAAGAAAATCGCTATTAAAAATTTGTGCTCGTGGGACTTATATTTCAAAAAATTAGAAAGCCATGGAGATTTCCGTTTACCTGCTAATGGCATTCGTCAAATTACAGTAGGTGAAGTTCAGTCTCAAGTTTTTGATAATGTGAAAATGTTTGTAGGCACTGATGGGCAAGGGTCTCATGCGAAAATTTTCATTGATGATAAAGAAACTAGGGTTCACCTTGGGTTTGAGGCTGCTGAAAATGACAGTGAGCAAGAAGTGATCACACCTGAAAGAATCAAGCAGATTTTAGCTTACAAAACTCAGAAAACATTCGAAGAAAATGTAACTAAAGATATCAAACTAGAATCCGAAAAAGCTCAGTTATTTGAAATTGCAAAGAAAGAAAAAGTAAATGACTATAAAAAGATCAAGTTTATCGAAGAATTTACTGGTTTTAAGTTTGATACAGAATCATAAGGAGTGATTTAATGACGCCTTATGAAAAAATTATCAATGTTTTTCATTCTTTGTTTCAATCGAACGAAGTGTTGCCGGAGGGTCTTGAAAAACAGTTTTTGATTAATGCTATTAGCGATTACGAAACAGATCTTACAGATCTTGGTTTCCATGAAGAAACTAATACGTTTGATGTCAAACTTTCAAGAGCTCAAACCCAATTACTCGGAATGCTTATGTACAGAGGATATTTAGGCAGATACAGAGATAGAGCTCTCAAGTTGAATAACGTAATTGGACGAGATATTCAATTAACAGGCTTAGCAAACACAAAAGCACAAGTAAATAGAGCATATGAGAGCTTGTGTGATGATATTGATCAAAAAATTAGCAAGCTTAAAACCAATAATTTCGAGTGAGGTGCTTAGATGTCAATAGATTGGTACCTTTCTTCCTCCTCGAATTATTTAAGTGGCTGGGAAAACGATGAATTTAATACGAACAAATATGAAATATTTAAAGAAATTCTTGCGAATTCGCCCGAAACATATGATATTGAGCTCAATCATAAGTCTCAACAGGTAATTATCCAAACAACCCAAGACAGTGAAACTAAGAAAGTGCTTACCGTATTAGGATTGCTTAATCGAGGCGACTTGATTAAATATGATGATAGTTATTGGATTGTTAATTCAAGACCTACAGACAATAAAATGAACGATAGTGCTACTATGAGACAATGTAACACCTCATTTTTTCTAACCTCAGAAGACAAGTTAGTCGATACTGGCAAAATTAACGAAATCACCGGTAAGCCAATTTATGAAAAAGTACCTGGTGAAAAAACTGAAGTCCCCTGCATATTCGAAAGGACAACTTCAATAAATGGCACTGAATTGGCGGTAAATCTTCCGGATGGTCAAGCAAACATTACAATTCCTTATCTTGTTCATGAAAAATTGAAAATCGGACTTACCCTCACCTTCTTTGGCGAAGATTATCAAGTCGATGATATAGACTATTCTAAAGTTTATGGAGACCACGGAACAATAAAATTGGTTGCCAAAAAGAAAGTTGGTGAAAAGACATGAGCATGACTGTTGAACAGATGACAAAAGTCTTCAGATTAGTTATGGATGATGTTGAACTGAATCGGCTCTTGTATTACAAAACTGATCCTCTCTCCCCTTCTCATCCAGATGTTCAATCACTCGAAAATTATTATGACTCCACAAATGACTCTCCCGCTATAATCAATACCATATTCAAGCGAGCACCTAAAACAGATGATCTATCGGATTCACCATTATGTAGGATGTGTATTTATTTAGGGAATGCATTGCCTAAGCCGACAAACCAAAGCTTTATGTTGTTAAATCAAGAATTGATGATCGATGTATACACACACATTAATACATTTGAGATATCTGAGTATCGAAGTTTGAAAATCATCGACAGGGTTTCAAAATTATTTTTCAATAAAAATATTGCTGGTTTTGGTGTAACAGTAGATTATAAACGTTTGCTTATTAGTAATCCCCCTGACGGATATTTGGGCTACAAGATGATCTTTACTTTTGGAGCAAGTAAATGAATGAGTTAAAGGATTTCTTTTTCTTAGGAAAACCGATCCAGACTGAAATAGGTGAGATTGATTTCATCCGCTTAAAAGATTATCCTCTCTACACCAAAGAACTAAGCATGTTGAGGATGAATAAGAAAAGTCTCATTAAAGAATACTCTAGGTTTAATGAGGATGGCTCGCTTGACCCATTTATCATTGAAATGAAAAAGAGAGATCTTTATGAAATTGTACATTCGGTACTCCCTGATTTTCACGAGGCTTATTTCAAAGTTTTTTCAAAAGTAATGATAAACAAGGATTCCCTATCGTTGATTGGAAAACATAATTTTCCCCGTCTCCGTAAACTAATACTAGACATGCATTGTATCACTGAAGACAAGGTCGTTGACAATGATGAACTTCAGGAGTTCCATGATATAAGTAAATCACTCAAGCAACAAGATTCTCAAAGTGATTTAAAGGATATAGTAAGCTGTGTTGCTGCATTTAACGGATACACGTATGAAGAAATATCTGAAATGACGATGTATCAACTATATTTGTCGTTCTACAGGATGGCTGAAGTTATGAATTATAACACAACCACACTTTTTGCTACCGTCTCTCCTGATGTCAAAGTAAGTGATTGGAGCAGTCACATTAATCTTTACAAGGAAGAGTCTTATCACCTGAGCACTAAAGATGCTAAAAATATCGAGCAATTATTTGGAGGCTAATTAACTTTAGTCTCTTTTTATTTTTATTTAGGAGGAAACAATTTGGCAAAACAAACAGTAATCCATGAAGTTGGAAAAATTACAGCTAAACGTCTGAGCGATAATAAGGTTATTGCTTCAGGTGTTACACAAATGACTCAGTTTTCCCAACAAGTTCAACAAGACTTTTTAAAAGGCGGATGGGGTAACCGAGACCTGTATGTTATTAATTCAAGTAAAGAAGTATCGGGTAATGTCCGAAATGCTTTCTTTGATCTTGATTTCATGGCAATGCAGCAAGGCGTAAAAATTGAAAACGAAACAATTTCTGTGTGGGAAGATGAAACCCTAAATGTTAGTGATACTGGTACAGTTACCCTTTCATATCTCCCATTGTCTAAAGTTTCATTAACTAACGAAGATGGAGATCAAATTGAAGTTGACGCTGCATCTAAAACAGTTACTGTGCCCGATACCTTTGCAACCAAGGGTGAAGCTTTAGCAGTTCATTATCAAATTGAAGTTGAAGCCGAGACTGTTGAAATTAACGGTCAAAAATTCTCTGAGAATTACTACTTTGAAATTCACACAATTGAATACGATCCTAAGACTTCAAAAATCTACAGTGACCTTTATATTCAGCTCCCTAAAGTAAACTTCTCTGGTGAAGCAGATATGTCGTTTGAAGCAGGAAATGCATACACTCCGGAAATCGGCTATCGAGCCCTTGCTGATAATAACGGAAAAATCGGTAACTTTGCTCGTGTGAAACGTAAAGCTGATGGGACAAAGGGCGTTGTCACTAGTGATGAAGGAACTGGCTCATCTCAAAGTTCAGATCTTGGCGGAACAACTGAATAATTAAGGAGGCGTTTATTATTGCTTTTTTAAACCAGGACGGTGATAAATACACCTCTGCAAAAGATGATGGGACAGGTAATCCCATAACAGCTGTATCAATTGAACGTTCCACTGTCCCCTTGGAGGTTGGTCTCAATAATGACCAGCCTCTTAATGTTAATGTGGCCAACACTGCACTTGATGTAAATATAACTAATACGGCTTCTGTCCCTGTTTTGGTTAAAAACACTGCAGCAATTAAAACCCAAGTTCAAAAATCCTATTCTGAATTTGTTGTTACTGATGCTGATACCGTAGCTACAGGTGCAACTAAGTCTTATACAGTTGATCTAATCGATTCACTTGGTGTTTTCAGAACTTACGGTGTTGCTATGTACACAACTCAAACAGACAGCTCAAATAGCAAAGTTTTAGCAAGTATTTATTCCGTACCGAAAAACATCCCATTTTATTCTGCAACTACATCAGGTAATGATAATTCTGTTCTATTCAACAGCATTGCTTTTGTTCAGAATTACCCCTTACAAAAACAATTAACTTTCACTGCTCCAAAAATACATCTGACAGTTAAAGCAGCCGGTACAGTTGATCTAACTGGGTTAAAAATCGTTGTATGGGGGATGGAATAATGACATTTGATGAAGTATGTGGTTTGTTCAAACAATTTGATGGTTTGGAACAAAAATTCCTATTGCTATCAGATGGATCCTATATCAGTGTTGATGATTTCAAGCAACGGTTTGAAGGCGACTTCAATGAATACGAACCTTTAAGTTCGCTTCAGTCATCCCCTTCTTCTACCCCAGCTTGGGAAGGTATATGGAATAAGCTACAAGAGGATGGGCTTTTTGAATAAGTCCTCCCCTCTTGTTTTTCTAGATAAAAGACAGTTTTTATACAGATTAAGGAGGTGGAGTTGTTGACAGAAACGGCTGAAAATGTAGTAATCACGATTCCAGACAAAACTTCATTTACTTTTCACGACTCTGCAACAACCGCATCAGAAGGTGAAGAATTTGTAGTGGGTCATTTTCGGGAACTTACTGTTAAGATCTCTGGTTCCTCTACTTCTAGGGAATTAAAATTCTTTTCAATTGATGAAAACGGTGAAAAAACGGAGCTGGGAGCAACGAACAAAACAGACTTCCAATTAGGAACGGGTACTCTAAATACCAATGAAAATTGGGATATTGATATCGCAGGTCTGTATAAAATTATAGTTGAACTAATCTCAGTTAGTGGCGGAGATGTTACAGTGAAAGGAATTGCAGTTAGCTAATGAGTAGCAGCAAATTTGTAGGACAACTTAAACAAAACAACATACAAATCAACAATCTTAAAGATTCCCTATCACGTACTGAAAAACATATGACTGATTATGAAAAAGAATTGTCTAATGAGATTAATTCGTTTATGGAAAGACAAAATTTCGAGCTTAAATCGCACACTGAAGATATAAACAATCCTCACAAGGTGACTAAAACACAAATCGGCCTCGATAAAGTTTTAAATGTGGAACAAGCTTCAAAAACAGAGTTTGACTTACATGCCTCAAACATTGAAAATCCGCATAATGTCACAGCTGCTCAAATTGGACTTAGTAATGTTCTAAATGAAAAGCAAGCTACAAAAGTTGAATTTGATGATCACGTTAAAAATTTATCTAATCCCCATTCTGTAACAAAAGAGCAGATAGGATTAGGGAATGTCACTAATGTTGAACAAGCCAGTAAAACTAATTTTGACAATCATGCGTCTGATAAAACTATTCATGTTTCAGAGGATGATCGAAACAAATGGAATACTGCCGAGGATAATGCCAAAGGCTATACAGATGAACACGCTAGTCGAAAAGATAATCCGCACGGCGTGACAAAAGTCCAAATCGGATTAGGTAACGTTAAAGATGTTGAACAAGCATCATTGACCGACTTTAATGCTCATAATTCTAATTCTATTCGCCACATTACCGCAGATGAACGTTCAAAATGGAATTCTAACCTTAGCTCAGAGTCATTTAATAAAGCAGTCTGGTCTAATATTACATTACAAAATGGAGCCACCGCTGGCACCCGTACTCCTATATATTCTAAATGGGGCAACTTGCTGTTAATCAGAGGACATATCGTAACATCAGCAGACATTATTTTTGGCACAATCCCAACAACTGCTGTACCAATTGGTGGCTCTGTAAATCTAGTTCCAATCAGCGGTACTGGCGGAAGTGCAGGATTAATTATCTATGATACTGGAGAAATGAAAATAAAATATCCAACACCAACTGATTCCTCAAAAGTTACAGGTTATTATTTGGATATTGCTGTTCCGCTACAGTAAACAGCAAGGAGGTTAAAATGGTACAAGTCTATAGATATGATGAAGATTTCATATTTGAAAAACCTATCCTAATTGAAGATGTAAATGAAGGGGATGAGTTTCTTCTTCCAGAGCGTTGCACAGAAATCCAACCTCCTTCTTTTTTTAAAGCAAAGTTTGATATTAACAAACAAGAATGGTTCGAGTCTGCTACCCAGGAGTACATCGATAGCCTAACACCTCTAACTCCTGTTCCAACAGATTTGGACAAAGTAAAGCAACATTTGGGTGACTTGACATTTCAACTCATGATGGGAGGCTTTATTTAATGAATTGGTACGCTATAATTAAGGATTATTACAATGATGGAAACGGGGTTTGGGACGAATACCGAGTTAAGCAAGCTGTTATCAAAGGAAAAATCACACCCGAAGAATACAAAGAAATAACCGGAAAAGATTACATTGAAGACGAGATGTAAATGTGATAATTTGTATTTATGAATATATTAAAAAACTTAATAATTGTATTTCTAATCTTCATAAGTGGATGTTCCAACGCTTCCCACTCTTCTATTAAAGGGGCGGAAAAAACTGAAAATCCTCCCATTAGTAACTACAACCCACTGATTATTGCTCACAGAGGAGCGTCTGGTTTAGAACCAGAACATACCGTATTATCTTACAAACGAGCAATTAAAGATAAGGCAGATTTTATAGAAATTGACCTGAGACAAACTAAAGATGGCAAGTTAGTCGCAATACATGATAAGGATGTTGAAAGAACAACTAATGGAAAAGGAAAAGTACAGGAACTGACTTTGTCACAATTGAAAAAATTCAATGCAGGTAAAGGTCAAAAAATATTGACAATTGAAGAGATTATCAAAGAATTTGGTCTCTCGACCAATTATTACATTGAAACCAGAGAAGATAATAATGGCAATTTAGTAATGGAACAGGAACTTGTCGATATACTGAACAAATATAACTTAATCGCTAAACATAAAGTTGTCTTACAGTCTTTTAGCGAAAAGAGTTTAAAGAAGTTACACTCAATAAATAAAGATATTCCTCTTGTCCGTCTACTTGGTGACGAAGAGGTGAAAAGTTTAACAAGCGATACTCTAAAAAACATCAAAAAATATGCTTATGCAGTTGGCCCTAACGCTAAATTAGTTGATGAGTCAGTTGTAAAGAGAGTCCACGATGCAAATCTAAAAATACATGTGTTCTTTGATGCAGAAAACGAGAAAAAGCTAACCAAGAAAATGCTTGGTTTAAAGGTTGATGGATTGTTTACCAATGATCCAGATTATACTTTAAATGAGCTAAAATAAAATCATATTGAAGTTTTCCAAGACACCCCTTCTTGCGGGTGTCTTTTGTTATGAAGAGGATAAAAAGGAGGAAATAAAATGGCATCAAAAAAGTTGAACTTGGGATTAATCGAGGAAAGCGTCAGTAAATATGACAAGAAAGAAAAAGTCCAATTAACTGATGAGGCGCATGTGTTTATTTATCCACACTTCTCCCCTTCTCGGTTAACAAAAATGTTAGCCGGATTGATTTCTGATCAAGATGAAGCTAAAGAAGCAGGAATCAAATCTTTTAAGGATATAAATCCAGTTCAATGGACTTTCTTTTTACTTATAAAAGAATTTACGGACTTGGGGATTCCAAATGACATTAAAAATAAAGTTAAGTGGTATCTTAAACTTGTAGATTCAGAGTACTTCCCTTTAATTATCAATAGCTTTCCTAAAGAGAGCTTAGAAAAACTGGGTAAAGCCACTGTTATGCTGCAACAAAACATAGATGAGTTATCAAAAAAATCTCAGGAAGAAGCAAATAATCTTATCCTTCAGAAGGTCGAAGAAATTGAAGGCAGTGCTGCCCCACAATGATGGCGAGAAACATTAAGGAAATTAAGGTTATGATTGAACAAGCTACAATTCAGTCTATACATAAATCTTCCTCTAACGTTAAGCAAGTCATGACGAAAACAGGTCAAGATCATGTTGAAGAAGATGTTTACGGCACCTATAGCCCCCTACTCTATGAACGTACAGGAAAGCTTAAAGACGCTTTTATAACCACCAACGAGAGTAACGGGGTATCATTGGATAATATTAGAGAAGATGATGAGAAAGATGTTGCTACAGTCATTGAGACCGGACGGGGTTATACCTACCCTGATTCATATGGATATGGCTACGGTAAACCTCGTCCTTTTATGAAGAAAACCTCTGAGACACTAAAAGATGGACGATTAACTGCAGCGCTAAAAAAAGATTTAAAGGCAGATGGAATTAAAACAGACTAATGGCGGTGAATTAATGGCCAAATCAATTGAAAAGAATATGCTCAGATCTCGAGCAATAAAACTCCCCGAGGTCACGGAATCAATGTGGGAGCAAGTAGATGAAGAGCACAGAAACTTGGTTCAAGAGTTTTTAGATGCTCATTCATTTAGAGATAAAACACGAAAGCAGTATTACTCCTCCCTTCGCCAATTCTTTTGGTGGGTACATACCTCTCTTAACGGGAAAAAACTTTATAAGATCTCAAAGCGTGATTTCATTAGGTATCAAAGTTTCTTAAAGAATCGTGGGATGTCTTCAAGTGGGATTGCTTTAAAAAAAGCCGGTGTATCATCGTTAAATAATTATATCGAAAATGTTGTTGCAGAAGATGATCATAATTATGAGAAATTCAGAAATTTCACCCGCGGGCTTCCAGCTATTCCTAAAACCACTACCTATGAAAAAGTTAAAGTTACATATGATGATTATAAACTGATGATGAACGCCCTAAAAGAGGACGAAAATTATTTGGGGATGGCATGGCTTGCTACTGCCTTTAATGTTGGCGGGCGAAGAGCAGAACTCATACAGTTAAAAACAGAAATATTAGATTACCCTGTTCCAGAGGGTCAGTCATACGTGATGAGTCATAAGGTATTTGGAAAAGGTAAAGGTGAAGGAAAACCTCTTGAGTACATGATTAACACAGAAGCACTGGAGTATCTTCGTTTATGGCATGAAAAACGTGGCTATGATCATGAATACCTCTTCACTACTCAGTATGGCGGAGAGCCTAAACAGATGTCAGAGTCTTGGGCTGATTATTTTTGCTCTGATGTGTTATCAGACATCCTTGGTCGACGTATAAACCCCCACCTCTTTAAAGCTTCGTGCATCACTTATCTCCTAGAAGTTAAGAAAATCAAAATTGAATTGATAAGCAAATATGTAGCTCATCATGAAGATGTCTCAACAACAATCAAGCACTATGATTTACGGGATTTTGAAGAAGAAAAGAATCAAATATTTGTTTAGTTAAAATCCCTCTTTTATTCAGAATCAAGATTCCTCTTTTGAGGGATTTTGCTTATGTATGAAAGCTTTGTAAAGATTCTTACTTTAATTTTCCCATTTATACCCGATAATCACTTTGAGGTGATTTTGAAATGAATAGTGAAACAATAATTGAAAAACTTCTGTCGCTTGATACTGACCAGATGATCCAATATATTGAAATAGACTTAGGATACCGGAATAAAACTGTTGACAGTCGAAAAGAGATTCTGGATTCATTGAGAGGTATTGATAGTGACTCATTAATTTTTATAGAAGCAAGACTTGAGAATCTTCAAAAACAATTTGATCACACTAAACATTTACCATGGATTTTGGCAATTTGGAATATAGCTATCGGGCTATACCAGACGTTATTTAAGTCTTATCCTCTTTTAAATACTTTACTGGTTGCTGGTGCAACACTTGCATTTTGGTGGGCATACTATAAAGACAGAAAAAAGTTATTGGCAGTAAATTATCTGAGTGATTTGCTTGGAAGGATAAAGAAAGAAAAAGGATAATACTAAATGATCTTTATCAATTCTATTTATTAGCTTTTATATGGGAAATTCCCTAAGACAACAATCCGTATAAAGAGAAACACAGAACTATTACATAAAATAAGAAAGAGGAACGCTTAATGCATTCCTCTTTCTTTGTTTAAAGAATTCTGCTGCTAATTCGCTACGGGCCTTTTACTTTTGAATAATCGTATGATAAAGGTGAACGCCGATGAACAAATCAAGCTAACTAACAACAAATTTAAAATTGAAATGGCTTGTAATCCATCAGTGTTTAATTGGAACCCGAAAAACAAAGCGAAAAACAGAAAAGACAATGTGAAGGATTTAGAAAGAAAAAACTGTTTCATAAAATATCACCTCCTTTGTTTATTTTACGCTTGTTTTCTTATAAACTGTTCCTTTTTTATTGCCTGTTAAATAAACTTTGATATATTGATCTTGGACTACCAAGCCATAACCATTAATTTCGAGACCAAAGTGGAAATTTCCTCTTCCGTAAACCTCAGCGTAATTAGATCCTTTTTTATATGTGCTCTTTTGCCAGTTGGAAACTTGCCAGATGGACAAGAAGCCTCTTGTATACCAGGCATCATTTAACTTCGGTTTAACATCGGTACCATTATATTGGAAATACCCCTTTGTCTTAACTGTGAAAAGCTTCATATTTAAAAAGTTTTTGGCCGTATAGCTATGTGTGTATGTTTTTGTGTTTTTGTATTTTGCTGCTGCTATTTCAACATCAGATGAAGTTGGTGGTGTTTCTTCTTCGATGGTAGACTCAATGAAGTAAACTGGAGTATTTGTGAATGTAACGGAGATGTTTTCGTTAAGTTTGTGTGTGGTGAATTGACCTATATCAACGTTTGATTGGATGTACTTATCAATATCAAGTTCTTTTTTTGTGTTGTCAACATTCGGTAATATTGTTTTGCTGTTAGTTTCAACATAATATTTTGTCAAAGCCTTTTCGGTGAATTCGTTTTTAGAATTGAACTGATCTACTGCATTTTCTAATTGTTCTTCATCTTGAGGATTAGAGATTTTTAGTGTAACTAAAAGCAAATCTTGATATTCTTGAATTGAATTGATCTCATTCTTTTCGCTTGCACTTGCTGTTTTACTTCCAGTGGCAAATGTGAAAGATGACAGAATTAACACGAAACCCAAAATAGAAAAAAGTGTTTTTTTTAATTTCCCCATAGTTAACAGCTCCTTTTTTTGATTGATAATAGAGCCTTCTATGTTGATTCAACCTGTTGTAGGCATTTTATAATACGTCCCTCCTTTCAATTAGAACCATAACATATAATCTATGTCCAATTCCATACATTTTAGCAATTTTAAGGTAATATTATTTACTCATAAGTGAATGACATCCAAAAATCACAATAGGACATATAAACTATTCCCTTTCTAGTGAAGGGAATTTAATATTGATATATTAGAGAGCCATTTTTATAACAATAGATAGCAGGTAAAGGCACGTTCTATTCATCCCACTCTGTTCTAAACTTTTGGCAACAGTGGTATAATGTAGGAAAATGATACCGGCGGTGGTTGAATGGGATATAAGTTAATGGCTTATGGTGGCTATTTTTTATTCTGTCTTTTCTTTTTGTTAATGGATGGCTGGAGAGGCATGGGAATTTGCTTAATAATTGCAGGATTAGCTCTATTAGCACTTGAGCCTTATAAAATTAAAAGCCAAAAAAATATAGATAAACTAAAAGAAAATGCAGAAACACTTAAGCACTTCGACGTTGGTTTTAAACCAGACAATTTCTTTAATACTTACAAAACTAAAATTGCTTTTAAAGAATCTGATTCTCTTGTGAAAATATATCTGCTTAATAGAGATGAACATATTGAAGAATACACAATCCCTTTTTCCAATATCATCGAATCCGAAATTGCTTTAGACAATCAAATAATTTCTAAAGTATCAAAATCAGGTATCGTAGCTGGCGGCTTGTTAGCAGGGGGAATTGGAGCTGCAATTGGAGGGTTGTCTGCCTCTTCAATACAAAATGAAATGGTCAAATCTGTCACGCTAAAGATTACTGTTGAAGACCTCAGTAAGCCTATCCATTATATCGATTTCCTCCCCACACAAGAAGTTGAAGGGTATAATACTCAGGGGTATAAAAAAGATAGCAATGTCATTCAACAAGCACTTACGAATGCAGAATATTGGCATGGTGTTATGGATGTAATTATTAAGAAAGCAAACAAAGTCGCTCAATAACTGAGTGGCTTTTTTCTTTGTCCTCTCCCCTACTGAAAGGAAGTGATTCTTACTTGAGTCAAAACCTCAAAATTATACTAACCCCACAAGCTGATACCTCATCTAAAACTGTCGAACAGTTAAATCAGCAAATTAAATCTCTGGAAAAGAAACTCAACTCCCTCAAGCTCAATACGAATATTGATTCTACAACTTTAAAAGCTCTGCAAGAATTCTCCTCTGCTGTCGATGTATATCAGAAAAACCTAAAATCCTATAATCAAACAGTTAGAGAAACCTCAACAGTAATTAAGAATGCTGACGGATCGGTTGAAAAACTCACCCAGCAATATAAGAAGAATGGTGAAATACTTCAACGCGAAACGAAAATAATCAATAATCGCAATACTGCTCTAAAGCAAGAAACTCAAGAGGTTAACAAGCTTACACAGGCCACTGAGAAACTAGGACAGGTTCAAAAAAAGACTGTGCAGAGAAATCTGCAAGGACAACCAACAAAGATTGTGCAGAAAAATCGTCAAGGGTTCGATGATATTGTTTATACAACTGATCCTAAAACTAATTCGACCTCTTCAAAAACTACAACTAATTATGATCAACAAAGGAGAGCAATTGAGCAGCTTAAGCAAGATCTAGAGAAGCTTAGACAGCAAGGTATTGTTACTGATACGACCATCTCATCTCTTGGCCGAAAAATAAACACAGCTCAATCCGCTCAACAAATTGAAGCACTGCAAAATAGGATAAGGATGTTAGATGATAAATCTGCGGCAGTTGCTAAGAACAACGAATTAAAGAAAACTATTGAATTGTATCAGCGACAGGCACAAGTGAATGTCCAAAACCTAAATACACGGTATGGCAGTTCAATGGGCTCTAGTAATAGACAAGCTGTTCAAGATTATTTGAATGCAGTAAATAGTCTTAATGTAAGCACTGGAAGCAATAATGTCAGATCACAAATTCAAAGTTTGAATATGCAATTTAGAGAATTAGCCTCCAGCGCTCAAGCAGCTGCTAATCAAGCCTCTTCTTTTGGAGCAGAACTAACCCAAACCTTCAAAAGCATGTCCACCTATTTAATCTCCGGTTCTTTATTCTATGGGGCTATCTCTGGACTTAAAGAAATGGTATCCCAGGCAGTTGAAATTGATACGCTTATGACAAATATCCGCCGTGTTATGAATGAGCCGGACTATAAATATAATGAACTTCTCCAAGAATCTATTGACTTAGGTGATACACTTTCAAATAAAATCACAGATATTCTCCAAATGACAGGCGATTTTGGGAGAATGGGCTTCGATGAAAGTGAACTCTCCACGTTAACGAAAACTGCTCAAGTTCTTCAAAATGTCTCCGATTTAACTCCCGATGATACAGTTAATACTCTTACGGCAGCAATGCTCAACTTTAATATTGCAGCCAATGATTCAATATCAATTGCAGATAAATTAAATGAGGTTGATAATAACTATGCTGTTACAACACTCGATCTAGCGAATTCTATCCGGAAAGCAGGTTCAACTGCTTCTACATTCGGGGTCGAGTTAAATGATCTTATTGGTTACACAACCGCAATTGCTAGTACAACACGTGAATCAGGGAATATCGTCGGTAACTCTCTAAAGACAATTTTCGCTCGAATTGGGAATAATCAAAGCTCAATTAAAGCGTTAGATGAAATCGGTATTTCTGTCAAAACAGCTAGTGGAGAAGCTAAATCAGCAAGTGATTTAATTAGTGAAGTTGCTGGTAAGTGGGATACTCTTACTGATGCTCAAAAGCAAAATACTTCAATTGGAGTAGCTGGTATTTATCAGTTATCCCGTTTTAATGCCATGATGAACAACTTCTCTATTGCTCAGAATGCGGCAAAAACCGCAGCTAACTCTACGGGAAGCGCATGGAGTGAGCAACAAAAGTATGCTGATAGTCTACAAGCTAGGGTAAATAAGCTTCAAAATAACTTTACTGAATTTGCTATTGCTGCTTCAGATGCTTTTATTAGCGATGGATTAATTGAGTTCACTCAAGCAGCAGGTTCTTTACTTAACGCTTCAACAGGAGTAATCAAATCAGTTGGGTTCCTACCTCCCCTTTTAGCTGCAGTAAGCACTGCAACCCTTTTGCTCAGTAAGAATACCCGCACATTAGCCACCACCCTAATTTTGGGCACACGTGCAATGGGGCAAGAAACTTTAGCAACTGCTGGTCTAGAAGCTGGTATGACTCGTGCAGCAGTCGCCTCAAGAGTTCTAAAAACTGCTCTTCGAGGGTTGCTTGTTTCAACATTAGTTGGCGGTGCGTTTGCTGCTTTAGGATGGGCGCTAGAATCATTAATTTCTTCTTTTGCAGAAGCTAAAAAAGCTAAAGATGATTTTGAGCAGAGCCAGCAAACCAATGTCGAAGCAATTACGACCAATAAAGACTCCACTGATAAACTAATACAGCAATATAAAGAGCTTCAAAAAGTTAAAGAGTCAAGATCTTTAACTTCAGATGAAGAGCAAGAATACCTTCAAGTCACTCAGCAATTAGCACAAACTTTCCCTGCATTAGTTAAAGGCTATGATTCACAAGGAAATGCAATTCTTAAGACAAATAAAGAGCTTGAAAAAGCGATTGAGAATACTAAAGAGTATTTGGCTTTAAAGAAACAAGAAACAAGAGACAGCGCAAAGAAAACATTCGAAGACGCTTCTAAGGAAATTAAAAAGTCTAAGGATGAATTAAAGCAGTACAAACAAATAGCTGATTACAACGATAAAGGTAGACCTAAATGGGATCTCATTGCAGATGACGATGACTATAAGGTTGCAGCTGATAAAGCTAAACAAAGCATGCTCAAAGCTCAATCTGACATTGAGAGTGGAAATGCTAAAGTTAAAGATAGCGTCCTTTCAATTGCAAATGCTTATAGTTCAATTGATATCAGTAATACTTTAAAGGCAAGTATTAGTGATGTTGTCAACAAACTTAACTTAAAAGATAATTTAGATCCTGAAGAATTAGAAAAATTCTCCTCTTCACTAGGAAAGCTTCAAGAAAAAATGCAAAAAGCTTTAGATTCAGGCGATGAAAAAGCTTTCGATAATGCAAAAAAAGATCTTCAAAGTCTCTTAGAAACATACTCTAAATCCGATTCCTCTATTGATGTTTTTAAAATGAGCTTCGACAAAGCACAGAAGAACATAAAAGATGGAGATAAGAGCTTATCTTCCGTTAAATCTGAAGTTGGCGATTTGGGTGAGACGCTGGCAGAAGCAGGTAACGAGGTAGAAGATTTTGGTAAGAAGCTAAAAGAAGCTCTGGATGCAAATAGTGTGGATGATATTAAGGCAGCTATTAAAGAAATGTCAGATGCTATGCAGTTTGATTCCGTTCAAGATGCCTTAAATGGGGATATTTTTAATAACACCAAAGATCAAGTGGCTCCTCTCAATGATCTTCTAGAAAAAATGGCTGAAGGTAAAAGCATTTCTGCAAATGAAGCTAATACCCTTATTCAAAAAGATAAGGAACTTGCCAAGGCTATTAGCATCGAAAATGGCGTTGTGAAAATTAACCGTGATGAAATTATCAAACAAAGAAAAGTTAAACTTGATGCTTATAACGACATGGTTACCTATAGCAATAAGTTGATGAAAACAGAAGTTAACAACGCTATCAAAACCTTAAACGCTGATACTTTACGGATTGACAGCCTAAGAAAGCTACGAAAAGAACGTAAGCTTGATATGTCTGAGGCTGAACTTTCAGACCTAGAAGTTAAGTCAATTAATAATGTTGCAGATGCAAAAAAAGAACTTAAAAAGCTTGAAGAGAAAATGCTTCAACCTGGTGGGTACTCCAATAGTCAAATTGAAGCAATGCAAAGTGTTAAATCAGCTTTAGAATCTTATATTTCAGCATCTGAAGAAGCCGCCAGCACACAAGAAATGAATAAACAGGCACTTGTTGAAGCTGGAACATCTTTGGAGAATTGGACAGATCAACAAGAAAAAGCCAATGAAGAAACCAAGACTTCTATGTATGTTGTTGATAAATACAAGGAAGCATTAGAAAAAGTTAATGCTGAGATTGACAAGTACAACAAGCAGGTCAATGATTATCCGAAATACTCTCAGAAATATCGAGATGCAATTAAGAAAGAAATTAAAGCACTTCAGCAAAAGAAAAAGCTTATGCAGGAACAAGCTAAGTTGCTTAAAGATCAAATTAAATCCGGTAACATTACTCAATACGGTATTGTAACCTCTACAACTTCTTCTGGCGGAACCCCCTCCTCAACTGGTGGATCATATTCAGGCAAGTATTCAAGCTACATAAATTCAGCAGCTAGTAAATACAATGTGGACCCTGCCCTTATTGCAGCTGTAATTCAGCAAGAATCAGGGTTTAATGCTAAAGCACGATCTGGTGTAGGTGCCATGGGATTAATGCAACTGATGCCAGCAACAGCAAAAAGCTTAGGAGTAAATAACGCTTACGATCCTTATCAAAATGTTATGGGTGGAACAAAGTACCTCGCCCAACAACTTGAAAAGTTTGGCGGAAATGTTGAAAAAGCATTGGCTGCATATAATGCTGGGCCTGGTAACGTAATTAAATATGGTGGTATCCCTCCTTTTAAAGAAACACAGAATTACGTCAAGAAGATCATGACCAACTACAGCAAATCCCTCTCCTCTGCCACTTCTTCAATCGCCAGCTATTATACAAATAATAGCGCTTTTAGGGTAAGCTCCAAATATGGACAACAGGAATCCGGTCTCCGCTCCTCCCCACACAAAGGAACTGATTTTGCTGCAAAAGCAGGTACAGCAATTAAATCTCTTCAAAGTGGTAAAGTCCAAATTGCTGGCTACAGTAAAACTGCAGGTAACTGGGTTGTTATTAAACAGGATGATGGAACAGTTGCCAAGTACATGCACATGCTTAACACTCCTTCTGTTAAAACAGGTCAATCAGTTAAAGCCGGTCAAACTATCGGTAAAGTTGGTAGCACAGGGAACTCGACTGGGAACCACCTTCATTTACAGATCGAACAAAATGGAAAAACAATCGATCCTGAAAAGTACATGCAAGGTATTGGAACATCTATTTCAGATGCGTCACAAGCTGAGGCAGAACGGCAACAAGGGATAGCTCAGGCTAAATCTGATCTTCTCTCCCTTCAAGGAGATATAGATTCAGTCAATGATCAGATTCAAGAACTTCAGTATGAACTAGTTCAATCCAAACTCGATGAGTTTGATAAAAGAATTGGGGATTTTGATGTTCGGATAGCTAAAGATGAATCAATGGCTAACCGATACACTTCTGACAGCAAGGAATTCCGCAAATACGCCTCTGATCAGAAAAAAGCTGTTGCAGAACAAGCTAAAATCCAACAACAAAAAGTTAATTGGATTCAAAAAGAAATAAAAACAAATAAAGCATTAAACTCCGCTCAACGTGTCCAGCTTCAAGAAGAGCTTAAACAAGCCAAGCTAGATTTAATTTCTGTTCAAGATCAGGTTCGTGAGCTACAGAAGCAACTTGTCCAATCTAAAGTTGATGAGACGCTTAAGTCAATTGAAAAGTCATCTTCTAAAACCCAAGGGAAAATTAAAGATGTTGATAATAAAATTTCAATGACTGAAGAAGATGAGGACAAGGTTAAGTACTATAGCAAGCAGATAAAGCTCATTCAGCAACAACAAAAGGAAGCCAAAAAATATATCAAACAGCTTGAAGATCAAAAGAAAGCTGCGAAAGGTTTCCCTGACATCCAGGAACAGATCACTGAAGAAATCGAAAACTGGAAAGATAAACAGAAAGATTTTAACCTTGAGCTTTATAACACCAAGAAGTCGATCAAGGATATCTATAAATCATTGGCTGATGAAGTTGTGTCAATCTACAAAGAGATGTACGAAAAAATGCGGGATATTGAGTTAGAGGCGCATCAGAAAGCAACTCAAGATAAGATTGATGAGATCGACAAAGAAGACGAAGAAGCTAAATATCAAAAGGAATTGAAGGAGAAAAACCAAGCAATACAGGAAACAAAAGATAAGATCAGTAAACTTTCCATGGACGACTCCTCTGAGGCTAAATCACAAGTCAAAGACCTAGAGAAACAACTTCAAGAACAACAGGAAGCTTTGGATGAGTACATAAAAGATCGCAGCAACACAAAACGGAAAGAAGCCCTTCAAGATCAGCTTGATAAAGATGAAGAATCAATTAACAACAAGTACGATGACCTGGTAAATGATGAACGAGCATTCAAAAAGCTTGAAGATAAGCTTATGGATGGTAAAATCACTGACATCGCTAAGCAGCTTAATGAATTCACCAAGTTCATAAATGAGAATATGAAGTCGATTGGGAAAAGTATTTCCAATAACTTGATTGATAAGCTTAAGGACGCTGCCAGTGCATTAAATACCGTTACAACTGGAAATACAACAGGTAAAAAGGTGTCATCATTTGCTTCTGGCGGGTATACAGGCACGGGGCTTGGAGCAGGAAAGCTTGCATTCTTACATGACAAGGAACTTATTTTAAATAAGACAGATACTGAAAACATGCTAGAAGCTGTAAAGCAAGTTCGTCAAACGTCTACTGATAACTCAGTAAAGACTGCCTCTAAATGGGGTCAACCTGGTAAAATTTCAGATGTTTTAAGTAAGAGTATCGCCCTTGTCACACCAACAATGAACGCTGCAGTTGCTGGTCAAACAAATTTAAGTAAAGGCTTAATTCCAACTCTTAAGAACTTATCGAAACCTACTGTATCCCCTTCTTCAAGGGATAGTTCACCTACATACAATATCCAAATAGACAAAATTGTTGAGACCATTAATGAATCGGGAAATCCACAAGAAACTGCAAATTTAATGTATAAACAATTTGTAAATGGTCTTAAAAATACTGGACTAAATTTCAACATCACATGAGTCGGCTAAGATTGCCGGCTCTATTTATATTGGGGGTGAAAAATTGATTAGGCAAAGCCAATATTTCATGTTTGATAACGTAAAGTCGATCGACTACGGTGTGGAAAACGTTAATACAGAGTCTGGGTTAGTTGAGGAATCTTTTCTAGGTTCACGATCAGTTAATGAAACCTATGTAAAAGGAAGATCAGAGCCATACACTGAAGGTGTCAAAAGAGAATCAAAACAATTCCCTTTAAACTTTTATGTTGGTGAAAATTATGATGAGAAAAAAATAAGAGCAATTAAGCGCTGGCTAGATGTCGATGATTACAAGCCTTTAGCGTTCAGCGAAAATTTAGACATTGTGTATTATGCAATGCCCGTGGATACCAGTGATTTAGTCCATAATGCGGCTAGACATGGATATGTTCGTTTGACTATGAAATGCAACTCCCCTTATGCATACAGTCGAAACACAAGTACCCACTCCTTTGATATATCATCAGGAATGAAAATCATTGAACTCCATAACAAAGGCGATGTTGCGATTTACCCCACTGTTGAAATTCTAAAAATTGGCAACGGCGATGTAAAAATCGAGAACCTGAGTGATTATACTGAACCCTTTATATTTAGCAATCTAAAAGACAGAGAAATTGTTAAAGTGAATGGCGTCAAAGAAATTATTGAGTCGTCTTTATATGGGAATGAAAGATATGATGATTTTAATGACAATTATATTAGATTGGATTACGGGAAAAATCGATTAAAAGTGACCGGAAAATGCAAACTGAGATTCACTTTCAGATTTAAGTATCGGTAAGAAGGTGGAAAATTGATAACCATTCGCAAGGATACAGAGATAAAAAACATACGCTTATCCCTTGCTAAGCCAGATAAGACTAAAATAGCCAACATTGATGAAGTTCTGAATCCAACTGTAACTTTAAATCATGGAAGCAGCGTTCACGAACTCTCCTTCTCTATTCCGCTTAAGGCCACCTATGATGGGGTCACTAAAAGGAATCATGTTGTAGATTTACTAAAACCCTGGTACCTAATTAAAACTGAGTTCTATGGGCTTGCGATTTGGTTTATTATCACAAAAAGAACCAAGTCTTTCAGCAGTGAAATGGATACTGTACAAATTGAGTGCAGATCTCTTCAACATGAATTGAGTAGAATAAACGTTCTTAAATATGAGGAGACATCTAAAAATCTCCAGGAAGTAGTTACAGACTGTTTAAAGAATACCAGTTGGACGGTTGGATACATTGATACTCTCTTTAACATAAAACGGAGACAGTTTGACGTATCATCAACTAACAAGCTTGATTTTTTATATTCAATCTGCGAGAAGTTCGATGCAGTCCCAGTCTTTGATACAGTAAATGAAACTGTAAGCTTTTATAAAGAATCAGACATTTCGAAATACAAAGGCCTTAAACTGAACCCTCGGCAATATATGATTAGCATGGACGATTCTGATGATGCAGACGAATTGGTAACAAGACTGTATGCTACTGGAAAAGATGGCATAAGTATTAATTCAGTGAACCCGACTGGCCAATCGTACATTGATGATTTCTCTTATTTCCTCTTCCCCTTTCAACGTGACGAACAACGAAATGTAATTTCCCACAGTGCCTATATGCCAGATGAACTTTGTCATGCAATTCTTGATTATAATGATCTTGTTAATAGCGAAGGAAATGCGTTTAATAAGCTTCTCACCCAAAAGAACGAAGCTGAAACTGGTTTAACCGAATTGAATAATGAGCTTTACACACTTGATCTAGAAGTCCAAAAGTTATTAGATCGAATTGAAGTTGCGAAGAAAGCTGGAGATGACACAAGTCAACTAAAAGCTCAACTTGCCGTAAAGCAGAAAGCAGTTGCAGAAAAGAAAAACCAAATTGCTACGATTGAATCAACAATTTCTCAAATATCTGCTTCAATTTCTAAGCTTAAAGAAAAGCTTTCTTTTGAGAACAATTTTAGTGAAAATCAGCAAAAACTGCTCTCACGTTTCATTTCGACAACTGAGTGGTCAAATGACAGCATCTATGATGAGAATGAACTTTATGATGATGCCAACGAAGAACTTGAAAGTCGTAATACACCACCAGTGAATGTAACACTCGATATTGTTAACTTTTTTAACTGTATTAGTGAAAAACATAACTGGGATAGGTTCAGTTTAGGAGACATAGTACGAGTTCAACAGAATGATTTAAATACCGATATTAAAGCCATACTTTCAGCAATAACAATTGATTTTGAACAATCAAATATTAGTGTCACAGTTACAAATGGAAAAAGAGTTCAATCTGATTTTGAGAAAATCATTAAGACTGTTTACAGAACAAACAAAATAAGTACTGAATTAAACAAAAGAAAGATTGAATGGGACAAAGTCACTGAAAACTTCAATATCCGAAATGACAGAATCTCAGTACAGCCGGCCCCTCCTGCCATTGCTTCTGATGGCACTGCAATTACCCACAAGGTAAATGATAACGGTTCAGTTGATATTACCATTCAGTGGGACTATGTTTATTCCGATGAGGACAAATACAACATTGATGGATTTGAGGTTTATTTGCATGGCAGTGATGACAATGAGGAGTACACATTTGGCTCTGTGCAAGCTAGTGAGAACTTACAAAATGTTAAATATGACAGACGTACAGCCACTTTTACCGGATTACCTTCAAATATGTACTACACTATTGGTGTCCAAGCATATCGAAGAGTAGATGCAGATATAGATATAAATCAGATTCTTCTTTCGGATATAGTTAAATCAAGCCATCCTTCTGAAAACCCCTACCTCCCTTCTCCTTCAATTGAAGTAAAAGGAAGCCTTAGTGGAAAAGTTAACGGTCTCTATACAATCTCCACGGAAGCTAAGCCAGAAGATCCAGAAACAGGGACAATTTGGATTGACCCAAAGACTAATAAACAGGAACTGTTTAACGGAGAGGAATGGATTGTCTCATCTGCAGGATCAGCAGACTCCTTGAATGGTTTTCCTGCTTCTACATCAACTTCCCCAAACTCAATCCCCGTTCGAAATGAATCAGGGATAATTAGTGGTTCAATAGATGGTAATGCAGAGATGTTAGGTGGACGGGCAGCATCTGATTATGTATTAGTTGAAGATATCCTCACTCCCCCAAAGTTTGCAAAGGGTTCTTATATAGGTGACGGTACTCCAAGTAAAGCAATCCCACTCACCTTTACTCCCGATTTGGTAAAAATAACTCCAATTTCAACCGAGGACAGTCAACTTGTTATTGAAAGCACTTCGGGCGGTTATACCTATCAGGTAACTTCAACCGGATTATCCTTAAAAGGCGGAGATACAGGTTACGGCGCTTTAGGCAACTTCATGTTTATTACAGGAGCAGATAGCAATTTTAGGGGCAATAAATTAAACGTTAAATATATCTGGGAAGCTTATCAACAAAATTAACGGAGGTGATTAAACTGGCGGATTTTGCTGAATTATACAATGACCCGATACTAAGTAAAAAGAGAATAGGTTCAGTTGAAGACCCGTACCTAACTTACAATGAAACATTAACAATATTTAATGGAAGAGCACTCCTAACTGAGATTCCGAACAGAGAATTTCGTGTTGAAGTTACTGGGGACAATAAGGAATGGCGAGAGATTGAAGATGGAGAACTTGACGACAACTATTTTAAGGTTGATTACCTTATGGGAGTGGTCTTTTTTAATGCCTCAAACGAAGGAAAATCGCTTACCTTCAATTACAGTGGCGAAGGAGCTTCCTTCTTTCCCGCCTCTCGAATTTGGATAAAGCGTCAAGGGAATATGGTAATTGAAACTCTACAAGGGCTTATTGATGAAGCTGAAGATGCAATAATTCGAATGAATGAACGGATTGCTGAATGTGAACGTGTTACAAAGCGATGTATTGAAATAACTAAATGGTGCAGAGAAGCTACATCCGATTATGAATATGTTGTTGAAAACACAAGGAAAATTTATAAGCCTTCAGTTTATACATACGCCGATATTATTACAACATATCCAAACCCGCTCATTGGCTGGACTGTTGCAGTTAAAGAAACAAAAACAGTCTATAGGTGGGATGGATTTGACTGGGTAGACATTGGTACTTCAGAAGTATATGAAGGTTTCAATATTTTATTAAGTGCTGTCGAACCGTTTAGTACAAATTATATATGGTATCAAGATGAAGGCTTGGTACCTGAAAAACAAAGAGTAATCATATCAAATGTTGCACCTGAATCAGGTATGGTTTGGTATGAAATTGATTAGAAGGAGAATCTACTAGTCTCTTTTTTAACTTGGAGGAATTAGATGGGATTTAAATATTATGATAAAAATACCGGTTCCTATGTTCCCATGTCGATTGAATTACTTAAATCAGATGGCGTTTCTTACACTGCACCCTCGATTAAGCAGACTTTCGAGGATATCTTAAAACAAGTAAGCAGTGTTTCAAGTAGCGTCACTGAGAAAGTTGATGGGCTATCAAATCAAATTGGGAACATAGATGATTTTCATATTACGGGTACAAACCTTGTTGAGAAGATATTAAATGCATTAATTCAGCGTAGAGTTAGCGTTACGGATTTTGGAGCTAAAGGCGATGGTGTGACTGATGACACTGCAGCCTTTAACAAAGCTTTTGAAATGGGAAATGCAGAAGTATTTGTGCCAGCCGGAACATACATGGTTAAAGGCTTGAAAGTCCCATCCTACACTAGATTATATGGAACAGGTAAACTCTCAGTTATTAAACTTCATAAAGATGCCCCCGCATACAGCCACGTCATCACAACTGTTCAAAATTCAAAGTACATTATTTTTGAAAACCTCTTGCTTGACTGGAACCTTCAGAAGACTAACAACAGCATTTCCTCTGGCCCCAACTCAAGTTGCTTAAACATTACCAATTCACAATTTGTATGGGTAAATAATGTTCATGCCAAAGATGCAGGATTACACGGGTTTGATGTAACCTCTCCTTCTTATAACTCCCTTACAGATACAGAAGATGTTTATCAACCAGGTGGAAGTAAATACGTTTGGATTAATAATTGTACAGCAACGAACTTTGGCGACGATGGTTTCACAACCCACTTCTCAGAGTATGTTTTTATAACAAATTGTTATTCATATGATGGAAACGGATCAGCTCATACATCAGGTGCCAGCAACACAAATGGATTTGAAATTGATGATGGTTCAATGAAAGTTTGGCTGATCAACTGTGTCAGTAAGAATAACTGCCGAGGATTTGAAGCTAAGGCTCATGAACATGCACCAGCAGCACAGAATGTCACCTTTTTAAATTGTGTATCTGAAAATGATATTCGAAGTTTTGATTTTAGACACATTGGATTCCATAAAGCTAGTGACCCAGAATCTAAAACTGCAAGAAATATTATGGCTTCTAACTGCACAGCAATAAAACCAATTTTCAACGATAGGTTATACGCTGGAATGACACCAAGAGCTTTGGTTATTTCTGCTTACAAAAATGTTAACATTTCTAATTTCACAGCTATCGGTGACCCTTCTTATGACTATAAAGGTAATCCAGCTATTGCAACTCAATATAAAAGCAGGAACATTACTTTTAATAATGTTTCTTCATCTGGATTTAAAACAGCTGGAGCAGATATTTATATTTATGGAGGAAGTCAAAAATCTGACTTTGTGTCCTTATCAAATATAAATGTTCTTGAATCTGCATTAATTGGCATCAGAATTGGCAGTGCTATTAAGAACGCTAGTGTAAATCAAGCAAGTTTAATTGGTTACAGCAAAGAAGGGTCTATTGGCTTGTATTGTACAAATTCTCAAGTTGACATTAACGCAGTCAATTGTGATAAATACGCTATCCCCTCGAAGATTGCCGGAAAAGCCTATACATCCTTTGTACCAAAAAATATTAAAGGTGGCACAAGGATTGCGACAACTTCTGGCTACGCTGCTAAAAATACTAGTCTTGTAGCTGCTTCTTCTGGTGGTGGACAAGCAACGGGTACTGCTTCTGCTGTTATAGCAACAACTGGTGGATCTAAAGCCGATGGCCCTCGTAACGTAGTAATCGCTTCATCTGGCGGTTCTAAAACCACATCTGAAGGCAGTCGTTCAATGGTTGCCGCTTCAAATAACTCTTCTATTGAAGGCACTGGATCATCTAGGATGGTCATAGCTTCCCAAGGTGTTGCCAATAAAACAGGTTACACAGTTGCTTTAGGATATGCTGCTACAGGTGCACCCTCTACAGCAAATACAAAGATTCAATTAGATGCAAAGAATGGGAATATTAATCTTACCGGTCAAGTTAAAGGTGCCTCAACTTTCTCAGATTACGCCGAGTATTTCGAATCGATTGATGGTAAAGCCATTCCTTCTGGTTATTTTGTAACTCTAGAAGGTGACAAAATCAGAAAAGCCAACGCAGGAGATAAAGTTTTAGGAGTGATTTCTGAAACAGCTGGTGTAGTTTTAGGTGAAGCAGCTTTTAACTGGCAAGGTCGTTATTTAAAGAACGAATTTGGCGGATTGATTTACGAAGATATTGATGTAACAGTTACCAATGAAGACGGTACACAAAGAATCGAAACTAAAACAGTTCCGAAAGAAAATCCTTATTATGAACCTTCTGAAGATTATATTGCTCGGTCTGATCGGCCTGAATGGAATATCGTAGGAATGTTTGGCCAGATATTTGTACGTATTGATGGGACTGTTGCAGCTGGTGATCGTATAATTCCTAAAGCCGGTAAAGGGTCAAAATCTGAGGATGGTTCAGGTTACTATGTAATGCGTATCACAACCCCGTATTCACAAGAACGAGGATATGGTGTAGCGCTATGTCTTATCACCCCTACAATCTAAAAACATTAAAAATTAAGGAGGTGTTTACGTTCTAGATAAAATATAGATTTTATTTAAAATACATACTTGAAAGACAGAGATAAAAAGAGCATACGTGAGATAAAGAGAGATTGGGTTTAGTCCCCTTCTCTCTTTTTTGTGCTCAAATTTAATTTAGGAGAGATGTTTAATATGGCTATTAAAGCGAGACAAATGTTAGTATCCCCAGAGAAATATTCAATCAAATGTCCATATGCATTATCTGCTTCATTCATCACTTTTCACAATACATACAACGACGCACCAGCGCAAAATGAAGTTAGTTATATGATCGGCAACAATAATGAAGTTTCTTTTCACTTTGCTGTAGATGATAAAGAGGTTGTTCAAGGGATTCCTACAAATCGTAATGCATGGCATACAGGTGATGGATCAGGTGTGAATTCAGGAAACCGGACTTCTATCGGTGTTGAAGTTTGCTACTCTAAATCTGGTGGAGAGCGCTATAGAAAAGCTGAAGCGTTGGCTATTAAATTTATTGCACAACTCCTTAAAGAACGTGGCTGGGGCGTGGATCGAGTTAAAAAGCATCAAGACTGGTCTGGCAAATACTGTCCGCATCGAGTTCTTGATGAAGGACGTTGGAATGCTGTTAAATCTGCTATTGCTGCTGAATTGAAAGCACTCGGTGGAAATACTTCTTCCTCATCTTCAAAGCCAACAAAAGTCGTTAAAACAAATGGGTCTTATGTTAAGAATACAGTTATCGCAGACAGTCTTAATGTGAGAACCCAGCGCAATGCAAACTCCTCTATTGTACTTACCCTCCCTAAAGGCTCCACTGTCCAATATCAAAAAGGATCAACTCAAAACGGTTGGGGATATATCAAATATACAAACTCTAAAGGTGCTACATACAGTGGTTACGTCAATGTGAAATACATTAAAAGTGATGGTGAACTTGGGCAATCAACCCCAAAGGCCAAACCCACTTCTAAGCCTAATAGCAGCGGAATCAAATCTGTAGGCGAAATTAAGATTGTCGGTGTAAAGAGCGCTGCAATCGTAATGGACAGACCGGATAAAAATAAAGCGAAGAACCTTGGCACAGTAACTCTGGGTGATACGCTCAGCATTTCTGGTTCAGTTAAAGGTAAAAACAATTCCAATGGCTACTGGGAAGTTATTTATAAAGGTAAACGTGGATATATCTCGGGACAGTTTGGATCAACAATCTAATTATATTCAATTTTCTCGGAGGATGTTTATTTCAATATGTTTCAGTAAATATCCTTTTCTATGGTACTAAGGTGGTGAACATTTTATGGAAATGGATATAACACAATATTTAAGTACCCAGGGGCCATTTGCTGTTTTATTTTGTTGGCTACTTTTCTACGTAATGAAAACTAGTAAGGAAAGAGAGTCGAAACTTTATAATCAAATCGATTCTCAAAACGAAGTACTGGGTAAATTCAGTGAAAAGTACGATGTTGTAATTGAAAAGCTGGATAAAATCGAACAAAATTTTAAGTAGGAGGAATTCAATGTTTGAGAATATTGATAAAGGCACAATTGTTAGGACTCTTTTGCTCGCAATAGCTTTACTCAATCAAATAATGGTGATGCTGGGTAAAGCAGCATTCATCATTAACGAAGAGGACATAAATCATTTATATGATTGTTTATATACAATTTTCACTATCGTCTTCACAACCAGTACTACTACCGCAGCATGGTTCAAAAACAATTACATAACTGCAAAAGGAAAAAAACAAAAACAAGTTCTAAAAAAAGAGAACTTGTTTAAATAGCTTTTTTTTCGGATTACCTGTGTAACCCTCCCTCTTACAAGGCGGGTTACTTCTTTTTCAATTATATACATGTTGATTTTGTTTTAATTTCTTGCTTTTGATAATTAATTTCAGTCCTATACCAAATATCAATGCAAAACATACTGAACTCATTAAGGGTAATGTAATAAAGCCTAGATACTCTACTTCAATTTTTGCGCAGCTGTTGGTTCCAATTTCACATACGACACTTTTGCTTTGTGTAAGTTGGATAATATAATGATAAAACGCAATAATCAATCCAATTGATGAAAGGAAAACAACATAAAATATCGAATTAAGATCTTTTTTTAATAAGCCTATTAGTAAGATAATAGGTATAGGATATAGAAATATTCTTTGATACCAACATAGAACACATGGTTTGAAATGCATGATCTCACTGTAGAATAAACTAGCCATTGTGCCAAAGAAAGAGAGAAAAAACAGTAATAAAAAAAATGATTTTACATATCTTGTATTCATACTTCAATTCCTTTCAGGACGTGTTCAATATTGTGGAGTGAGTTGGCAAGATATTGTTTAATTTCTTTTTTCATATTATCATTTTTAATTTCCTCTGATATTTCTTTTACTCTTTCCCAATTTTCGAGTTGAATATTAAGGCTTATTAAAATTCTTTTAAAGTGATCTTTTGTTGTATTTATAGCACTGTATCTCTCGTCTGTAAGAGCTTCATCAATCATATTGCTTAAAGAAGTAAGTTTATTTTGCATATCTACTAACAAAATTGCAGATCTAAAGTAATCAACATCAACACATCTTGGATATTCAGTTTCCAATATATCCAAATATAAAGTTAAGTCAACATAATTATTTCTCTGCAATAATAAAGTACATAATAGCACTAAAGCATCTATAAAATGTCTTTGATCATTAAATTTTTTATAGTTGTTTATTGATTTTTTCAGATAATCAATTGCTTCTTCATCGTTATCAAGTAAATGTAGTTCTCTGCCGAAAAAGAATAACCATTTTGGGTTTTCGGGCTCCAATCTTAACATTTCTTCTGTGAGATTTATATTCCTTCGTGTTTTTGATTTTATATTATTCTCTGAAGGATTATATCCATTATGGTAAACCTTAAGGTTCACAATGAAATTAAAAGGTAGACTATGATTATAATTCATAGGTTCTTCATGCACTTTCCCATGAAATTTAACTTTACCATTGAGCCGAAACATTCTTCGTGTATCAGAATATAGATGTCCAGTATATTCTTCTATATATGGACTAACTACACAATCAATAGAAAAAAACTCTAAAACTCTAGCTACTTTAGCTATTTTCCCTTTGTTTTCTTTAGAGTATAAATTATCTGCATCAATAAAATAAATCCATTCGGAAGTAGCATACTCTATAATTTTATTTCTAGCATAGGAAAAATCATTCTTCCACTTTTCATATTTAATTTCAACATCAGGAAAATCACATTTAATAATATCAACGGTATCATCAGTGGAGTATGAATCTAGAACAATAATCTCGTTAAAATCATCTTTAACACTATTTAAACACTTTTTAATTCTCTTGCTTTCGTTATAAACTATAATACCGCATGTTATTGTAGGAGTATCTGATTTTTCATAACCTGCAACCAAAGATTGAATTGACATCACATCAATATCTTTTTCATATTCCATTATATTAACCAACAATGACAAATCTGAATACAATAAAGAATCGGCATAGCCTTTCTTTAATTCCAAATAAATATCACTCAGTTTCATTATCTATCACCATTTTTATCAAAGAACTTTTCTATTTGACTTGCACTTCTATAGCCCTCTAACCGATCTTTTTCTTTGCCATCTTTGTAATAGAGAATCGTTGGAGTTTTATTCAAATTATATTTATCTAAAAATTCAGTGTTATAATTTTCCTTTTCTTCGATATTTAAAGCCTGTACTTTTAACTTTTCTTTTTTAATTACTTCATTTAACTCAGGTTTTATTTCTTGACAAGGAGGACAACTTGTCTCATAAACATAAATAAATTTAGGTTTTTTAGAGTCTACTTCTTTTTGATATTGAGTTAAATTTATATCATTATAAAAAGGTTTTTCGCTACCTGTAGAAACATAAACGAAAATACTAATGGCTGCTGCTATTAAAACAAGAAATAAAACAATCCACTTTTTCATATAGAATACTCCTTATTTTCCGAGTAGCTCGACTCTATAATCCTATTGTTTCTGAATACTAATTTTTTATTGTATTTGAAGTTACTTGGGTCATTATGAGTTATAAGAATAATTAAACAATCCATCCTGTGTAAGGTTTCATAAATCAATTTTGTGTTATCCGGATCAATGTTAGATAATGACTCATCTAAAATTAATACTTGTGGTTGATGTAAAATTGCTCTTGCTAATGCTAACCGTTGTTTTTGTCCTGTAGATAGATTGGAACCGTTTTCAGACAATTTATAACTGTACTGCTTGTCCAAGTTACAAATGAATTCATGACATTGGGACATTATACACGCGTTTTCAATTTCGTTCTGATCAAAATTCTCTCCCATGCAAAGATTCTCTTTAATAGTTCCCTTAAAAAGAAAAGGATTTTCGTCAATATATACAATCCTTTTTCTTATTGATAAATGATCGTATCGATTAATATCTAATCCATTTAAATAAATTGACTTATCGGGTACTTTATACAATTTAGACAAACTTTTTGCAAACGTACTTTTTCCAGTACCACTTTCTCCAATAATAAGGACTTTATCCTTTCTGTCTAATATTAAATTAATATCTTCAACTATATAACGCATTGGGTCTGCCCCAATATTAAGATTAACTGTTTTGATATTCTGAATAAAATCAAGTTCAGTTAAATTCTCATAGCTATCTTGCTGAACTGGATAGTTTACTACGTCAAAAAATCTTATGGAAGCAACATGTGCCTGCTGAAGATCTGATTGCATACTCAATATACGATCTAGTGAACTTAGCAAAAAGGCTGCTAATGTGTTTATAAATAGCAGTGTACCCAAACTCATTGAATCATTTAGAACTTGTCTTGTCCCAACCCATAGGATAATTATTGAAAAAGAGTTTTGAATTAATCCTTTTAGTATTTCATTGCTAATAACTGCCTTTGCTACACTAAAGGTTGAATTTAATTGTTTATCATATGTAAGATGAAATTTTTCTAAAAAAAACGAGGTTTTATTTAAAGAATAAACAGTTGTCATATTCTTTAGAAAATTAATTAAAAGAGAGGTAGATTTAGCCTTATCCTCCATCAGTTTTTGATTTTTCTTTTTAAGATGATCAAAAAACAAAATCGCTAGACATGAAAGTAGCAAAATCGGGAGAATAATTGTTAAGAAAAGAATGTTATTTGTTCTATATAAAATAACTCCTAATCCCAGTATTAAAATTATATCAATTATTGCAGTAACAAAGTTAGCACTAAAAAAGTCTTTAATATATATACCATCATTGAATCGAGAAATTACCTCTCCATCTTCTCTGTTTTCAAAAAAATTAATAGGTAATTTTGTTACTTTATTAAAATAAACATTTGACATCTCTTTATCAACTTTGTAAGACAATTTTATTATCAAATATGATCTTACAAAATCGAAGATGCACCTTATTAAGACCATACTTATGAATATTAAAGTGATTGTGATTAAAGATTCTCTTAAGCTTCTTGGGATAATTAGGTCAACTAGAAACTTTATATAAAACGACCCAGCTACAGCAAGAGCTACAACGAACAAGGAAGTCAATAAAATCACAAAAACGATTAATTTATTTCTAAAAAGTATGTCCTTAAAAAAGTAAGAATGTTTTTTTTGATCTTTTTCTTTTTCAGGAATTGACTCTTTGTCAATTTCTAATATAAAGTTTGTGAATTCACTCTCAAAATCCTCTTTTTTTATTTTAGTTATTTTGTCTTTATCAGGATCACTAACAAGTAAATAGTTATTTCTAATTTCGTATATTGTTATGTAATGTCCATATTCCTCCCC